GATACAAGCACTTGACAATCTGAGGTTTATGCCTTATAATTGTTAAGTGCCTAAATTACTTAGAGCATAAATAAAAATAAACACTGCTCTAAGTAATATGATAGGAAGTTGTAAAAATTGTAAAAAACAATTTAATTATTTCCCATCTCAAGGAAAAGGACTTTATTGTTCCAACAAATGCCAACAAGAAGATTATTATCAACAAAACATAAGCGATTGGTTGTCCAAAAAAATAACCGGACAGGTTAGAGATGGAAGACCAAGCGATTTTGTTAGAAAGTATATGCTTGAGGAATCAGGACACAAATGTTCTGAATGTGGTTGGGGGAAAGCAAATCCAGTAAATGGTGTTGTTTATCTTGAAATAGACCACATAGACGGTTCAAGAGAAAATGGATACAAAGAAAACTTACGAGTTTTGTGTCCCAATTGCCATTCTTTAACTGATACTTACAAAACTTTAAATAAAAAAGTTGGGTTTCACAAAAAAAGAAGACAATTAAATGAAAGTTGACTATTATTTCTTTTAATGCTATAATAGTCATATAATCGGTTCTGTTGCTTATTGGTTAAAGCCTACACCTTATAAGTGTAAGAAGAGAGTTCAATTCTCTCCAGAACCATTGGCGTTTATCGCCAACAAATGCCCGTGTGACCCAGCGGAATGAGGTTCTCGACTTAAAATCGAGCAGTCGGCGGTTCGAATCCGCCCACGGGTATTAGGGTTTATCCCTAAATATTCAAAAGTAGAGAACTACTTATGAAATACCGAATTGATGCCAGATATGTATGGTACAATGAAGGTAAGCAAATAGTGCTTATGTACTTCATAAGTGGTGTTCCCTTTACTTTCGATGACCTCCCCGACGAATCTATATTCGATGAGGAGTTAATTAAAATCGCAGACAAAGAAAGGCGGTATGAAGTTGATGACATGTACAAATGTTCTTCATATTTGATTGAAGAGCAATGCCATCCACTCTTATTCGAATTAGATCTGGAAAATCCAGAAATGTTGCCTGTTGATTAATTTGCTGGAGTTAGCGTAGAGGTCGAACGCACGGCACTTGTAATGCCGCTCCGAAAGGACACCGCAGGTTCAAATCCTGTCTCCAGCTTGAGTTCATTAAACTCCAAATGTCACTATTATCTCAAAAAGACCGTAAGAATGTCATCGAGGCATTAGACTTCTACATGTTTAGCAAGGGGCAAGACTTTGGGGAAGAAAAAAGAGCAGAAATCAATGCACTTCTTAACTGGGTCAAGTTGGAGCATAGCAAAAATGAGAATTAATCTTTGGTATTGTGCTGATATGAGTCTTTGGCGTTGGACCCTTACAGACAATCGTCGTCCAATATGTCGTCAAGAATCAGGACAACAACATGATCTTCGTGTTGCTATGAATGATATTGCTAGCACCGTAGAATATATCTTAGAATCAACACAAACTAGGTAAAAATACTTAGTTTTTTTATAGATAGGGTGTAGTTGCAATAACCACAATGGGTGCCGTAGCAGTCACTCTGTTTTTTACTTGGAGTATTATTTCCATCATAAAAAAACTTGACACAAAAGAATAATTGTATTATAATATAACTTCCTTCCGTGTGAACAGTGGCACTCTGTGCTGAATAGGACACTTCCCTAAATAGGAAGTGTCCATTTTTATGTAAATGAGAAATAAACAGGAATTAGTAGATGCAATAGATGGTGCTCGTAGTATGGCAGAAGTATGCCGAAAATTAGGTTTAAATAAAAGTAGTAAAACATATAATACTCTACGGCGCGAAATGGAGTATTACAGCATAAAACCTCTATTTTCTCCGCGATCCCGTAGCACTGTGCCATATTTGAATGAAGAGATATATTGCGAGAACTCTACATATGACAAAACTACTCTTCGCAATAGAATAATTAAAGAGGAGATTTTATCATATTCTTGCTCTTCTTGCGGTATAACCGAATGGAATAATGCACCAATATCTCTGCAACTAGACCATATCAATGGTATCAATAACGATAATAGAAAAGAAAACTTGAGATTTTTGTGCCCAAACTGTCATAGTCAAACAAAAACTTGGGGAAATAAAAAACGATGAGGGAGGTTTTTTTTATGTGATAAATAACTTATAACGGAAACTATAAGTAGCAATAAAATGGGTCTTTCTAGATTAGACAACTTTTTGCGTTCACTGCGCGGAAACATTATATACGTTGATCCAAATGCACTAGACTCTACAGATTCCATTGAAAATGATGGAACTAGTGCAGCAAGGCCATTTAAAACTCTCCAACGCGCATTAATTGAAGCGGCAAGATTTTCATATTTACCTGGACTTGATAATGATAAATTTGGCAATACAACAATTCTTTTGTATCCCGGCGATTATTTAATTGACAATCGTCCTGGATGGATTCCTCTTACTAGCTCCAACTTTTTAAAAAGAGATGGAACTCAGTCAACAGATTTTAGAGAATTTGATATTCAGACAAATTTTGATATCAACGCAGATAATAATGAATTATATAAATTCAATTCCATTCATGGTGGTGTAATTGTCCCCAGAGGAACTTCCATTGTTGGTTATGATTTAAGAAAAACTAAAATTAGACCAAAATACGTTCCAAATCCTGAAAATGATAATATTAAAAGATCTGCAATCTTTAGATTAACTGGTGCTTGCTACATTTGGCAATTATCAATATTTGATGCAAATCCAAATGGATTATGTTTTAGAGATTATACATCAAACAAAACTGTTCCCAATTTTTCGCATCATAAACTTACATCTTTTGAGTATGCAGATGGTGCAAATAATGTCTCTATTAATGATATTTTTATCACTCAAGATTTTGATAGAACAGATCTTGATATGTATTATGAAAAAATTGGACTTGCATATGGGGTAAATAGTGGAAGAAAGATTGATAATGACTTCCCAAGTTCAGATCTAGACATTCAGACAAAAATTGATGAGTACAGAATTGTTGGATCTCGTGGTCAAGAAATTGGTGTAACAAGAATTATTGCCGGTGATGGACTTGGTGGAGGAATTAGGACTAATATTACAGTTACTCTTGCCGGAACTACTGATGGGTTTGATGTAGATACACCTATTCGAGTTTCTATTGGAGATCCAGTATACAGTGGTCAATTTGTCGTAAAGGAGGTAATTAGCGATACTGAGATATTGTATCAAGTTCCTGTAGCTCCAACAACAAACGAAATTCTATCGCCGGAAGGTTCAGTAAACATTATTGTTGATACAGTAACTTCAGCATCTCCATATATTTTCAATTGTTCTCTTCGTTCCGTATTTGGTCTTTGTGGAATAAATGCTGATGGAAATTCGGTATCTGGATTTAAGAGTGTTGTTGTTGCACAATTTACTGGAATATCACTTCAAAAAGACGAAAATGCATTTGTCAAGTATGATAAAAATACAGGAACTTATATTGACAAGCAATCTGTAACTAATATTTCTATAGATTCTAAAGCAATATACAAACCAGACTACGAATCATATCATATCAAAGCATCCAATAACGCATTTATTCAAGCAGTTTCGATTTTTGCGATTGGATATTCAAATCATTTCATATCTGAAAGTGGTGGCGATATTTCAATTACAAACTCAAACTCAAACTTTGGAGCTAGAGCATTATTATCGAAAGGATTTAGACCAGACAAGTTTCCTAGAGATGACCAAGGTTACTTTGCAGGAATTATTCCACCAAAACAGATTGACAGTAAAGATGTAAGTTTAGAATTTAATTCAATCGATTTTCCAGTAACTAATTTTGTTGGAAATAATTCAAGATTATACTTGGCAGATCAAAATAATGAGAATGTTGCTCCTGAAAGTGTAATAGAAGGATATAGAATTGGAGCAAAGAAAGATGAACAATTAAAAGTAATTCTTTCATCTGGTGGTATATCTACAACATATTCTGCAACTGTCGTTATGGATGGAACATCCGAATCGACATATCAAAAAGAATATGATGTTGCAAAGAGCACTGGAACTGTTAATAACATTTCAAATAATATTATTACCTTAACTTCAACTCACGACTTTATTAATGGAGAAAAAATAAGAGTTGTAAGTGAAACGGGAGAACTTCCTGATGGAATTCAATTTGATACTGTATATTATGCAATCACAAACACAACAGCAGTTGGATTAGGAAACACTCAGATAAAACTTGCATTTACTTTAAATGATGCGGAAAATGGAAATCAAGCATCCTCTGCTGCTACCATAAACAATTCAAGAAATGCAAATCTGAAAGTAGTAAGTAGAGTATCTGATAAAATTTCTGGAGATATTGGACACCCAATTCAATGGGACGATACTCAAAATCATTGGTATATTAAAACGAATGCAAATAGTGAGATATATCAAGTTGGTGGTTCGTATAGTTCAACAAGCCCAAGAACATATATTACAAGAAAACCTGATAATAGAAGTTCTGAAGATACTGTCTATAAGTTTAGATATGTAATTCCTAAGAATTCTTCAGTAAAAGCAAGACCTCCTTTGGATGGATTTGTAATTCAAGAATCAACATCAAAATCAGAAACTTCTGCAGAAATTCAACAGAAGTATTCTCCAGATGGTACTCAAAAAACTTTAAGCAATATATCATCTCTTAGGAATACAAGATTTATTTCTGGTGCATCTTGGGCAGGAAATGTTGCAACAATTAAAACAGAAATTCCTCATAAGTTATCTGTTGGTTCAGAAGTTTCAATATTTAATGTAGTAAGTTCTAATAATACATTAGGAGTTTCAACTTCTGGATTTAATGGATATTATACCGTAAATTCAATTATAAGCAGAAAAGAGTTTACATATACTCTTGCTACAGATCCCGGAACTTTTACTGATACAACTTCAAATAGGACAACATCATTACCCTACTTCAATCGCACAAAACTTTCGGGAACATATGTATCCTATAAAAATGACCCAATTCAAGATTATGTTAAAGATGAACAGGATGGAATTTATCATATTTCTGTTACCAATAGTTCAAATTCTCCCGGAGTAACTACATTCTCTGATGTGAGAGTTTCTCAACCAATTCAATATTTTTATCCACAAATTGATAGAGATAATGTAGAATCAGATCCACAATCATCAAAAACTTTTGCTTCTAGCGAACTAATTGGTTATTCATACTTAAATGATAAACAGAAGAGTCTAACAAAAGAAACTTTAGACAAATTCTTATCCGATAATAACGTTGGGATTGCTTTAACTCAAGTTGTTAGCAATATTGCAGGCATTGCTCATACCTTATATACAAAAACTGATCATGGATTAAATGGAATTACTGGATTATCAATTTCTGCAAATAATGTAGGGTATGGTTTTGATTTAACTCAACAAGATCTTTACAATGCAGATTTAATAGGAGGTTCTGGTGAAGGAGCTACTGCAGTTGTAAGGACTAATGGAACTACAGGTGCATTGATCAATATTGAAATAATGGACCCAGGAAGTGGATATCAAATTGGAGACGTAGTATCTGTTGTTGGTATTGCAACTACTTTAGGATATACGACTCCTACAACTTACACTGTTAATGCGATTAACAATTCTGTTGGGGACACCATTCAGATTGATGGAATTGCTGATTATTATAGTCAATACAATACTCTTTACAGTATTACTGCAATACCAAACAGTAAATCTATTGAAGTAAATTCTGCAGGTGTCATATCTTCCCCAGAAACTTCGGGAATAGAATTGTCTAAATTGAGCAATGCATATTGCGATTTAACTGGAAAGAAACTTTCAGTTTCCTCATTAAATTACAACAACCTAACCGGAATTACAACGATTACATTTACAAATGGCCATGGACTTTTAGTCTATGACAAAATCAAAGTTTCTGGTGCAGATAGTTCACTTTATAATGGTGACTTCATTGTTTCTAGAATTGTTGGTATAAACACAATCAATATTAATGTTGGAGTTTCTACCAATATTCCAGCAACAACTGGAACAATTTCAGCAAATCGTTTCGGTTATTCTTCTAAAGGTGGAAGTAACTCATTTAGAAATGAATCGAGAGTATCTGTAAATTATGGTGGTATTACCGGGTTTACTGCTTCTTCAGCATCGGCTAATTCGGGAACAATTAATATATCAAATGCATCCGACATTGGTCTGAAGATTGGAGATTATTTACAAATAGACGAAGAAGTTGTCAGAATAAACAAAACAATTACTTCAAATACTGTAAGTGTGCTGAGAGGTGTTTTAGGAACAAGAACTTCGGAGCATCCAAACTCAAGCGTCATTAAAAAAATAACAGTATATCCTATAGAATTTAGAAGGTATTCAATTTTAAGAGCATCAGGACATACTTTTGAATATGTTGGATTTGGACCCGGAAACTATTCCACTGCTTTCCCAGACCGCCAAGATAGAGAATTAAGTGAGCAAGAAGAACTTCTAACTCAGGCACTAAAACTTGATGGTGGCATTAACGTCTATACAGGAACCAATAATGATGGTGATTTTTATATTGGAAACAAGAGAGTAAGTTCGGCAACGGGTCAAGAAAATGTATTTGATTCTCCAGTCCCTTCAGTAAGAGGGGAGGAGATTGTATCAGATACAGGAAACACTGCATCTGCAAATATCTATGAGGTTCAATCACTAACTGTAAACGATTCAATCAGAGTTGATGGTGGAAAAAATGAAAATATTATTTCAGAATTTAATGGACCAGTAATTTTCAATAAGAAGATTACTTCAAATTCCGAAAAAGGAATTGAAGCACAAAACATTTTCATTCAAGGAAATGCAACAGTATCAAGAAAATATACTGTCGGAATCATTACACCAACATCATCAGCAACTTCGGGAGATGTTACATACTTCTCCCAACCAAGTGATGGTGGTTATCTTGGATGGGTTTATACAACAAATAGTGAATGGAGAAAATTTGCACCTATACAGAATGCTGCGGGAGAATGGACAGGCGTTTTCAATGGCACAATCAATGGTACAATCGGGACAGTTGCCGGATTAGATTCCATTTGGAGAGAAAAAATTATTGGAACAGGGACTAGTTTAGCATATTATAATAAAGGTGGTGTTGGTATCGGAACTTCAAGTATTCAAAGTAATATTAAATTAAGAGTTGAAGGTAAGACCTTTATTAACGGTCTTTTAAATGTTACGGAAATTATTGAAAATGCCACTATTGTCAACTCATCTTGGCCTGCTTTTGCACCACCGGAGCAGCCATCCGCAGATAGAGTTTCATTGTATCTGGGTGACGATAATGTATACTATTATACTTCTGCAGCCTCAAGTGATTGGGGAGTCAATTTTACAGGAACAACTACTCAAACTTTAGGTGAAATATTAGATGTTGGTAAGTCAATAACCGTTGCATTCTTAGCAACAATTGGAGGAAATGCTGCATATAATAATGAAGTTTTTATTGATGGAACTTCTATAACAAATATTCAATACTATGGTGGAAGTGCATATACTGGTGGAAATCCAGGCAATACCGATGTATATACATACATTATAATAAGGATTGGTGATAGTGGGAATGTAATAAATGATTATAGAGTATTCACTTCACAATCAACTTACGGAAATTCATAGGTAAAGTAAAATGCCAATTCTTGGTGGAATAGGAAATATATCCGAATATGCCTATAGAAGCAATGCAGAATTTCGGCCTTGCCCATATAGTTTTTTGGATTTATTAGAGATAAATCCAAATACTACATATTATTCTACAGGAATTGGTGGAACATTTTTCCAAGTAGTTGAATGTTTAACAACATCAGTTCCAATTAAATTATCAACAACTATTAATAGAAGATGGTATTCTGATACTTTAGCATTATCAAGAACTGAAATTGCAGATACAAATCTTCTAAATTCTCTAACTGGTATTGGATATACTGTAGAGTATTCTACATTTGCCTCAGTTTTTGCTAATGATAATAGATTTAGTGCATCATTTGCTGATGATTTTGGAAGTATTCCATTTTATAGTTTTGCAGATGATTTACCCATCGCAGATAGATTTAGTGCAAATGATTCAAGAATAAAACCAAGTGGAACCTTTGTCATCAAATTGGCAATACCAGAGGAAGATCAATTTGATTCTTTGGACTTTTCTTTAGATGAAACTTTTGATTCTATATTGTCAAAATTTAGTCAAAATAAAAAATCAAAAATTTTAGAAGATATTTCTGCAAATAATAATGTTTATCTAACCGATGGTAGAGTTTTACCTGTACCAGTAACTACTTCACCTGGAGATAGGCCGATTATTTGGGGATATGAATTTAACTCAACTCTTTCAATAGGAGGTTTTTCCTCGGATTGGAACGTAAGTGTTAGATGGCCTGATGTTGAACCAGATGTAACTTTTGCATTTAATCCTGTAAGTAACCATGTAATTTATTACTACAGCGATCCAAACAGAGGTATTGATGAAAATGATGGTGATATTGTATCAAATGAAATTTCAATTAGAGGATTAGAAAATTCATACTTTATTCCTGGAGGATATACAAACAGACTTGGTGCTGATACTTGGGTTGATGGCAATCCAACTCCATTTGAAGATTATGGTGGAATTATTATAGATGGAACTGAATTTAGTTCTGCCTCTATTAGTCCTGATAATCCTTTTAATAATCCAAATGATATTGCATCAAGTACATATGCAATATGGGAAAATGGAAGTTTAATTTCTCTTACAGCAAAAAATGAAGATTTTGTTGAACGAAAACAATCGACAGGACTTCCATCGGTTGGATATGAAAATACTCTAAACATTACTTTAGAAAACTATCCATTTAGTTATAGATGGTTGGGTCCTTCACCTTCAGGATTTACCTCAATTTGGAGTGTAGAAACAGAACCACTAGATTTAACTCCATCATTTTTAGTTTTTGAGGACTTTACAAATACAAGAGTAGCTTTTACACCTATTGCCAATGTTGCATTAGATTCAACATTCTTCACAGGAGATGCTTTAGTTGGAGTCACAACAGAAGCACTCAAAATTACTGGATTGAACGTAGGACTTCAAACAAGTGCAGTATTGACAACAAGTGCACTAAATCAACAATCTGCATACCAAGTGTATAGAAACGGAGAAATACTTAGTAATTATGATGCTGACAAAACGAATATTTTAGTTAGAAATGATGACTTTATTTCATTAAGAACTAAAACTGGCACTCAAAACTTAACTATAAATCTTGCCACTATTAAAGTTGGTAATACCAGTACTGAATGGAGACTCACTACTGTTGCTGCTGCAGCTCCATAATTTATAAATAAATAACAAGGGGATAGTGAACCTTTCGAGTAGAACAAATGGCAACTAATAAGAATTTCATTGTCAGAAACGGACTTGATGTATCAGATAATCTTGTCTATGCAGATGGAAGTACTCGAAAGGTTGGAATAGGGACTTCAACACCAAAAAAAGACCTTCATGTAGAGGGTAATGTTCTAGTTACTGGAGAATTATATTTTCCCTTAAAAGAAGGAGAAACTTCAGTAGGTTCTACTGTTGGTATCGTATCTTCGACAGATTTAACAAGAATTGTTGGAATTGATACAAGCAATATTTTAGTGGGAGATATTGTATCTGGAGACTTTATAACAATTGATACGGAAATATTATCAATTGGTCAAGGTACATTAGAAATTTCCCCAAACCATACAAAAACATCAGGTATTGCAACTACATCATTTACATTTTCAAGATTCAGTTTTTCAGGTAATCCCGGAGATGTTTTAGTATCTGGCGGATTTGGTCAACCGGCAATTTGGGGAGATCCAACTTTAGGCGTTATTCTAGATAATAATTCTTCAAATACACAATTTATTAACTTCACTCCTGGTGTTGCAAGTACATTTATAAACTTTTCAACAAATTTAACATATGTTCCAACATCAAATAGTATTGGATTTGGAACTACGCAACCACAAGCAAATATTGATATTTTAACTTCAGAAAATAGTAATATTTTAATAGGTGATATTCCAAATAAATTATCAAGCACAGATTTTGGAATTCAGTTTACTGGACTTGCAAGTGATGTAAATTCAGGACTTTTCACTGAACACGACGGAGAACTTATAAGTTTAGGAATAAACAGAGAGCAAGTAGGTATTGCAACTACTTCTAGAGTTGGTGGCATAGTTAGAATTGATACAAGAACATCTGGTGCATTTGGAGACTCTAATTCATTTGCTGTAAAGGGAGTATCTATCGGAGATTCTCAATCTGATTCTTATAATGCACTCGTCGTTAATTTAGATACTGGTGATACTTTACTAACTCCAGAAAAAGGTAAAGTCGGTATTGGAACAACAATAGCATATTATGATTTAGAAGTCAGAGGAGAAACTCTTTTAGGTGGTCCTCTTTATGTTACTAATGGAATAGTTGATACAAGATCTGGAATTGTTTCCGGAAGAGAAATATTAAACACAGATCCTATAGTAGTTATTTCAGTACCAGCATATCAAAAATATATTAGTGGAATAAACACTGATGGACTGAATATATTAGATTCTATTTCTGGAATTGACATTGTTCCAGGAACAGTTATAACTTCTATTGGAATTAATAGTGTTAGTATTACTCCCGATCACAACAGAATTGGAATTCCACAAAGTCGTGAATTTACAATACAAAGAAATTTCTATTCAGGAAGAAGTGGAGAAGTTTTAGTTTCCAGAGGTCCAGGTTTATCTCCAAACTGGTCTTCTTCAGAGGACTCTACCGTCGTTAGTATTAATACAACAACCACATATTACCCAACAATTGTACAAGGTCTCGGAAGACAACAAACGGGAATTGCTCAATCAGAATTTGTCTTTATACCAGATCCAGGCAATGTTGGTATTGGTTCAACAATTCCAACTGAAAGATTAGATGTTTTAGGAAATGTTGGAGTTTCGGGAACAATCACAGTAGGATTCCTTACAGCACCAAATATTTCAGTTGCAAACACTGCAACCATTGGATTCCTTACAGCAACTAATGTATCTGTTGCTGAGACTGCTACGGTAGGATTCCTGACAGCACAAAATATTGGTGTTGCAGAATCAATCACTTCCAACACAGTCAGTGCTTTAACTTATCTTGGAAATGGAGCAAATCTTACTGGTATTGTAACACAAATAAATGCTGGAAAGGGTATAAATTTAAGTGCCACTGAACTTCCAGGAAAGGGTCTTATAAATATTGACTCATATTTCCCAATTGGAAAAACTATATTTGTAACTCAGAATGGAAATGATGCCAATAGTGGTTTGACTGAAAGTGATTCCAAGAGAACTATCAAGGCAGCTGCTGCTGTTGCTTTCCCAGGAGATACAATTAAAGTTTATCCAGGAGTTTATGTTGAGAATAACCCAATTGTTCTTGGAACAAGAGTTGCTGTTGAAGGAACAGAACTTAGAAACTGTGTTGTAACTCCAAGATATAAAGACAGAGATATTTTCCATGTAAACAACAGTTGTCATGTAACTGATTTAAGTTTTATTGATACTGAGGATATGGTCCATGGTGCAGCGGTTGTTGCATTCCAACCTCTTCTTGGTGTATCAGCAGATAGATATTTTGACGCCGCAAGATTAATTCGTTTTAATCTCGATTATATTGCAAAAGAGTCAGTAGGATTCTTAACAAGTGGATTTAGTGGTTTTGCTGGAAATCACAGAGAACAAGATGCTGCAAGACTGATTGATTCTAATATTGATTATATTGCAGCAGAAGCAGTTGGATTCTTGACTTCACCAACAGGATTAAACTTTGTTGTCCCTGGACCCGGAACAACGGCGGATTGTGCTGATGATGTTAGAGATATTTTCCGTTCAGTTTCTTATGACTTAAAGGCAAATAGCAACCGTAAGTCAGTTGGGGCAGCGCTTTCATACTTTAATGATTCTGGTGCTCTTGTTCACATTACAGGTCCAGGAGTATCAACAGCAACTATTTCTACCTTAGATTATGCAGCAGGAATTGCAAAATCGGTTATTGATAATGTAGCACCTCCAATTTCATATCAGTCTGGCGTTGGTTCTGTTACTCAAACATTTAATCCTTCGGTCATTGCAGTTCCAGGTGGTTGTGTTGCAGTAGGTACAACAATACAGCAACTGGTCGGAATTGTCACTTCTGCAATTGGAGCAGGAAATACAAGTGGTCTTCCTAGCATTAGATTTGGCGTTACATTAGAGAGTGCAGACTGTGCCGATGACGTTAAGGATATTTGGAAGTGCGTAATTCATGACATTACCAGAGGTGGTAATTCTAGTTGTGTAGGTGCTGGCAAGTCTTATTTTGATGCAGACTTTAATTTGATACCACAAATTCTCAAAAATCCAGGAGAAGTTGATCAAACCATTTCAACTCTTGATTATTCTTTTGAAGTTGCAAGAGCAGTTATTAATAATTCGACATGGGGAGGTCTGTCAGTAGGAGTTGCTTCTGCGGTTACAGGAGCACTTTATGATAATGTAACTGGAATTGTTACAATTACTGCAAATGGTCATGGATTATCAGAAAAAGATGCTGTTAAAGTTTCTGGATTGGAATTTACTTGTCCATCAGGTCCAGGAATTGTAACATATCCTAGTGGTAAATTTGGAAATATATTTAATGTAGAATCTGTTATTGATACAAACACTTTCAGTGTAATTGTAGGGCAATCAACACTTCCACATACTTATAATGGTCCTAGCGGAACAGTTCAGAAATATGTAAACTTCCAAAATGAGTTTACGCAAGTTAAAGATATTGCAATACAACCAGATCCAGACACCGGATTTAATCATGCAGTAAATGGATGTGCCAATGTTGTTTCTGCACTGAAATCTTGTGTTGGAGTTGTTACAACCATTCTTGCTTTGGGAGCAAATTCTGGAATTAGAACAACTTATCCAGGAAATGCTGGAATTGGATATACTACATTAGTTGGTGTTACCACAGCAACCTATGATAATCTAACTGGAGAAACAAGAATAACTGCACCAAATCTAAATGTAAAAGTTGGAGATATTGTAGAAATTAGAAATCTATCATTTGAGTGCGATTCTGGTGGAGGTATAGGAACTCAAAAATTCCCTTCAGGAAAATATGGATATCTTTTTGATGTTACTGGAGTTGGAACAGATCAATCATTTACAGTCAATACTGGAGTTTCTACAATTTCCCATAATTATGTTGGTGGTGGTTTTGTCGTAGATCGTGCAATAGGAATTACTACTGCTTCTTACGATAATGTAACTGGGATTACAACAGTAACTGCTCCAGGAGCAATTGTAAAAGTCGGTCAATTTGTAAAACTTCAAAACTTAGAATTCTCATGCACAAGTGGTGCAGGAACAACAACATTATATCCAACTGGTAATCTTGGATTTGAGTTTAGAGTCAATGAGGTTATTGGATCTGGAACTACATTTGTAGTAAACACTGGTGTTTCTACAATTCCTCACACATATGAAGGTGGTGGAGTTGTGTTCCCACCTTATTCTCCTGGTGTTGGTCCTATCACACAAGGTCCTTATATTAGAAACTGCACAAACTTTATTCCAAAATCAATTGGAATGAAAGTTGATGGATTTGATGCAGAACCAGGAAAACTTGATGACATTGGTGTTACAGGAACCATGAGTGTTGACTCTTACACTCAATATAATCAAGGTGGTATTGGAGTTTCAATTACCAATGGAGCATACTCACAATTAGTTTCTATATTTACGATCTGTGATCAGACTGCAATCTTTACTGCATCAGGTGGTCAATGCGACATTACAAACTCCAACTCTTCCTTTGGAACTTTTGGACTCGTTTCTGATGGTGTTGGAGATGAAACTACAAAATCAATTTATCACTACACGGGAGTTGCAAGAACAGAAGCAGTATTAGAGCAATCAATTGTTGAGGTTTCTGGAGTTGGTAATTTGAGACCTTATGATGGTCAAGCAATTTATTTTGGCGAACTTTTTTATGAAGTAGAAAGTATAGAAATTCTTGATTCTGGTTTTGGGTATACCCAACCCCCCCGAGTTGCAATTGATTTTCCAACTGGACCAAATGGAATTAGAGCAGAAGCATCTTCAAATATAGATCAATTTGGAAGAGTTTCTAGTATTGATATTCTTAGCAGTGGATCTCAATATAGATTAAGTGATCTTCCTCAAATATCAATTGCTTCTCCTGGTGCAGGAACAACTGCAACAGCAAGATTAAAACTGTATCCAATTTATTACACAATTGAAAGTGCTTCTTTACCATCCGAAGGAAATTCTACGATAGTTTTAAATAATAATCTAAATAATACAGTAAGTACTGGAACCACAGTCTATTTTACTAGATTGAGTCTCCAAATCACTTCGTCTCATTCCTTTGAATGGGTTGGTTCTGGAAATAATATTAATACTGCAAAACCTGCTCTTGGTGGCGTTGTTGTTCCAGAAAATGAAGTTGTTAAATTAAATGGTGGTGAAGTTGTATATACTTCAACCGATCAGGCAGGTAATTTCAAAATTGGTGATGGAGTAGTCGTAAATCAATTAACCGGAACTATTTCTGGAAGATCATTTAGTCAAAGTTTGTTAAACACCGTAACCCCACTTATCATCGCATTAGGTAACTAAAATGGCAGCAGTAGCACTTAATAGTTTTAAAACAATCAGAAAAGAACTAACAACAAGTTCTGTTGGAATTTATACTTGTCCTGTTGGAGTTGCTGCAATTGTTATTTTGGCTCAGGTTACTAACCTTACATCAGACACAACTTCTCAAATTACAGCAATTCATTCTCGTCCTGGAGAAATTCCAGCAGACTACAAATTTGCAAATAATTCATTTGTCCCCCCAAATGATAGTATAAATTTAGTTCCAGACGGAAGATTGGCGCTTGAAACAAATGATGTGATTAAAGTCCAGGCAAGCGCCAATAATGAATTAAATATTGTATTAAGCATTCTTGAAACCGCAAAACAATAAGTAAATGGCAAGACTACTATCCGGAAGAGTTAAGAAGACTCCACAATCAGGAATTACTTCTGATCGTTACGAATTTTTGGGTTTAGATCAGGCCGAACCCGATTTAGGAGATCCCATAATTGGACCATCTTCTACTGGAGCAAAACCATTTCCTCCAGGAAGTCAATATGTTCTTATTAATGTTGGGGGACAAACTGGAGAAAGATACTGGATTCCATCAACCTCACTTGTACCACCTGGAACAACTCCCGGATCATTTACAGTTTTTAATAATAGCGTTCAAGTCGGAATTGCAAATAGTTTCAACAAATTTAATTTTGTAGGAACTGGAGTTACTGTAGACTTTGTTGGTCCAAATTTTGAAGATCAAACTGGTGTAGCAACAGTAAGAATTCAAATTACCGACGTTCAAGGAATCGGTGATGCTTATGAAGTTGCATATAATAACCCATCAACTGGAAAGGAAGATGGTGCATCTGGATTTGTATATAGAAATGGAAAAGTAGGTATTGGATCCACTATTCCTACAAAAATTCTGGATGTTTATGGTGAAGTAGGATTTACGACTATACATACACTTGATTTAAACATTGGATCTGGTGCAACAGTATTAAAAACTTATAATGGAAATATTGGAATTGGAACTCAAACCCCCAAATATTCATTCGAATTTTCAAATCCTGTAGGACTGTCTAGTTTAGTATATGATGGAAGAGGAAGACCCGGAAATGATAATGATGTTTTAATTTCAAAGGGAGATGGAAGACCACCAGAGTGGGCTGCACTTGCAAGTGCAGTTCCGGCGGAAAAATCAGATTCCTTAAAAACTACCGAATCTTCCGAAGATAGATCATTCTACATAGGATTTTCATCAAATACAAATTCATATTCTCAATTATTTGTTGATTCAGACTCTCTTATTTACAATCCAGATAAAGTAAAACTTGGAATTGGAACAAATCCACAATATGCTCTTGATGTAAATGGAACAATAAGAGCTGAGGAGATTATTGTTGATGTGATGTCATCATTCCCTGGAATTTTGACTACAACTTCAACTTCAACAGCAGTTTTAGATTCTTTTGACAGTGGTCAGTTTAGAAGTGCAAGATATTCAGTACAAACTACAACAACCGGAAGATTATCAAATTATAGTATTTCCGGATTAACATCAGGTTCCAATTATTCTCCAGGAACTTATCAAAATGTTTCTCTAATTTCTGGATTAACCGGAGAACAAGCAACAGCAAATATAACTGTAAGTCCAAAAGTATCAACTCAAATTTCTTCCACTACACTAACTGGTGGCATTTTTACCACTACTGATAGTATTGCAGGAATACCTACAGCAACTCTTGTGGCATTTGATACTACCCTTAATCCAAATACTTATGAAGAATCTAGAATAACTGAGATACAAGTAGCAAATTCTGGAGCAGGATTCACAAGTATCCCAAATATAATTATTGATTCCCCAATTATATCGGGCAATCCAGTTCTTGGAGTTGGAATTGGATCTACTGCATTAGTTACAGAAGTTTCCATGAAGGTTACTAACGTAATTCTTAATTCCTCAGGGATATCTACAAACACCATTCCAACAGTAACTTTCGATACTCCAGTAGGATCAGGAGTAACCGCAGAAGGAATTGTTGGATTTGGCATATCGACATTCACAATTACTGGCGTAGGATCTGCTTATACTTCCCCACCAACAGTATCTTACAATCAAACTCCAACAGAATCCCCAGTTGTTTCAGTTGGTCTTGGATTATCTGATACAAATATATTAATTACAGGAGGATCAGGTTATGATAATACCGTAACACTTACTGTCAATGGTGTAAATGGAATAGGGAATGATGCACTCATTTCAGTTGGATCTATATCTATAGGTGGAACAATTCTGTCTGTTAATGTGATAAATCCCGGAACTGGATACACAACTCCACCAACAATAGTAGTTAATGGAACTGGAGTTGGTGCTGCTATCACTATTACGGAACTGATTGTTTCTAACATTGACGTAATTTCACCCGGAGCAGGTTTCCAAACATCAAAACCAGGTGTGAGTTTAAGTGGTGGGGGAGGAACTAATGCTACTGCTCAAGTTGATGATATTGTTTTGACTGGAATTAATTTAACAAATCCAGGATATGGATATACATCTGCTGATATTCCAGTAACAGTTTCTATTGATTCTCCTGGATTAGTTCAACCAGTTGGATTTTCAACAGTTGGATTGGGAATTTATTCTGTAAGGGCAACTACTGGATTGGGATATACAGAAGTTCCAGGAATAACCACAGATAGTCCCACAATTTCTCCATTTACAGAAGCAGTATTAACTCCTGTTCTTGGATATGATTCTCAGTATGATATTCTTCCTGGTCCTGGATATGGAGGAACAACATATTATTATATTGATCCTATTGATAACAATACATTTAGAATTACTAAGGACTTTGCAGGAACTGATTATGTAACATTAGGTTATGATGTTTCTGCAAATCCAAATGTTTACATTGATGGGATAGTTACAAATGTAGACATACAGAAACAGGGATCTGGATTCCAAATTGGAGAAGTTCTATCAGTAAACAATAATAATCTTTATTCATCGTTTAGTGAAGTTGTTGGAACAGGATTTAGTTTTACTGTTTCTAATTTGGTGGAGAGTTTCCAAATTTCTGATATATTACTTTTACAATCGGTTGGTTCTGCAACCACCAGCGTTTCTATCGTAGAATATGCTGGAATTTCTGATACCGAAAATCTTGTAGAATATAGTGCTGATTTAAGTGGAATAAATGTAAGATTGAATGTGACACCAAATTATGCAAATAATACATTAGTTTATAATAAATTCCCAACAAGAGTATAATAATTTTATCAATACCAATTTGCAAAAAATAACAATCTAAATACTATTATAGAAGGGTAGAATTAAAAATGGCGAAAAATCGCATAGTATTTTCTGACGACTTTATCTTAAAAGATCAACGAATTGGTATTGGAACAGCAGATCCCAAGGAGTCTTTGGATGTTGCAGGAAATGCTACGATTTCCCAAAATCTTTATATTGGAAACAGTATAGGAATTGGAACAACTTCTCCAAAATCGGATTTTGATGTAAATGGGACTCTGAGGGTATCTGGTGTTTCTACATTTAGTAACGATGTCAATATTTCTAGTTCTTTAAACGGAAATCCAATTGGTAAATTTAATGATGGTGGAAGTGTAGAACTTTATAATGATGGATCTAAGAAATTTGAAACCACAGGGGTTGGTGTATCTATTTTCAATGGAACATCAGATACTGCGACTATTCAAGGTCCTGCAAATTTAATTATTGACCCAATGCCTGTTGGTGTTGGAACTACTAGTGGCGTAGTTAGAATTAAGGGTGACTTATATGTTGATGGAACAGAAACTATAATCAATTCTACCACAATTGAGCTTGCAGACTTTATTGTCGGTATTGCCTCTACGGCGACATCCGATATGCTTGCCGATGGTGCAGGTATCAAAATAGGACCAGATAATACTTTCCTTTACGAATATAATGGAGGAACAAATCCTTCATTAAAATCTAGTGAAAATCTTAACGTAGCATCTGGCAAAGCATATCAAATCGATCAGACAGAAGTCCTTTCTGCAACAACATTAGGATCAGGAGTTACTAATTCTTCTCTTACATCATTAGGAACTCTTATTGAAGACTTAGATATTGAGTCTGGTAAAGTTTATAAGATTAACAATACCGAAGTTTTATCTTCTACAACATTAGGATCAGGAGTTACTAATTCTTCTCTTACATCATTAGGAACTCTTATTGAAGACTTAGATATTGAGTCTGGTAAAGTTTATAAGATTAACAATACAGAAGTCCTTTCTGCAACAACATTAGGTTCTGGTGTAACTGCTTCTTCACTGACGGGTCTTGGAACTCTTTCTCAAAGTTTAGATTTAGAATCTGGTAAAGTTTATAAGATTAACAATACAGAAGTCCTTTCTGCAACAACATTAGGTTCTGGTGTAACTGCTTCTTCACTGACGGGTCTTGGAACTCTCACAACACTCAGCGTTTCTGGTGAAGTTTCTGTTGCAGATAAGATTGTTCATACCGGAGATACTGACACTGCAATCAGATTTCCAAGTGATGACACATTTACCATCGAAACTGGCGGACAAGAAAGACTTCGTGTAACTGGAATTGCAACTCAATCTGTTGGTATTGGAACCACTAATCCGACAGCACTTCTTGATATTGCTGGAAGTATCAGAATTCGTGGGGAATTTTATGATGCATTAAATAAACCAGGACAAGCAAGTCAAGTTTTAGTTTCAACTGGTGCTGGAGCAACCTGGGCAGATACTACCTCTATGTCGGCAGGAGATGCATCATCATTAGATGGTGTAGATTCTACTCAGTTTTTAAGGTCCGACGAAAATGACACAAAAACTGGAATCACAACTTTCCAAGATTTTGTTGATGTTGATGCCAATTTAGATATCCAAAACACTTTAACTGTTGGTCAAGGAGTTACTGTAACAGGTATTTCTACTTTTAATGATAATGTTGATATAAATGCAAATGTAGATATCCAAAACACTTTAACTGTTGGTCAAGGAGTTACTGTAACAGGTATCTCTACATTCAATTCCAATGTTGATATAAATGCAAATGTAGATATACAAGATAGTTTAGTAGTTGGTGGTGGATTAACAGTAACAGGTGTTTCTACCTTTGCATCTAATTTGGATATAAATGCAAATGTAGATATCCAAGAGACTTTAACAGTTGGTCAAGGTGTTACCGTAACTGGTATTTCTACTTTTAATTCTAATGTTGATATAAATGCAAATGTAGATATTAGAGACACTTTAACTGTTGGTGGTGGATTAACAGTAACAGGTGTTTCTACCTTTGCATCTAATTTGGATATTGATGCATCCGTAGATATCCAAAACACTTTAACAGTTGGTCAAGGAGTTACTATAACTGGTATTTCTACGTTCAATTCTAATGTTGATGTAGGTGCAAATTTAGATATTAGAGACACTTTAACTGTTGGTCAAGGTGTTACTGTAACTGGAATATCAACCTTTAACAATAATGTTGACGTTAAAGATACTTTAATTGTTGGAAGTGGATTAACAGTAACTGGAATATCAACCTTTAACAATAATGTTGACGTTAAAGATACTTTAATCGTAGGTCAAGGTGTTACTGTAACTGGAATATCAACCTTTAATGATAATGTCAACATTAATAACACCTTAACAGTTGGTCAAGGTGTAACAGTAACTGGAATATCAACCTTTAACAATAATGTTGACGTTAAAGATACTTTAATCGTAGGTCAAGGTGTTACTGTAACTGGAATATCAACCTTTAACAATAATGTTGACGTTAAAGATACTTTAATCGTAGGTCAAGGTGTAACAGTAACTGGAATATCAACCTTTAACAATAATGTATTATTTGCTGATGGTACTGAGTCAAGTCCATCAATTTCATTTAAGTTAGATCAAAATACTGGAATTTTTAGAGCGTCTGATGATGGAATTGCATTTGCGACAAATGGAACAGAAAGGGCTAGAATAATCTCTGATGGAAAAGTTGGTATCGGAACCACAATTCCAACTCAAACACTTGACGTAAATGGAACAGCAACTGTTCGTGATTCACTTTCCATTGGAACAACAACTCCAACAGCAAAACTGACAATTGATGTTGGAACTGGAACTACTGCAATTGATGTTCAGGGATCTGCTGGTCAACTGTTCTCTGTTACCAATAATCTCACATCAGGTTCTATCTTCTCAGTCAATGATGTTTCTGGTATTCCAAGTATTGATGTAAATGCTGATGGAACTATTCAGTTAGCACCTTTTGGAAGCACTGAGAATGTCGGTATTGGAACGACAAATCCACAATCAAAACTAGATGTCATTGGTGATATTAAAATTTCTGGGGTTTCTACATTAGGAACAGTTCAAATTTCATCGGGTATCATCACTGCAACTTCTGGTGTTGTTACTTATTATGGTGACGGTTCAAATCTAACTGGAGTTTCCGCAGAATCTGTAGATTCTTATCAATTTAATACAGGAATTACAAGCAGTTTTTCCGCAGTTTTAACTGGAATTGGTGGTTCAATAATAACCTTCCCTTCTACAGCAGGAAAACAATACATAGTATATTCAATACATGCAGCAAATGTTGCTGCAGGAAATACTGAAGTTAATGTAACTGGTTCCTTTGATTTTAATGGTGGAGAAAGATCTTACTTTGCATACAGCGTACCAATTCCTACAGGTACTGGAATAGATCTTCTGATTCAGCCTCAAATATTAAATCCTTCAGACCAAATTGCAATGAGAGGTTTGGATTATGATAGAAATGGTGCTGATAGTGTAGTTGAGGTACACGTATCATACCAAGAAAAGACAAGCACGGAGTATTTTGGCGTTGGATTTGGTACTGTTGGAATTGGAGTTACTGATCCAATTGGAATTTATACATCTTCAACTTATCCCAGTGTGATACAATCTATAAGACTTACCAATCGTACAGATACTGGCGCATATCCAATAAGTTTAAGTATTGCAAATGGAGTAAGTACTATAAGAATAGTAGACAATCTAATAATACCAAAATATGGTAGTGTTGAAATAATAGATAGCAGCCCTAAGAGGTTAAATCTTAATGATATATTAAATGTTCAGGTAGATCAAACATCAACAATAGATGTACAAGTATCTGGAAAACAAATAGTATAATAAACTCTTCATAAATAAAATGACATAAAATTCATTTATAATGAGACGTAGTATTATTATACTTGATGGTTTTTATTCTGAACCAGATAAGATAAGAAAAATAGCATTAAACTCACCATATCCCGATCCCAGTGATCAGTACACATATCCAGGAAAAAATTCACAAGACAACTACTATCCCCCAGAACTTCACAATAGATTTGAGTCAATTCTCAATCGCAAACTCATTCCAGCACAACCCAACGGATACTTTAGATTGTCGTTGGAGTCAGACTCTTATCGCCAAGATGTTCATGTAGATCCGACATGGGAATTTGGTGCTGTTTGTTATCTCAATCCACCAGAACAATCTATTGATGAAGGTGGGACCTCATTTTGGATGCATAATAAAACTAAAATGGAAAGGTGTCCACAAACAGACAAAGAAGCAAATCATTATGGTTATTTCTCATCAAAAGAAGCATGGAATACAACTGTTTATGGAGAAGGACTAGATAGATCAAAATGGACTAGATACTTATTGTCCCCAATGAATTACAATCGTATTGTAATATTCAGAGCTGACTTATGGCATTCTCATAATTATAATTTTGGCAATTCTCTAGAAAATGGTCGATTAGTTCAATTATTCTTTTTTAATCCCACTGGTTGGTGAACATGAACAAAAAATATTATTTTATGGCGGGTCTTCCAAGATCAGGAAGCACTTTATTAAAGAGTATTCTTAATCAAAATCCAATACTCCATACAGAACCCGTTAGTCCAGTTTTAGAACTAACTCATTATAACAATGAGTATTTTAAGGATAGTGAACAATATCTGGGATACCCAAAACCAAAGTCCGCACATAAAGTCATTTCAAGTATTATTAACAATTATTATGTGGAAGTAGAAAAACCAATAATTATAGATCATTGTCGGGCCTGGAGTAACAACATTGAAATGATAAAAACTTTTATCACTCCCTTTCCCAAAATTATCTGTCCAGTAAGAAATATTACAGAAATATTGACATCTTTCATTGAATTAATAAATCGTAATTCAGATCAGGTATCATTCGTAGACCAATATCTTATTGAACATAATTTACCAATCAACAATGACAATCGTTGCCATTATTTGATGAGTAAAGATGGGATTGTCGAACAAGCATTGTGGGCTCAATCTCAAGCTTTTATAAGGGGTGATGGTAAAAAATATCTACACATGGTAGAATATGAAGATTTGATTAATTTCCCAGAAAAAACATTGGCAGATATCTACAATTTCTTAGAGTTGGATTACTATTCTCACAATTTTAACAATATTGAGAATACTCATAGAGAGATTGATGACCAATGGTATCTCAAGGACATGCATCATGTAAGAAAAAGACTTGAAAAAAAATCAAAATCACCTCAAGATGTTTTATCCCAAGAGATCATAAATACCTACAGCAACTTAGAATACTGGAAAAATTATAATCATAGGTATTATTAATTATGGGTATAATGATAGGATTACCCTGCGGAGGTGGGGTTGTAAGTGAAAAGACAACTGTTGGATTGTTTAATTTAGGAAAAACATTAATTAGAAATGATATAAATCATGGGTTGTTAACCCTTTCCAACTCATCTTTGATTACTCAGGCAAGGTCAAAGATAGCAAATTTTTTTATTAACAATACAGAACATGATTATCTTCTCTTCTTGGATAGTGATATTGGATTCGAATCTGAAGATGTAATTAAACTACTTTCACATCAAGTTCCAATAGTATCTGGTGCTTATCCAATGAAGGTAATCCCGGAAAGATATTGTGTAGAAGTATCTCAACCAGAAAGAAGAGATGGTAATTTACTTAAAATAAATGGAAATGGAATGGGATTTGTTCTCATTCATCGCCAGGTATTCTTAGAAATTGCAAGAAAATATCCAGATCTAAAATATATTCCTTCGGACTATCATTCAGATACTCCACACACATGTGGAGAAATTAGAAACTCATATCATTATTTTGCTGAACATAAGTCCAAAAATGGGTTTATGTCGGAGGACAAAAGTTTTTTTTACAGAGCTTCGCAAGTAGGATATGATATTTGGTTAGACACAAGTATTCATTTAAATCACACAGGTTATCACATTTATCAGGGGTAGTATTATGAAATCTGGAGCAACTGAAACATCTTATTTTTATCTACAAGAGCATTATTCATTTCCGGAGAATGTATTTGTTTCTCATATTCCACAAGAAATAAAAAAATCAAATCAAGAATACAAAATTTTATGGGCACATCATGCTTATGACCAACCATTATTTTTAGATTTTGATCACAATATTGTAAATCACATTGTTTCTCCGTCTCAATGGAATAAGGAACAGTTTATTATACACCACAATGTTCCAGAAGACAAGATCAGTGTAATACCAAATGGTGTTGCAGATATGTTTTCTTATTCAGATAAAAAAACAAAAACAATGATCTATACTTCTGTACCATATAAAGGTTTGGAAGTGTTGGCAAAAGTCATTCCAAGAATTCAAGAACAACATCCTGATGTAAAGTTTAAAATCTTTTCATCAATGTCATTATATGGACCTGGACCAGATAATTTTTTAAGCATTTATGATCATCTAAAAAAAATACCAAATGTTGAATATTCTGAAGCAGTTGATAGGGAAGACCTAGTAAAGCAATATCAAGAATCTGCATTTTTTATCCACCCTTGTATTTGGGAGGAGACATTTGGAGTTTCAATGGGAGAAGCAATGCGTTGCGGTTCTTATCCAATAATTACAAATATTGGAGCACTTTCTGAGGTTGCTGGAGAAAGAAATGCAACAGTTGTTCCCATTGATGGCGAGAACACTTCAAGTGGGTGGAAAATTACTGATAAATTTATCATAGATTTTACAAATGCTTGCTGTAAAGCACTTGATTATTATGATCATCAACCTAAATTTTATAAAGAAGTTTCAAAGATTATATCAGATCATGTTGTAGAAAAGTACAATTGGAAAGATATTGCAGAGCAGTGGAGGAATCTAATTGTTCAAATTACTCAAGTTTACTTTCAACCAGATAGTTTCGATTCTGAAATTTATAAAGAAGTATATTTAAAGAATGAATATAAAATAAAAGAATTTTCAGAAAATGATATTGTTATTGATATTGGTTCCCATCGTGGATATTTTGCCAAGTTATGTTTAGATAAAGGATGTAAAAATATTACATGTTATGAGGCAAATAAGAATAACTACGAATATCTCCTAAAAAATCTCAAGAATTATGAAGGGTGGAAAGCAAATAATATAGCAGTTTGGAAAGAAAACTCAGAAAATGTTATATTTTATAACCATAATTGCTATAACACAGGCGTAAATTCTTTTTACAAACATCCACAATCCATAGACTTTCCAGAAAAAATTGAAGAAGTAAATGTAAAAACAGTTTCTCTTGACTACATACTGAAAGATTTTGAGAAAGTGAGTCTACTCAAAATTGATGCTGAAGGTTCTGAGTATGAAATACTAATGAATTCAAGTCTTATTGAGAAAATTGAGAATATTGTTGGTGAATATCATGAATTATCTTCTTGCCATACAAATTTTGATATTGAAGGAAAAACCATAAAGGATTTAATTCAATTTTTGGAAAGTAAAAATTTCATTATACATAATATAGAAAATACGCCTTATAAAACAGGAATATTTTTTGCAACACGTCAATCAAAAATGAAAGAAAAAACTATGTCTACTGAAAACTCTTCCGCGTTGACTTATAATCCCATAGATTCTAAAAAGGCGGTGAATGATGAAGAATATCTTCGTCAAGCATCTGAAAATGTTCTTAAGTGGGAAGAAAGTGACAAAGAAATGGCACAGGGTCGAACTAACTTCCAAATAGAAAAGTTTATTGGTCTCGACACTCATAATATCTCTGTTTCTTTTGAACACATTCTAAAAGAACGTCGCATAATGGCAACAGGATATATGTTTAAGCTTATTGAAATGAAAGAAAAAGTTCGCGAATTTGAATATAAGTGGAAAAATCATGAGGACAAGTCCCAACCTCTTATGTGGGAAGTTAGTGGACCTGGTGGTGGAGGAAAGAAACTTTGTTGGTATGATTTGGATGAATTAGAACTGACTCATTACTTAAAAGGAAGTGAAATTGAAATTCGCGATAGACTTTATCAAATGGAACATTTAGATAAAATTCTCGAAAAACTTGTTGCACAAAATGGAGGCAATCCTCCAAATAGAGAGCAATTCTTAGAGGAGAATCAAAATTATTGGGATACCCGTCTTGCAGAGCAAGCATTGGATGATTTGATGGCAGCACAAACTGGAATTTCTGGCGCAAATATTCAAGCAATGCGTCGTGCTTCTGCACCATCAATAATCGATCAAAGAAATAATCTCAAAGAAGGTTATCTCCCAATGGATAAACTTATGGATCAAAGAGGACGTATGGAATTCATTGGAGACTTACAAAGTAAGGTGTTGAAAGGTTATGAGAAACTAACCGGAACTGACTTGGGATACGGTGCAGCAATTAAACCAGCGGAAGAAAATAAAAAAATCTTTGGACAAGGATTTAAATAAGAATGAATGAAAGAATAATTGTGGTTGATGACTTCTATGATATTCCATATCACTATCATAGAGGTTTTTTTGAGAACGAATGTGTACTTACTCATGAGACTGTTGGTAAAATATCTCAAATTTTAGGTGGTCCAATTAGTGTCATAGAAGCAACAAACGAAAAAAACACAAATTCTGGGGTTGTGGCACATCTTAAATGTGATTGGATTGCCGTAATTTATATGTCATTACCCCTAGAAGCATTTGGAGAGTTGGGAATTAAATTTTATTCACATAAACAAACTGGTTTGGAGGTATTTCCTTCTCAAGAGGAAATTAAATATCTTCAGATTAAAGAAGATTGTTTAAAAAATATTTTTAGTTCTGATCCAGAATTGTGGAAAGAGTATGGTTGCATTCCTGCAAGATATAATCGCATGGTTATATTTAAAGGCAATATTTGGCATTCATACAATCTAAATAATAATATTAAGTATCAAAAAATATTAATAAATCATGCCTGATACCAGAGGAATATTTTCTTTTCAAGATATATCCGAATTTAAACTTTCCAATCAATGGGTTCCTCTGGATGAAGTTTGGATAGTACCTCCCCCAAGTTCTCCAAACACTGGTTACTTTGGTGGTGGCGGTTTTCCTACAGTATCAACAATGGATAAGGTCACTTATTCAACAGATACTACAGGAGCAGTTCCTGGTGCAGATTTAAGTGTAGCACGTTATGGTCTTGCTGCAACAGGTAATGGTACCAACGGTTACTTTGGTGGTGGTAGTCCTACCGCAGCAACAATGGATAAGGTCACTTATTCCACTGATACCACAGTAGCAGCTCCTAGTGCCAATTTAAGTGCAGCACGTTATGGTCTTGCTGCAACAGGCAATAGTACCAACGGTTACTTTGGTGGGGGACGTTTACAAAAATCAACAATGGATAAGATCACTTATTCTACAGATACCACAGCAGCAGTTCCTGGTGCAGATTTAACGCAAGGAAGATATTTTCTTGCTGCAACAGGCAATAGTACCAACGGTTACTTTGGTGGTGGTGACAATCTTCCCGGCCCCTATGTAGCAACAATGGATAAGGTCACTTATTCTACTGATACCACAGGAGCACTTCCTTCTAGTGGCAATGTAAGTTCAGCACGTCGCGGACTTGGTGCAGCAGGAAACTCAACACACGGATACTTTGCTGGTGGTAATATTCCTGGTACAGTATCAACAATAGATAAGATCACTTATTCCACTGATACTACAGTAGCAGTTCCTAGCGTCTATTTAAGTGATACCGGGGATGGAATAACTGGATCTGGAAACTCAACAGACGGATACTTTGCTGGTGGTAGTCCTAGCAAAGCAACTCTAGATAAGATTAATTACTCGACAGAGACCGTATCAGAACTCACATCATCTCCATTAAGTGCAGCAAAAAGATATCGTGGCGCATCAAGTGCTAGGGCAAATGGACTTCCTGTAATAGAACCTCTAGCAACTAGATTTTCTGATGGTGCTCTTCCGACACCAAACACTGGTTACTTTGGTGGTGGTGCTCCTAACACAGCAACAATGGATAAGGTCACTTATTCTACTGATACCACAGCAGCAGTTCCTAATGCCAATTTAAGTGTAGCACGTGCTTATCCTGCTGCAACAGGTAATAGTACTAATGGTTACTTTGGTGGTGGTACTCCTATCACAGCAACAATGGATAAGGTCACTTATTCAACAGATACCACAGCAGCAGCTCCTAGTGCAGATTTAAGTGTAGCACGCTATGTTCATGCTGCAACAGGCAATAGTACCAATGGTTACTTTGGTGGTGGTAGAATCCCTGATACCACAGCAACAATGGATAAGGTCACTTATTCCACTGATACCACAGCAGCACTTCCTTCTAGTGCAGATTTAAGTGTAGCACGCGGTTTTATTGCTGCAACAGGTAACAGTACCAATGGTTACTTTGGTGGTGGGCAGCCTGGTCCATTCGCAACAATGGATAAGGTCACTTATTCCACTGATACCACAGCAGCAGTTCCTGGTGCAGATTTAAGTGTAGCACGTTATGGTCTTGCTGCAACAGGTAATAGTACCAACGGTTACTTTGGTGGTGGTAATCCTAGTACAGCAATAATGGATAAGGTCACTTATTCCACTGATACAACAGCAGCAGCTCCTAGTGCCAATTTAAGTGTAGCAAGATTTTATGTTGCTGCAACAGGTAATAGTACCAATGGTTACTTTGGTGGTGGTAATTCTGTTCCAGTATCAACAATGGATAAGGTCACTTATTCTACTGATACAACAGCAGCAGTTCCTGGTGCAGATTTAAGTGTAGCACGGCGTGCTCTTGCTGCATCAAGTGCTAGGGAAAATGGACTTCCTGCAATAGAACCTCCAGCACCAACTCCAACATCTTCTACTGTTTCTGCTCAATTACCAAACACTGGTTACTTTGGTGGTGGTGAACTTCTTCCCGGTACTACAGCAATAATGGATAAGGTCACTTATTCAACAGATACCACAGCAGCAGCTCCTAGTGCCAATTTAAGTGCAGCACGTTACACTACTGCTACAGGTAACGGCACCAATGGTTACTTTGGTGGTGGGTTTCCTGGTCCAGTAGCAACAATGGATAAGGTCACTTATTCCACTGATACCACAGCAGCAGTTCCTGGTGCAGATTTAAGTGTAGCAAGATATGGTCATGGCGCAACAGGTAATAGTACTAATGGTTACTTTGGTGGTGGTTCATCTCCCGGTAAAGTATCAACAATGGATAAGGTCACTTATTCCACTGATACCACAGCAGCAGCTCCTAGTGCCAATTTAATTAATGAATTTAATAGAATTTCTGCAACAGGCAACACTACCAATGGTTATTTTGGTGGTGGGGGAGTTCCTATCTTAGTAACAATTGATAAGGTCACTTATTCTAACGATACAACATCAACACTTCCTTCTAGTGCAAATTTAAGTGTAGCACGTTGGGTTACTGCTGCAACAGGTAACAGTACCAATGGTTACTTTGGTGGTGGTACTCCTGGTTCAAAGTCAACAATGGATAAGGTCACTTATTCCACTGATACCACAGCAGCAGTTCCTGGTGCGAATTTAACTTTAGCACGTAATGGTCTTGGGGCAACAGGTAATAGTACCAGCGGTTACTTTGGTGGTGGTAGAACTAGTCCAGTATTATCAACAATGGATAAGGTCACTTATTCTACTGATACCACAGCAGACGTTCCTGGTGCATATTTAACCGTGGAACGTAGGTATGTTACCGCATCAAGTGCTAGGGCAAATGGACTTCCATTAGCAGCACCAGTTTATTTGTAATATCACAAATCACAATTACATAATCTAAATAATAATATTAAGTATCAAAAAATATCAATAAATCATGCCTGATACCAGAGGGATATTTACATTTAAAAAAATATATAATTTAAAAGTTACTGATAATGGTATTCCTCTGGATGAGGTTTGGATATCACCCTCACCATTTTTGACTTCTACTCCAAACACTGGTTATTTTGGTGGTGGTATTACTCCCGCCGTAACTGCAACAATGGATAAGGTCACTTATTCAACAGATACCACAGTAGCAGTTCCTGGTGCAAATTTAACTGGTGGTCGTAGATATATTGCCGCTACAGGAAATAATAATAATGGTTACTTTGGTGGGGGTGGCACTCCTTCTGCGGTATCAATAATGGATAAGGTAAATTATGTGACAGAGACCACATTAAGATCACCTAGTGCAAATTTAACTGCAGTACGTTTTAGTCATGGCGCAACAGGTAATAGTACCAATGGTTACTTTGGTGGTGGTAGACTCCCTTCTACCACAGCAACAATGGATAAGGTCACTTATTCCACTGATACCACAGCAGCAGTTCCTGGTGCAGATTTAAGTTTGGCACGTTTTAATCTTGCTGCAACAGGTAATAGTACTAATGGTTACTTTGGTGGTGGTCTTCCGGGTTCAAGGTCAACAATGGATAAGGTCACTTATTCAACAGATACCACAGCAGCAGTTCCTGGTGCAGATTTAAGTCTAGCACGACATAGTCTTGCTGCAACAGGTAATAGTACTAATGGTTACTTTGGTGCTGGTACTGGTCCATCAGCATCAATAATGGATAAGGTCACTTATTCCACTGATACCACAGGAGCACTTCCTTCTAGTGCAAATTTAAGTTTAGAGCGTTATGGTTATGGCGCAACAGGCAACAGTACCAATGGTTACTTTGGTGGTGGTGGTTTTCCTCTCACAGCAACAATGGATAAGGTCACTTATTCAACAGATACCACAGCAGCAGTTCCTGGTGCAGATTTAAGTGTAGCACGCGGTTTTCTTGCTGCATCAAGTGCTAGGGCAAATGGACTTCCAACAGGAACATTTTCTTCAGAACCTTTAAGTTTGCCTCCAAATAGATTTTCTGATGGAATTTTTTCAACTCCAAACACTGGTTACTTTGGTAGTGGTGATATCTTTGGTCCAAAAACAACAGTGGATAAGATCACTTATTCCAACGATACCACAGGAGCAGTTCCTAATGCATATTTAAGTGTAGGACGTAATGGTCTTACTGCAACAGGTAATGGTGCTGATGGTTACTTTGGTGGTGGTAGTGGTTTTTCATCAATCGAAAAAATCACTTATTCCACTGATACCACAGCAGCACTTCCTTCTAGTGCCAATTTAAGTGGAGCAAAATATGGTGTTGCTGCAACAGGAAACAGTACCAATGGTTACTTTGGTGGTGGCGATTTTCCTGCAGTATCAACAATGGATAAGGTCACTTATTCCACTGATACCACAGCAGCAGTTCCTGGTGCAGATTTAAGTGTAGCACGTTTTGGTGTTGCTGCAACAGGTAATAGTACTAATGGTTACTTTGGTGGTGGTAGGTCTTCTTCCAATGACGTAACAACAATGGATAAGGTCACTTATTCGACAGATACCACAGCAGCAGTTCCTGGTGCAGATTTAAGTGTAGCACGTCGTGTACTTGCTGCAACAGGTAATAGTACCAATGGTTACTTTGGTGGGGGTCTTCCTACCACAGCAACAATGGATAAGGTCACTTATTCCACTGATACCAGAGCAGCAGTTCCTGGTGCAGATTTAAGTGTAGCACGTTCTTATCCTGCTGCAACAGGTAACAGTACCAATGGTTACTTTGGTGGTGGGCAGCCTACCACAGCAGCAACGGATAAGGTCACTTATTCAACAGATACCACAGGAGCACTTCCTTCTAGTGCCAATTTAAGTCTTGGCCGCGCAAATCTTGGCGCATCAAGTGCTAGGGCAAATGGACTTCCTGTAATAGAACCTCCAGCACCAACTCCAACATCTTCTACTTTTTCTGCTCAATCACCAAACACTGGTTACTTTGGTGGTGGTGTTCCTGGTCCAGTAGCAACAATGGATAAGGTCACTTATTCCACTGATACAACAGCAGCAGCTCCTGGTGCCAATTTAAGTGCAGCACGTTATGGCGTCGCAGCAACAGGTAATAGTACCAATGGTTACTTTGGTGGTGGTGCTTCTCCTATCACAGCAACAATGGATAAGGTCACTTATTCAACAGATACCACAGCAGCAGTTCCTAGTGCAGATTTAAGTGTAGCACGCTTTTATCTTGCTGCAACAGGTAATAGTACCAATGGTTACTTTGGTGGTGGTTCTCCTAACACAGCAATAATGGATAAGGTCACTTATTCGACAGATACCACAGGAGCACTTCCTTCTAGTGCCAATTTAAGTGTAGCAAGATTTTATCTTGCTGCAACAGGCAATAGTACCAACGGTTACTTTGGTGGTGGTTCTCCTACCACAGCAATAATGGATAAGGTCACTTATTCCACTGATACCACAGCAGCAGCTCCTAGTGCCAATTTAAGTGTAGCAAGATTTTATCTTGCTGCAACAGGCAATAGTACCAACGGTTACTTTGGTGGTGGTATTCCTGGTCCAGTAGCAACAATGGATAAGGTCACTTATTCCACTGATACAACAGCAGCAGCTCCTGGTGCAGATTTAAGTGTAGCACGTTGGGTTTTTGCTGCAACAGGAAACAGTACTAATGGTTACTTTGGTGGTGGTCTTACTGGCCCATTAGCAACAATGGATAAGGTCACTTATTCCACTGATACCACAGCAGCAGTTCCTGGTGCAGATTTAAGTTTAGCACGTTATGGTCTTGCTGCATCAAGTGCTAGGGCAAATGGTCTTCCAGTAACAAGTTCACCAGCACCAGTTTATTTGTAATATCACAAATCACAATTACATAATCTAAATAGTGATATTAAGATTATAAAAAATATATTTTTAAGTCATGCCCAACATCAGAGGAATATTTTCCCTTAAAGAAGCATTTAAATTTAAATTTTCCAATCAATGGGTTCCTCTGGATGAAGTTTGGATAGTACCTTCCCCAAGTTCTCCAAACACTGGTTACTTTGGTGGTGGTGTTCCTGCCACATCAATAATGGATAAGGTCACTTATTCAACAGATACCACAGCAGCAGTTCCTGGTGCCAATTTAAGTTTAGCACGTTTAGCTCTTGCTGCAACAGGTAATGGTACCAACGGTTACTTTGGTGGTGGTAATCCTGGTCCAAAATCAACAATGGATAAGGTCACTTATTCCACCGATACAACAGCAGCAGTTCCTGGTGCAGATTTAAGTTTAGCACGTTTTGGTGTTGCTGCAACAGGTAATAGTACCAATGGTTACTTTGGTGGTGGTGGTCCTGGTGGGGTATCAACAATGGATAAGGTCACTTATTCCACTGATACCACAGCAGCAGTTCCTAATGCCAATTTAAGTGCAGCACGTAGATATCTTGCTGCTACAGGTAACAGTACCAATGGTTACTTTGGTGGTGGTACTCCTACCACAGCAACAATGGATAAGGTCACTTATTCCACTGATACCACAGCAGCAGTTCCTGGTGCAGATTTAAGTGTAGCACACTATGCTCTTGCTGCAACAGGCAACAGTACCAACGGTTACTTTGGTGGTGGTATTCCTAGCTCACAATTAGTAGATAAGGTCACTTATTCCACTGATACCACAGGAGCACTTCCTTCTAGTGCAAATTTAAGTGTAGCAAGATATTATGTTTCTGCAACAGGTAATAGTACCAATGGTTACTTTGGTGGCGGTTTTCCTACCACAGCAACAATGGATAAGGTCACTTATTCAACAGATACCACAGGAGCACTTCCTTCTAGTGCAGATTTAAGTGTAGCAAGATATGCTCTTGCTGCATCAAGTGCTAGGGCAAATGGTCTTCCTGTAATAGAACCTCCAGCAACTAGATTTTCTGATGGTACTCTTCCTACACCAAACACTGGTTACTTTGGTGGTGGTGCTCCTACCACAGCAACAATGGATAAGGTCACTTATTCAACAGATACCACAGCAGCAGTTCCTGGTGCAGATTTAAGTGTAGCACGGCGTGCTCTTGCTGCAACAGGTAATAGTACCAATGGTTACTTTGGTGGTGGTGATCCTGGTTCAAAGTCAACAATGGATAAGGTCACTTATTCCACTGATACCACAGCAGCAGTTCCTGGTGCAGATTTAAGTTTAGCACGCTATGCTCTTGCTGCAACAGGCAATAGTACCAATGGTTACTTTGGTGGTGGTAATCCTGGTCCAGTAGCAACAATGGATAAGGTCACTTATTCAACAGATACCACAGCAGCAGCTCCTAGTGCCAATTTAAGTTCAGCACGATATCGTCTTGCTGCAACAGGCAATAGTACCAATGGTTACTTTGGTGGTGGTAATCCTGGTCCAGTAGCAACAATGGATAAGGTCACTTATTCAACAGATACCACAGCAGCAGTTCCTGGTGCAGATTTAAGTGTAGTACGATATCGTCATGCTGCAACAGGCAATAGTACCAATGGTTACTTTGGTGGTGGTAGAATCCCTACTGTCACAGCAACAATTGATAAGGTCACTTATTCGACAGATACCACAGCAGCAGCTCCTAGTGCCAATTTAAGTTCAGCACGCTATGCTCTTGCCGCAACAGGCAATAGTACTAATGGTTACTTTGGTGGCGGTTTTCCTCTCACAGCAACAATGGATAAGGTCACTTATTCCACTGATACCACAGCAGCAGTTCCTAATGCCAATTTAAGTTCAGCACGATATCGTCTTGCTGCATCAAGTGCTAGGGCAAATGGACTTCCTGTAATAGAACCTCCAGCACCAACTCCAACATCTTCTACTTTTGACTCTATTTCACCAGCACCAAACACTGGTTACTTTGGTGGTGGTAGTACTGGTCCAGTAGCAACAATGGATAAGGTCACTTATTCCACAGATACCACAGCAGCAGTTCCTGGTGCAAATTTAAGTGTAGCAAGATATGGTCTTGCTGGAACAGGTAATATTACTAATGGTTACTTTGGTGGTGGTAATCCTACCACAGCAACAATGGATAAGGTCACTTATTCAACAGATACCACAGCAGCAGTTCCTGGTGCGGATTTAAGTGTAGCACGCTATTGGCTTGCTGCAACAGGTAATAGTACTAATGGTTACTTTGGTGGTGGTAATCCTGGTTCAAAGTCAACAATGGATAAGGTCACTTATTCCACAGATACAATATCATCACCCACTAATGCCAATTTAACTGTAGCAAGATATGCTCTTGCTGCAACAGGTAATAATACTAATGGTTACTTTGGTGGTGGGCAGCCTTCAAGATCAACAATGGAAAAGGTCACTTATTCCACTGATACCACAGCAGCAGCTCCTGGTGCGAATTTACGTTCAGGACGTTATTTTCTTGCTGCAACAGGTAATAGTACTAATGGTTACTTTGGTGGTGGTAATCCTGGTCCAGTAGCAACAATGGATAAGGTCACTTATTCCACTGATACCGCAGCAGCAGTTCCTGGTGCAGATTTAAGTTTAGCACGGCGTGCTCTTGCTGCAACAGGTAATAATACTAATGGTTACTTTGGTGGTGGTAGAGTCCCTGCTCCCAGAGCAACAATGGATAAGGTCACTTATTCCACTGATACCACAGCAGCAGCTCCTGGTGCAGATTTAAGTATAGGACGATATTATCTTGCTGCATCAAGTGCTAGTCTTCCGTCAACAACAATTTCACCAACACCAGTTTATTTGTAATATCATCAATCTCAATTACATAATCTAAATAATGCAACAACAAAAAAAAATATGATTGAAAATCCTTTATCTTATGTTCTTATTAGACCAAATGCGATTAACAAAGAAGGACTACAAGAACTTATACAACACATAGAATCTTCAGCATCAGAAGATCTTTCTATTTTTGATCCACATGAAACAAATAGAACAGGAAAAATATCTTGGTCCGTAAATAAAAATACCAGAGATACTCAAATTGTTCCAATAGGAAATTTGTATCTAAAAATTGAAGACCTACTGAAAAAGTGCGTAAGTCAAATTATAAATCCATTCTATGATATTGAGATTGATTCTAGTGAATTTCCTCAAATACTTTCATATGGTATTGGTGGACATTATAAACCTCATGTGGATGGTGAAAGTATTTGGGTATCCCCCACAGGAGAAAAAATATGGAAAAAAAGTACAGATAGAGATATATCTACCGTATTTTTCCTAAATGACAATTTTGAAGGTGGAGATTTTGTGTTTCCGGAATTAAAAATTAGAATAAGACCCGAACCGGGAATGATGGTATGTTTCCCATCAAATCATTTTTACGTTCATGGAGTAGAACCAGTTACGAGAGGAAAAAGATATTCTATAGTAACTTGGTCTACGATAAAGGGTTTTGTTTCTATGGATGATATAAACAAGGAATTGTCGCATAAATATGGAATCAATGTAATATAAATATTTAAAAAATACTGGAAAAAAATGCAATACATTAAGCACTACTGGGTAGAATGCGATTCTAGAAACTACCTTTGCGAAACAAATAGCGCAAAAGCAAAAACACATCCCGTATTAGAATATCCAGGTCTAGATGTAAAAATTTGGGCACAGGACTCTAGTGGAATTGATATTTGTTTATCCGAAGTTCCTGATAATGTAACTATTACAGATATCATTGATGGAAATAGTGGAAAAAAAGCAGTTCAAAAAATTACATTTGACCAATTTTCTAGTATAAAGACTTATTTTGATCAGCATGATTCTCTTATCGAAGAATCTTTCCAAGCAGAATTTTCTGGAGATGAATCTACTGCAGAAGCAAAAAGAATTGAAGCAGAAGCAAAAAGAAATGAAGGAATTTCAGAAATTCATAACATTCTTTAAATTTTTATAGAATATATTGTAAACAAAGATTCTTACTAAATTGAGAATAATACAATCTTCCAGAAGAATTCGTAAACATCTTTGCTGCCTGATAAATCCGTAACAACATTCTACATCAAAATCAATGGCTTGACAAGCATCTAATTTCTCTGTAGAATACCTTTGTTAGGGTTCAGGTTAATTATAGCTAAGATTATATGAAGATTATAGAGAGACACAGATATAAAGATAAGGAGATATTTCAGACTCGAAGATTGACTTTTGAACCCTTTGAATATACCGAAAAGAATATGTGTTTGGTGATAGGTTTGATTCGCAAGAATCTATCACCAGATTTACTTAAAGGTAGAAAGTCTTTAATGTATCCTGATGATATAAAGTTTAATCGTTGTTATGGTCACTGCTATCATTCAAGTCAAGCATTAGTTTATCTGATGAATACTGATTTACTATACCCAATGAGTGCTGAAGATTATAGAGGAGAAAAGCACTGGTGGGTACAGAATGGAGATAAAATTTATGACTGTACTGCGGAGCAGTACTTTTCCGTAGGAAAATTACCACCACATGAACAAGGAAAGAAGAGTCGTTGGTATGGATGGAAAGAACGTCCTCAACAAATATCCTTGGAGTTAATGAAGAGAGTATTAGGTGAGCGTTTGTTAACAGATGAAATCATACATGCTTGACAAATCTCACTGAGCCCCTTAAAATGTTCTAGTGATGTGAGGGAGATGCCTCTGGCAGTTTCCTCTCTTACATCCTTTACAAAATGCTATTGGAGCAAATTATTATGTCTACTGCTGGAGTTGGATTCGGTAAGGTTACTTGCGCAGACCTTGATCCTAAGCAATATGAGGGTCGTTGGTCTAAAGAACAACTAAATGCCAAGCAAAAATATGGAAAGTTTGTAAAATTTGCCAAGATTGATATTTCTGGTTACAAACTTTATGATGATGAATTGAATAACGTTGCAGTTCGCAGTGAGCAGAATAAGGATGATGCTACTGATGATATTGCATATAGTTATGAAGAGCACGGTTGGGATTATAATCCATTCCCACCAATCGTCTCTACTAAAGGAAAAATTAAAGATGGTCGTACCCGTATTCGTGCAGCACTTGTTGCGGGTTGGAAATATATTCTTGTTGCTATCTTCTCATATGATGAAGAAGTCAACGAAGAAGCATCTGATATTGTTAATGGTCTGATTGCCAACAATCACTTGGTTGCTCGTCGTGCAAATATGAACGACTTTGTGACTGCTGGTTGTGCAATGGTTAGCAAAGGACTTCTTAACTGCGATCAGGCATCTATTGATACCTGGCTTTATACTGAAGTTGGAATTGAAAGTTTCTATAGTAATATTGCGGGTACAATTACAAAGATTTCTAATCGTATTCTTAAAGAGTCTACACCAGATGGTGACCCAATTATTATTGATAAGACTCGTTCTGAGTGGATTGAGTACCTTGAAGATTGTAAAGAAGTCAAATCTCTGGGAATTTCTCTTCCAGACACCCCCAATCCTTTGAATGAGAATCAGTTGGTTCTTTATTCTACTGGTAAGACTAATGCTCGGCGCTGCTGGGTTGACCAAATTCTTGCAAATACTACTCAGGGTCATCACACTCATATTGTTCTTTACTGTACTGAAAAAACTGCTGACAAGTTGCGTGAAGAAGTAAAGAACTTTACCAATGATCTTGAGATGTTCTATGCTCAAACTATTAAATTGATCAATAGTCAGTTGGCAGGAATTCAAATTGCTCTCCCTTCCGAGCGTCCTTTCACTATCATTGGCGCAATTCCCCAGTTTGCTGATGATGAGAAGCACAAAGAACTTCGCTCTATGAATCGTTTGATTCCTCTGGATAAATTGTGAAGAAATGAGACTTTCGGGTCTCTTTTTTTATCTGAGCCACTTAAACTGTTCTAGTATTAGATTCCACCACCCAAATGAAAACTGATCTAATTTGCGTCAAACCGAAGTCATCAAAGGCAAAAAATCGTTTTGCTAACATGATGAATAGCCTTCATACATGTAGAGTGGAGAATCGTAAAGATGGGAAGATGTTTCTTGCATCTATCAGTGGCAAATACTGGTTCTGGATGAGTGAGGGATCTGATGACCATTGGGAGGTTGTTAAATAGATGTAATCCTGGAGGATTGCCATGTTAGAGTTAATGCTGTCTCTAGAACTTTCTTGCTCCGATTTCAATAGAATTGCAAACAGAATGTTTGATAACAATTCTATCACCCAATCAGAAAAGCAAGAGATTCTACAAACTCTCAAGGAATACTCAGATTGTCCCATTGAACTAGAATCCAAATGAAAGACCAGAACAGTATTCCTGACGGTGAATCTAAAGAAGATAAGATGTTGAGGGGACTTGACATCTTTATCGAATCTGTTCACAAACCAGATTCATCACTTCGCCAATGTGCACACAATCAAAAGTGTTACAATGAACTGATGGAAGTTCGAGAAGAAGTTCTTAAGTATCTTCACACAATGAGGTGTAGATATGGCGGACACTGATCCTACAGCACCTTGGTATGAATTCATCTCTTATTTGAGATGTTGTGAGAGTTTAGGTATTAGACCATCAATGCAAAGATTCCTTTATTACCAACAAAACTATGGACACTTGTGATGACTGAAAGAACACATAAATGGAGAGAAATCTTCGGTGAAATTACAGCAGACAATGGATACTATGAGTTTGGAAAAGTCAACTTTTACAATCTCACTTCACTAATCGAAGATCTTTATGTTAGAATTGAAGAACTTGAGGAGAAACTCAATGACAAAGGAAATTGATTCAAAAACAGTTGACTTGCTTCATCAAAACATGAAGTGTCGTCTTTTTGATATAGTTGGAGAGTATCTTGATGATGATAACTATTCGAGTGTGACATTCTTCACAGATCTAATGGATGCTTTGAAAGACTGGAAGGAGTATCATCACAAGAAATTAGAAAAGGTAAATCTGGCAATGTCATTGATTACTGGAGATACTCCAAGTCCAGTTGGTGATTTTAGTCTTTCTGATAGAAGTATTATTCAGTTTAATACAAATTATACAGAAGAAGAACTGAATGCAATGTGCGATAAAGCAGCATCAGATCAGGAAAAAGAAAAGTGTCGTGATTATAATCTGCGTGAAGCAGAATACTACAATCAACGTGCTAAAATTGATATTGCATCTACCAAGAAAGATTGGGATGATTTTTGGGAGCATAAATGAAAGAGGTTAATTTGTTTCCTTATGAAACCTTTGGGTTCCGATTGGAGCACAAAGATGATGGTAAAGTCTGTTGGTTTTCATGTCAGGAACATCTTGACAAATACATAGACAGACACAAACTTAAACCAAAAGAAATTAAACTTGATTATAAAAATGGAAAACCCAATCGCACACGTAAAACTCACAAGAGAAACCTGGAGCAAAAGTCTCAACCGAAAAGTAACAGAAGTTCAAGTCCAGTTCGCAAAAGAGGAACCCGCATGGATTCCACTCGAAACACTAGCAGCAATGACAAGACTTCTGGAAGAAAGAGAAAGGGCATGGGTAAAAAATGACCGATGAAATGAAACTTCACCTTGCTCTTGTTCAGGTGAATAATCTTTGCAATTTATTTGAAGGAAATGAGTACGAACAATTTCTTCACAATAAACTTGTAAGTATCGAAGTCGAAGTTAAACGTCAACTCTCAAACTATCAAAATGCCCGAAGAAAAACAATTTTATGATGATGGTGCTTTCTATGTGGAGCAATCACGTTGGAAAATGTGGAACTCTTATGACAAAGATGGTAAATGTATTCTTACATCACTTACTGAGAAAAACTGCGTGAGCGCCACAAGATTTTTTTTAAAAATGCGACAAGACGGTTGGGGAGATTCAGTCACTCATGAAGGAACTGTTGGTGGTAAGTTGTAAGAATCATAAACTAAATATGATTAGGATAGTAGTTACGAGAGATGTCAACTTTAGCAGTTAATATTGTAATTGAGCAGGGAGAGGATTTTGATTCTACTTTTAAGATTCTGAATCCCGATAATAGTATCCCAAGTCTTGCATCTTATACTGTTGAATCGAATCTGAAAAAGCATCCTGGTGCTACTACTTCTTACAATTTAAATCCAACAATAGATACCACACTTGGTATTACAACAGTATCTCTGGGATCTTCTGTCACAAAAAACTTAGATCCTGGTAGATACTATTATGATATATTTTTAATTTCCCCAGCAGGAAAAAGAACCAAAAGATTTGAGGGAAATGCAATAGTAAATGGATCTGCGACTCTTCCTTCATAATAAATATTTAAAATCAAAATGATGGAAAAAAGATCTGACGCAGAATTTATGTCTAAAAAAATAAAATCTCCAAAAGAATTATTTGAAGAAAAAAGATTAGATCTTTTGGATGAATTAGAATGCCAAAAAATAATTGAAGATAATAATGCAAATAATAAAAAATTATTAAGTCCAAAACTTTTATTCAATGATATAAAAATTGCGAAAGAAGTAGAAGTAGTTTTAGAAGACGACTATATTAAAGAAGAACCTGAGAAGAAAAATATAGAAGAATTGGTCTATAATATATCAAGTAACATAGATCAAATAAGAGAAAATATTGTAAGTACTGCAAAATACGATAGTAAAATTGATGAATTAAAATCTTATATTGATAGAATTAAAGAAGATAAATTTGATGCAACTTACATCTACAAAAATCTTTTTATCTTAAGAGAAGAGATTGACGGTATCAGGTCTGAAATTCCAAAGATACCTGAACCAATCCTTTATGATGAGGATTTAGATCAACTTAGAAATGTAATTGTAGAAGTTAAGAATTCAATTCCAGTAGTTCCTGAAATCAAATATTATGATAGAGAGCTTGAAGAACTTCTGACTACAATTGATTCTATTAAGAATCAGATTGAGAGTCTTCCTGAAGTAAAGTGTTATGATGAGCAGATTAGTAAGATTGAGCAAAGACTTGCGGAAGTTAATGCTTCAATTCCTGTAGTTCCTGAGATTAAGTATTATGATGAAAATATAATTCATCTCCATGAGAAGATAGATCAAGTAAACTCAAGTATTCCAACAATTCCTGAGTTTCCGGAAGTTAGGTATTATGATGATCAAATTGTTGAGATTGAGAGTAAGATTGGCGAATTAAAGGAATCTATCAATCTTCTTCCCGAACCAAAGTATTATGATGAAGAACTTAATATCATCAGTCAAAAGATTGTTGAGATTAAGAATTCAATTCCGGAACTGCAGGTATTGCCTGAGGTAAAATGCTATGATGAGGAAATAGAATCATTAAAGAGTAACTTTGATAGTCTATCTAAGAAAGTAATTTCTGCAAAGAAAACTGATAAGAAAGAGTTGGAAAAACTCTATGAAAATTATCAGAAAAGTAATGCACTTTTAAATGATAAGATTAAGCATTTGGAAGAAATCTTTGAGCACTTTAATGAGTCTCAAAAAGAATATCTTCAAGAAACTATTACAGAACCTCCACAAACTGACAATAAAGATCCTTTGACCCCATTGGATCAGAATTTTGTTACGTTTAAACAACTTCAAGAACATTACAGAACATTTATCAATAGAATTCAACATCAGTTGTCTACTCTTGGTGGTGGCGGAGAAACACAACTTAAATATCTGGATGATGTTGTTGGTATTGCAACAAATCCATCTGCGTATAATGGTAAGTTTCTGAAATATGATCATCCTTCACGTAAGTTTGTATTTGAAACTGTTGTAGGTGGTGGTGGAGGCGGTGGTGCTGATCTTGATGCTTTTTCTGTAACAGTAGGTTCTCCAGGAACAGCAAATCTTTCTTATGATGATACCACTGGTGTTTTCACTTACACTCCACCCAATTTGGTTGGATATGTCACCGAAACTTATGTAAACAATCTTGTTTCCATATCTACATTCTCTGGAAACTACAATGATCTTACCAACACACCAGTAGGATTAAGTTCTTTCTCAAATGATTTGGGATTTATTACTGCTGCATCTCTTGTTGGTCACGCAACAGAAGGTTACGTTTTACAGCACGTTGCAGTATCTACATTCTCCGGAAACTACAACGATCTTACCAACACACCAGTAGGATTAAGTTCATTTAGTAATGATGTAGGATTTGTAACTTCTAGTATTGTTGTAGGATATGCAACAGAAGGATATGTAAACAACTTAGTTTCCATATCTACATTCTCGGGTGACTATAACGACCTTGTAAACACACCAACTTCATTAAGTTCATTTAGTAATGATGTTGGTTTTGTAACTTCTAGTGTAGTTACAGGATATGCAACAGAAGGATATGTAAACAACTTAGTTTCTATATCCACATTCTCGGGAGACTATGGAGACTTAACGAATACTCCAACGGCATTAAGTTCTTTCTCAAATGACGTAGGATTTGTAACATCTAGTATTGTGGTTGGTTATGCAACAGAAGGATATGTAAACAACTTAGTTTCTATATCCACATTCTCTGGTGACTATACTGATTTGACAAATGCACCAACGGGGTTAAGTGCCTTTGTCGATGATGTTGGATATGCCACCGTTGCTGGTGGTTCTATGAATCTTTCTGACATTCTTGGAATAGGAACAGCAGTAACTCAATTATCGACTCTTACCACATCCACAATAGATTCATTCCCAATATCAACATATAGATCTGCTAGATACCAAGTTCAAATATCACAAGGAAATGATTATCAATGTACGGATTTGTTAGTCATTCACAATGATTCTACTGCAAGTTTGGTTGAGAGTGGATCTGTTGCAACCAATAACTATCTTGCCACATTCTCAACAACAATAAGTGGGTCAAATTTACTTTTACAAGTTGATATGGCAAATGCAACATCAGCAGAAATAAAGGTTGTAAAATATGCAGTTACTGTATAATTTGACTTTTTTCTTATTTTGTTTTATAATTTAATTTTGGAGGAATAGTATGGCAACACGTACATATGTAAGTACCAAAGGTGACACTTGGGAATGGGAAGAAACTCCCGAATCTGTGAAAGCACTTGAGATCTATTGGCACAATGTAGAACTAAACAAAGAGAAAACTGAAAGTTAATGACACTCTCAAAGAATACACTTGACCATTTACTTGATGCAGAATCTGCACTCAGGTCTGCAATCAAATCAGCTGCAACAAATGAAAAACCTTTGGTGATTCAACAAATCTCAAAGGTTCTTTATGATATTGAAAAACTGAAAAAGTTTGAAAACATTTTAGATATGCTTGAAGACAGAAAACCAGGCAGCAGTGGAAACTTTGGACCATTCTTTACTGATTAAGATATTTTAACCAATCCCAAAGAAAACATTAAGAATGCTAAGTTCTGCATTAAATACTGATAGAATGTTAGGGTATTCTGACACAACCATGACAATTACTCCTCCTAGCGGCAAAACAAAATTATCAGAAGAAGAGTGGAATGAATTGGTTGCACTTAAGGATGCAATCAATCAATATCCTCAGGCAGTTTGCCCTTCACGAATGGAAAGGTTTACTGAGTATTTGGTGCGAAGTATGAAAGAAAAAGGTGGTTAATTAAAAATAAATATAAGAAACAAAAAGACAAATGGAAAACATCGACAAACATATTGAAAAGGATCAATCTATCCTTGACAATCCAATGATTTCTGCACAGTCTCGCAGGCATACTGAAGAGGAATTAGAAGCTCTTAAAGAATACAAAAAGAATCATCCAAATGATGACCACGATCCAACTCCATTAGAACTTTATTGTGATGCAAACCCCGATGCACTTGAATGTAGAGTTTATGATGACTGAGCCACTTAAAGTGTCCTAATTGTGTAGAGTTCAATGAGCATTCTTCTTGCTTGCATGATATACCTAGGAATTGTGTCAGTAACGTCACTAATCCTAGGTTTTTATTTTAAGAAAATTAGACCAAATGATGAAAGAAAATTTGAACAAAGAACAACCGACAGATTCCGAAATTGAATTTTGGAAAATGATTGAAGAAGAAGCTTCAAAACTACAAGTCTCTGAACCCTATTATCTTGAAGAATTTTACAATCTCTGATATAATCACTAAGTAATTTTTATTCGATAATGGCACAAAAGTATTTGTATCTTGTTAATTACTGGGTTCCTTTTCCAAGTTCTGAGTATGGAGGATTGATTGCAGTTGTTGCTGAGAATGACAATCAATGTCACGATGTTTTGATTGATTGGCGTGATGAATGTGAGAGTTCTTATGATGATCGGATTCAGGAAAATGTTTATCGAGCAACACGTTTGGAATTAAGTAATGAAGCGAACGAAGAAATCGGAATCGTTGATTCTTTCCTTACCTGAATCATTCAAACACACAGCACCAGAGGGTTACAGTTATGAAGTTGAAGAATTTAAACGCAACATCATTGCTATTTGGATTCGCAATCATTATAAATTTGTTTACAACGATGGTGCTAGTGCGCGAAGTATTTGGGGATTCTTCAACACCAAAACCGAATCCTATCACGCCCCTATTAACTCCTCCAAGTGCGGAGATTCGGTAGAGTTTGGGAATACTTCTCCATACTCAGCTATGAAACCAAAACTAACTCCACTTGAACTTGCATATGTATGAACCAAAAGTAAATGACTATGTTCTGTGGAAACAGAGTGTTGGTGTTGACATTGAAGGATGGATTTACTTCAAATGTAAAGATTATCTCACCATTGAAATCAATGTAAAACCAAAACCTGAAGAAGATCTAGTACATTCAGGATTACATCGAAATGAAAGAACCCTGATTCTCTGTTACAATCAATCATGGAAAGACTTAAAATTTGTTAAGTCTAGGGAATCAGTCTACGATAAGGTAAACTGAGCCACTTAAAGTGTACCAACAGTGTAAGGAACAAACGAAACTATGAATCCTTTCGACGACATTCAAATTGAAGAGCTTGAAAACTTTGATTACATCTCCGATGATGATTTTGCCGAACTCTATGAAGATGCTAGCAATTTCAATCTGAATGATTACATCAACGGAAACTACGATTACTAAAATGCCACTCTCCAATCAAACAGTTTCTAACATTGCTGATGCTCTGAAGAATGATGTTTTGGAACACATCTATGCAAATGAGACCTATGCCTCTATGATGCAACAACTAGTGTGTGAGGCACTTGATGCTACGATGGGTGAAATGGACGATGATCTCTATTTCGACCTTGCAATGGTTCTCTTTGATCGTATCGAACTCAAATGAAAACCTCCTACATCTTTCTTGCATTCATAGGCATTCTGATGTATAATGCCTTTCTTGCAAACCGAGATAGTAAAATGCTTGAGGCATATGATAAAATCTGTGCCGAACAAATTTCTAACCCTAACTGTATCTACGCAAAATGACTCCTGACACTCTGAACTTTAATGGCGATGCTACCACCATCCTTGGTTTTGTTGGTGTTCTTTCAACGCTTCTCATTGTTGTTACTTGCTTCCGTTCATACTGGCGCAGTCCTTACAATGTTCGAGTGAATACCAACAAAGAAGATAACTGAGCCACTTAAACTGTTCTAGTATTACAATCACCAAACAACAATGACCGACACTGTTAATGTTCTGCCTCACATGTTTGAACTTCGTGATGCTTGGAGGAAACAAAATTTCAAGTACACTAAAGAACAACAAGAGCAATATGATATGCTTGTTGTAGCACGACGTGAACGAGTTAAGTATTTTTATGATGAGGGACTTGTTGCAAGTCCGAGGAAAGAAAAGAAAACTGAAGATTGAACCAGTTGAGGGGCTGTCCACAGTCCCTCTCTTTTTTGCTTGTGATGAATTAGGATTTATAAATAATAAGAAATCTCTCTTATTCTGATGAAGACCTTCTCTCAATTTTGTGCCGAAGCATATGATGCTGATGTAATGGGTTCTTCCCAAATTAGAAAAACTGGGGAAGGTGGAAGAGTAGGATCTGACAGGAGACTGTCTGATGCAGAAACTAGAAGAAGAAAGAGAGTTGGTGGTGGTAAAACGGAACCAGCAAAAAGATATAGTGACCGCAAAGATATTGGAACCCAAAGATCAAGTTCTGAAAGACAGCAACAACCAACACAGGAAAGAGGTTCTGCTGAGGTTAAGCAATCATATGCAGATAAAGTAAAGGCAGAAAGAAGAGCTGCAGCAAGAAAAAGAGCAGCGGAAAAGGCATCTGGAGGAACTGCATCAACTTCTTCAAAACCAAAATCACGCGATTTAGATAAAGAAGGAAGTAAACTCCTTTCTAAGAAGAAACCAGCTCCTGAAAGAGAGAAGCAGGTAAAGATGACAAAAGGTGAATATACTAGAGATGAGAAGAGAAGAATTAAGAGAGAAGGTAGAAGAAAACTGAGAGATTTGGTTCTTCAATCAACAGGCAAAAAGAAAGAGAGTGAACTGAAGAACAAGTACACATCATCTGGCGACGAGAGCTGAAACTGAGCCACTTAAAGTGTCCCAGTAGTAGATACGGAACACTTAATGATCATCTCTGAAAAAACTATCATCTCCCAAGGATTTCCCATCACTGTTACCACTGTTGATGGATTGGATCGCATTGAGATTAACAACAAACTGCACGCCTTGAATGTTGAAATGGATAAACTAAAAGCAAAGCAGATTGCTCTGATTGAAATGCGAAATGCAATGGATCGCAAACTGGAAATGGATCAGATGGGCGACGATCTCTTCGATGAACTGTTCGGTGGTTGATAACAACTGAGCCACTTAAACTGTCCTTATAGTATAATCACACACAAAACAATGGCAACCCGCTCCCGCATTGGTATCGAACTCAAAGACGGTTCTATTCTTTCTGCTTATCACCACTATGATGGTTATCCTGAGTGGTTGGGTCGTATTCTCATCACACACTACAACACTAAGGATAAAGTATCCGAACTGATTGACGGTGGTGATATGAGTTCTTGCTGGTCTAATCGCACTTGGGAGGGTAAACTTCCTGTGGGTCAATATGCTCCTGAGTATTATTCTCAACGGGCATCAGATACTCCTCCACGCCTTGATGCTGACCTTGCAGAGTATTTGCTGCCCGATAACAGCGAAGAGTTTGCATATGTCTTCCGCAATGGTGAATGGGTATGTTATGATATGCACCAGTTTGATGATAGAAAACCGCTGCCTGAGGTTGTTGAGATTCCCAGCAGCGCACTTGCTGTTTGAGAGTCATCTGGAAGGCGCTACAATGCCTTCCTTTCATATTTTAGGACTCATCCTACATTTACACATTTAATTGGGTGTGTTAGGATTACTGAGCCACTTAAAGTGTCCCTATAGTATAAGCGATTGATTAAATGATTCCACTTCTTCGCCCACATCAGCAACGCGGTGTTGATGCAATGGTTGCCCATATGAAGGGGCAGTTGATTATGCCTACTGGTGCAGGCAAGACTCTCACAATGATTACTGATGCTAAGGCACAGATTGACAACATTGGTGCCACCACCATTGTTGTTGTTTGCCCTCGTATTTTGCTTGCAGAGCAACTCTGTAGCGAATTTCTTGAGGTTATCGACACCAAGAATGTGCACGTAATGCACGCTCACAGTGGTGAAACTTCTCACTTCAGCAGCACCAACCCCAAGCAAATTCATATGTTTGCTAATGTTGCCCGCACGGCTGGTGATGCTTGCATTATCTTCACGACCTACAATTCTCTTGATCGTTTGCGTCAAGCAGACATCGAAGTGAACACCATTTACTTTGATGAGGCACACAATTCTGTAAAGCGTAACTTCTTTGCTCCTACAGAGTTCTTCTCTGGCGATGCAGAACGTTGCTACTTCTTTACTGCAACCCGCAAGACTTCTGTCACTATCAACAAACCTGGTATGAACGATGTTGAGGTTTATGGTGACATTATTTGTCGCGTTTCTGCACCTGAACTGGTGGAGGGTGGTTACATCATTCCTCCTAAGATTCAGGCAAAGAAGTTTGACATTCACAAGGCAAAACAAATCAATCCTAACATTGATTGTGCCAATGTTTTGGACACGATTGATGACACTGACACCAAGAAGATTCTTGTTTGTGTTAAGACTAGCAAGCAACTGATGAACCTGATGGGATTCACTGATTTTGCTTCTGAATTACAACAACGTGGTTACTCTTATCTCTACATCACTAGCAAGACTGGTGCTGTAATTGACGGCAAGAAAGCTAACCGAGAGGAGTTCTTCAACACTCTCAATGCTTGGGGTAAAGATCCTAGCAAGAAGTTTGTTGTTCTTCACCGTTCTATTCTCTCTGAGGGTATCAACGTGAGCGAATTGGAGACTGTTGTTTTCCTTCGCAATATGGACACCATCGAAATGGTTCAAACCATCGGCCGTGTCCTGCGTTTGGGTAGCGATACCAAGAAGTTTGGTCTTTGTGTTGTACCTGTGTATTCCCAGGTTGGTATCAGCACCGAGCGAGCATTGCAGAACGTTGTTGATACCGTATTTCATAAAGGTGAGATGTTGGATTCTGTTGTGCGGAGGTGATTGAAATGACACAACTATATAAATAAATCAGTTGTGTCATTCTTATGAGTAAGAACACTGGTGCAGATTGGCACCGAAACAAATACCAAAATGATGAAACTTACAGGGAGGAAAAACTTGAAAGGAACAGTGAATGGGCAAAGAAAAATAGAGCTTACAAGACAGAAAAACTCAGAGAACTTCGCAAGAAAAAGAGGCAGCAACTTGTTGAGCATCTGGGTGGAGTCTGTGTAGGGTGTAGAACGACAGAAAACCTTCAGTTTGACCACATCAACCGAGCAGACAAAGCATACACTATTGGAAAAATCATCGACTGGGATATGTCTAGAATTATTCCAGAAGTTGAGAAATGCCAATTACTCTGCAAGGAGTGTCATCGTATCAAAACCAGAGCAAATCACGACAATGCAGAACTCTTGAAAGAATGCACTCTAGAGAGTATAGTGGATGATGGAAAAACCATCACCATCATCTACAGGCGGTGAGTCTCACCCAAGACTCAAGTGGCCATCAGGGGTAAAACCCCGATTTTTTTGCAATTTCACTGCACAGACCCTATGGGGCATCCGCCCCAACAAAAATCACGATTTTTTTGAAAGTATCATGAACCAACCAACTAATTCAAGCATTCTTGACTCAAACCCACCCCAAAATGGATTTATTGTTGATGGTGGAATCTATGCAGCAGTTCCTTACTGTAACCGATTGATGATCATTCACAATGGCAAGCAGCTTAAAGTGTGCACAACGGAGGAATCTGCCCGCAAGTTTATTCAAAAACATCGTAGAGGTAAGAGTGTTGCTAAACTTCCGATTGATTGATGATACTGAGCCACTTAAAGTGTTGTAGTAGTACAAGGAACAAACTTGCAATGACTCTCACAACTATTCAAACTTTTGCTAAATTGAAAGTAACTGATTTCTCTGCATATGCCAAACCTGGCAAGAACAAAGGTTCTCGCGGACAACTGATTGAAACTGCTCTGGGCATTCCTAACAGCTCCAACCTCAAAGATCTTGTGGACGGTGAACTTAAGACGTTCACGGTTGGTGAATCTATTGCTGTGACACAGTTAAAGCACTGCCTTAGCGAAATTATTGAGGATAATGTTCCTTTCGCTGAAAGTAAAGTTGCTGAGAAACTCAATCAGACCATCTACGTTGGTTTCACTCGCACCAACGATTATGTGGGAACTGAACTTCTAAATTCAGAAACTCATTCTGAGCACTATCGGGAACTGAAAGAGGATTACGAATTCATTTGTAACCATATTCGCACGGCATTTGATGAGGAAAGTGAATTGAATACCATCACTGGCCCTAACGGATTGCTTCAGATTCGCACCAAAGCATCTAAAACCAACGGTCACTATGTTCCTCTGAAATTTGCAGGTGTGACTCTTAAGGATAAGGGAATGGCATTTTATCTTTGTGGTCAATTTGGACGCAATCTTTTCTGATAGTTGACAACTAACTGAAAATAGTTTATACTAAATAAGTTCAGTCAAAACAAATCTATACCCGTTTTGACACTCCAAATCTATACACGGAGAAAATCTATGTTGACTCAAACTCTTATCGAGCAAATTGTGCTGCTCGCAAAACAAATACACGAAAATGGAGAATCCTCTAACCATGTAAATCTCCCTTTCTATAATGGATTGGTTGAGAAAAGAGGCACTTCTTACAGCAAAGTTTTAGACCCAGTTTCACTTCAAAGAAATAGCGAAGACAGGGCAGAAGGTGATGTTTATCGAACTTACTTCTTACAGAAAGATGAGAATGGAAGATATGTTCTTTATAATCATGACACAGCAAATCGTGAAAATATGATAGTGGTTTCAACCACTGATTTTGTAGATAATTTTGGCAATACTTTTAAAGCATGGACACCTAAGCAGATGAATGGTAACACTCTTATTGTTACCCTATGCAAACTTCTTAATGGTGAGTTAGATATTCCAAAGGATTATCTTCTCTCAGATTGTGTTCCTGAGGCAGAATCAACACTTCGATATGAAATTGTTCTAATTTCTAGCAACGATGAATATAATCGAATTTATCGTACCATTGATCATACTGCATCTGGTAAATCTAAGAACGATAACTATACCTCTGTTCTGAATGGTTTCGGTTACTTAAATGCAACAACTGGACAATCAAATTTAACTCCATGGTTGCTAAATGACATGGACGGACCTATCAGTTTGATTGACAATAATACTGTTCCTAAAGATGTAGATACAATGACAGATGTCGTGAAACCATATCTACCTGTTTTTGAAAATGTACCTGCAATAACTTCTCAAATTATCAACAACGGGTCAACGTATAGCAAAATCTATCGTGCTCTCTGTGTTGACATGACAGCAGCATATATGAATGGTAAGGCACCATATTTTAATCAGTTTTTGAATCAACTTATTTCTGAGATTAAAATCATCAAAGATAGTAATGTTGAAGATTATTGGCAAGACAAATTGTTTGGTAGAAACAAAGTTCGCAATGGTTCTACAATCAACTGGCAAGGAGAAAAGAATTTTTCTTCCTGGATTCGTAATCGTGCCGCAGATGTTTGGAAACTACGATTGACTGCCATTGATTGGATTTTGTGGGAACTCTTTTACATTGAAAGAGATGCTGGTAAAAATGCAGATGTCTGTGACCATAACATCTATGTTAATGGTGGTGCTAACATTTTGGGCTCTAAAAATAGAAATGAGCACATGTATAAGGAACTGAATTTCCTGCGTCTGGTGTTCATTTATGCTATGCAGAATGGACTTAAAAAATCTTTTACACTTGAAGATTTGAATGAATGGTGCGATAATACTAATGAGTTTGAGTATCCAAGAAATTGTTATCTTTCTTCTGCTAGTGATCTTATTAAACTTGGTAGTATCAAGAAAACAGGAACACATACTACACTCCGTGTTATTCTAAAAAATTATTTGTATGCATAAACCCTTTCTAAAGTGGGCAGGAAACAAATATAGAGTCCTTCCCCATCTTACTCCCCATATTGGTAGTCCAAAGCGTTATTGTGAACCCTTTGGTGGGAGCCTTGCTGTTGCACTGAACACATCAGCAGAGCAGTATATTCTCAATGATGTGAATAAAGATTTGGTGGCAATTTATCAGAATTTGTTAGATCCAAATGAGGATAGTTTTATTCAGTATTGTAAAGAACTGTTCATTCCAGAGAATAATACTAAAGAGTCATATCTTGATTTGAGAGAACACTTCAATCAATCAACAGATTCTAAAGAAAGGGCAAGACTATTCATCTATTTGAATCGCCACTGCTTTAATGGACTGTCAAGATACAATAAAAATGGTGGATTTAATGTTCCTTTTGGTAAATATGAAAAACCAACTTGTCCATCTGAAGAGATGATGAAATTTAGGATGTATTTCCTCACCAAACAATTGGTGCGGTTCACATCACTTTCATTTGAAGATTTATCTCTTTATGAAGATTTGGAAGCAGGTGATGTTGTCTATTTTGACCCACCATATGTTCCTGCATCTGATACATCAAACTTCACAAGCTATGCGACTGATGGGTTTACATCAGACCAGCAGGTTAAACTAGCACAACTTGCAGAATCTCTTGCTGCAAAGGGTATTAAAGTGATTGTATCTAATAATGACGTTTCCATCACCAGAGAACTATACAAAAATGCCACAATCTATCCAATTCAAGTGTCTAGAACTATTGCAGCAAATGGTGGAAGTAGAAAGAAAGCAAATGAATTGATTGCTGTCTACTGAGCCCCTTAAAGTGTTCCAGTAGTGTGAGGAGCACACTGCTCCCACAAAAACTATTAAACTTTTGAAATGATGAACGACAAAATCGCACAAATCAAGACCTTCGTCAATGAGAATGTTACCAACGATGTTCTCAAAAAAGTTGGAATCTCCGCAACTATTCTCTTTGTTGTAATTGTTGCACAACTGATAATTCATGAGGTTGTGATGGTTGTGGATGCAATTCCTGTGTTCAATGGTATAATGCAACTTGTTGGACTTTTCACTTTGATTAATTTTGTTCGCAACAATCTTCTGACTCCCGAACAGCGTCAAGAGTTTGTTGGTAAAGTTCAAAATACTTACAACGACATTGTTGAGTGATATAAATAATGATGCTTATGTGTCGCAACTAAGCAAAGAGAATGGGGGCAGAAATGCCCCTTTTCTTGTATAAATAATACTGCGACACATAAAGCAGAATGAATAAAGTAAGCGTTCAATCGTTGAACGAATGTTTCAACGTATCTGGAAAAGATTTCATCTTGATGGAAGATGATTATGAGCTATTGTCACCACAAGAAATGAATATACCACCTCCAAATAAAGGTAAGATTTGGATAACAAATGGAACAGATAATAAGATGGTCAAATGTGATGAAATCCCAGATGGTTGGTATAGAGGACGGGTGAATGTTCATAGTGAAGAGGGTAAAAAGGCAAACCTAAAACAACTAAAAGAAAATAATCCTAACGCAAAGACTTATAAGATAATTTTTAGAGATGGGACAGAAGAAATTGTAAAGCAGTTATCAACTTGGGCACGCAATAAGGGTCACACATATAGTAATATTAAAGCAATAGTTCATCGGACAAAGTATAAGAAAGAAAAGCAATATGAATGCTACAATTCTTCCACCTATTACATTAAAGAGATTGTTTCTATCTGAGCCCCTTAAAGTGTCCTAGTAGTGTAGCGATGGTAAATTGATGGCACAAAATATCCACCTTGAACACGTAGAAGATTCTATCCTAACGGGTGACCTTTCGGTTCTTGATTGGTTCTCGGACCCTGATTCTATCATCAGCACAAAAATTGATGGGAGTCCTAGCTTGGTTTGGGGAACAAATCCTGCAAATGGGAAATGGTTTGTGGCTACAAAAAGTGCCTTTAACAAAGTAAAAATCAAGATTGCACATTCTCATCGGGAGATTGATAAGTTCTATGAGGGTAGAGTTGCAGATATTCTGCATCTTTGCTTTAAGTATCTTCCTCGCACCAAAACTATTGTCCAAGGTGATTGGATTGGTGTCGGTGGTTCTGATACCTATCGCCCCAACACTTTGACATATGTCTTCCCAGAGTTTATCTCTCAAGATATAATTGTAGCCCCACACACTGTTTATAGTGGTGGGAATGATTTGCGTGAGGTTGATGCTTATCCTTTGGTTCTTGACCTTCCCAGCACCCAAAATTGTCTGTTTATTCAACCCGAGGTTGAGTTAAACCCATACCGTGAAGATTTGGCAGATGTTGCAGCATTTGCCCGTCAAATGTCCACTCTATGTGATTTTGTAAGTGCTCGCAAGGCAACACAAATCAAAAAAGCAATCAATGCCTGCATCCGTGAGGGTCAACCCATTGTTGAGGATGAAATTGCAGAAAAATGTGAATGTGACATCAACCTGCTACGGCTTTGGAAGTTGGTTGCATCTATGAAGGATGATTTGTTCTTGTTCATTAAAGAAACCGATGACATTGCTTGTATGATTGGTAATACGTTTGTTTGCCATGAAGGTTATGTTATCTCTAACAATTATGGGACTTTCAAGGTTGTTGACCGTGAAGAGTTTAGTTATGCAAACTTCAACATGGAAAAGGTTTGGAGTTAAATAAATGGAGTCTATTTTAACCATGAAACTGTTACTAACTGCTGTGCTCTTAGCACTCTCTCCCATCCCTGCAAATGCTATCACCTGGCAACAGTTCTGGGAGCCATTTGTTCATGAGGATAGTGATCATCGCCATGAAAGAAAGCGTGATAATTACAGAGACCACTTCTATCACAGATATTGTATCAAACGTATTCGCAGAGAAGAATATGTTCCTGGCAACAGATGGCGTCCTGGTTATGTCAGAACGTGGTACGAAGAGGTGCCTTGCGGTAGGTAAAAGCTACCATTGCCAGAGTGAATAAAATCTGGTACAATCTTTATGTTCTCTTGAGATTTGAAATCATGAACCAAGAAAGGCATTTTCACACCGAATCTGAGCGTCGTCAACTAGATGGAGTTCTGCACGATGCTGATGCTAACGGATGGACAATTTCTAAGCACAACCGTATGAAGTCGCGTGTAAATAACCTGCCAGATCTTTCTCTTGTGAGTGATGAGGATGCAGTTGCCTGATAGTTACTGAGCCCCTTAAAGTGTCCCAGTAGTGTAAGAAGCATACTCAAACATGAAAGCACAAGACCCCCGCACACTTTTTGCTGATGATGAGTTCACTTTCTTTCGACTCAATCTTCTCAAAGAAGTTGACCGCTTGAGTGTATATCACTCTGATAGGTATCAGAAAGAAAAGGAACTCAAAAAGGCAGACGATTGTCTAACTTATCTGATGAATTATCGTTCACATCAAACTGAGTGGTGATTTATGAAATACACAATCGTTAAGTTTAAGGGTCGGTGGGTGAAAGTTTCCAACAAACTATCACCCCCAACCGAATGGGTTACAATCATCAACAAAGCACATTCAATTCCAAAAGTATGAAAAACTATCGAGTTCGAGTTGAGACCAACGACGGATGTGTGACCGTTTGGTATGAGAAATCGAGTGCAAAACGTGCTTGTGACCTTATCAATAATCGTGTCTACAATCAACTCTGTGGACTAAACATTAAAGAAGTTTCTGTTACTCCTTCTGTCTAAATCATGAACATCTGGACTTACAGTTTGAACCGCGTTGACCTTACTCCTAATGAGGAAACTTGCATTTTAAGGTTTCTTCGTGAAGCAAGAGAATGTGGGTATCCAAGTTCTAATGAAGAGTGGTATCCTATCATTGACAGCATAATGCAGAAGTATTATGATTCTGATGTCAAGGAAGCACAATCATGGCAAACTCTATAATTTAAGCACATGAGAGTTAAAGTTGATTTGTATGTTGCAGGTAAGGTATTCTCAGAGATTGTGGAAGCTGTAAACTATCAGGATGCGCGTGAGACTGCATTAGCACGTAATCCTAAGGCAAAGATTGTAGGATGCACAGCAGTTTTCAAGTAGTGCTCACTGAGCCCCTTAAAGTGTTCCAGTAGTGTAAGACAGAAACCCAAAGGAGAAAAATGCAACTCACTTCCAAAGATGCTAACATGATTGTTGATTTCTATCCCGTAAAGTATGCGGATGGAACTATCTCCAATCGTCATATTCTCAAGATTCTGACTTTCTCTAACTGCAAGCAATCTATTCGCTACATTACCAAGAAAGATTTCCAGTATGAGGTAGATTCCCGTGTTGAGGGTTATGGTTACATTGTGACTGATATGCACACCGAACCGCAACTGTTCAATTCTGCACTTACCTGTGCCTGCTGATTGCACAATTCAACACTTAAATTATAATCAAAAGAAAATGTCTGCTATTCTGAATCAAACCAAATCTGAGTTCCTTGTTGATACTCTGATTGAGCAATTGAATGACCAATGGAAAGTTAATGCCATCGAATCTGGTCATGATACTTATTACCAAGTCGAAGCAGATTTCGGTCGTAAGTACATCAAACTGATGACTTATTTGGTCTCTGGTGGTGAACGTAAACATGGACGCTCTGCATATATGTTTGTGGAGAATAACACTGGTGCATGTTACAAACCTGCCAGTGTAAAAGCACCTGCAAAGGGTATTCGATTCTATGTTGAGCAACTCACTGAGAATCCCACTATTTGTGATCAATACGGTGGGTTTCTTTATCTCCGATGAATAACGAAAAAATGTCACTGATTAAGACTTATCTTCACAACAAAATGACTTTTACTGAAGCACTGATTGCATCTGGTTATGTTCTCGATGAGGATAACTTTGATGATGGTTGTTATGTCAAGACTGATGCAAATGATCTGATTCATTGTTATCAAGAAGGAGAGGATATTGGTGAGTGGAATTATGTCAAAATGACGGAAGATTTTGATGTGATTGTAGAGCAAACGTTCACTCTCTAATGTCTACTGAGCCACTTAAAGTGTACCAGTAGTGTAAGGTTCAAACGAAATTCAAAAATGACAATTCACTTTGCTAATCTCTTCGCTCAGAATACTGATCTCACCTCTGAGTTTGTGACTGATTTCTCCCGTACTTTCAAGTCTAACACCTTTGATAAGTACACTCGAAATGATGGAAAAGTTTATATTAAGCACGGTGTGAATCGTGATACCAAAGTCGATGTATTCTCTGTCGAAGCAATGATCTATGAGTACAAAGGTTGCTGGGTTGGCAATCAAAAGAACTTCGGTAGTTTCGATAACTTTGCTGATGCAATTGATTGTGCTCGCAAAGTACAACTGCCACAAGATAGCACCACTCAGGATGCTGCACTTTCCATGATGAGTAAGGGTTACTGAGCCCCTTAAAGTGTCCTAGTAGTGAGACGTTCAAACGAAAAAGATGATTTACACCTCATTAAAAACGAATCAGGATTATGAGATTGTTCCTGTCAAAGAAAAGCGTCAGAGTTGGGATGATAATGGTCAACCATTCTGGAAAGAATTGACTCAGTATCGTATTCTGAAGGATGGAAAGATGGTTCAATTCACATATGATGTTTCGCAGATTACAGAGACTGTTTCATTCTATGAAAACCCAGGAAAAGATGTTTCATCCCGTTTTGATTGATATGCTGAAATTGGAATTGTCAAATGATGAGTATCGCGCAATACAAAGTGCACTCGAAACCTATGTTGATCTAGAACGCGAAAAGTATTCAAAATGTAGTGATGATAGAATCTTCACTGCAACACAACTTAAGATTTTCACTGACTTTCAAGTTCTCTAATTTCTGATGATGAACAACAATCAAAAAGACAAGATGTTGGCACTCATTCTTGATGATATTCATGCACAAGTGATGAAACTGACAGATGAGAATCGTCTTGATGATGCTGTTGCATCGTATCAAGAATGGTCCGAACATTTTGATGAATCTGTTCCTGATGTTCATGTCCTCACTATCAATGATCTGACCAATGTCTGACTCTAATCTTTACACCGAAATCCTCAAATCTGAAATCATGCCTCTTACTCCTGATCAACTCTCCAATCTCCGTGATAATTATGCCCAGATGATTGTTGATGATATGGATACTAAAACTCTGATGATTATGGCCTATGATGTTATCATGGAGAATCTGAATGACTATGATGAGCAACAATTAAAGGAAGAAATTGTCGATTGCTATGGTGATGAGATTCTAGAAGATTTGATTTCCTAATGCTCACTGAGCCACTTAAAGTGTCCTAGTAGTGTAAGACAGAAACCTCAAACAAAAAAACCAAATGCGTAAGATCGAAAAGCAAATGAATGATGCCATCACTAACAACGAGAATTGGAAAAGTGCCAATACTGTTGTTACCTATGATGAGCAAAATGATCTCTCTATTGTATTCCTTCATGGTAAAAAGATTGCAGAGATTGGTGAGACTTTTCTTCGCTTATTTGATGGTGGTTGGCAATCCAATACCACTAAGTCTCGCCTGAATGCTATTCTTCAAGCACACGGAGAATGTGGTGATCGTGTATTCCAAAAAGCAGGAGAATGGTTTCTTAAGATGAACACTGTTCAAGGACTAACTACCGTTCCTTTCTTCTCTTCGATGCGTCTGGGTTGAGAATGAATAAGACAAGATCTGCAAACTTCTATGCTAACCAAGTGAAGATTTTGATTCTTATTCTAGTCTCTGTGTTGATTGCAAAGTCACCACCAACGAGACAATTTCTCTCTGATGTACTATACACTACCTCGGAGATTATAAGACCTAAGTAACACCCTCAAGGGGTGTTTTTTTTTTTTTTTATGTTTTTAATTTAATAAATGGTTAAAAAAATATAGCTAAGAGTTTTATAGTTTTCCACATCTTGTGGAAAAGTGTTGATAATTGTGGAAAAACTCATTGAAAAGCTCTTGAAATCTTGTATAAAGCCCTCAGGACCTTGTGGGCCCTTGAGTATAAAGCCCTCCAAGTCTTGTGTATAAAGCCCTCAGGACCTTGTGGGCCCTTGAGTATAAAGCCCTCCAAGTCTTGTGTATAAAGCCCTCAGGACCTTGTGATCTTAGCGAGCATAACATAAGGACCGCACTTTGTCAACCCACAAGGTCAAAAATCCCACACATAAGGTCCGCAAATTGTCACCGTGCCAGATAAATACTCCGACGATTCTTGACATTTCGGCGCCGATATCCTAGAATACTCAAGTCACAACAAAGGAGCGAATCATGTCTCTCAGTTATCTTCAGGCCCAGAAGCATCGTTATCGTATCACTCTGGAGATTGAAGCACTTGCAGACTTTAACCCTCATCAACTTGATTGGGAGAAACTCTTCAAGCTTGAACCTGCGGAAAAGTGTGAGGCATATGTTGAGGACTTGAGTACACCCGACCGTTGGTGAGTAACAGTTACTGAGCCACATAAAGTGTAGCAGTAGTGTAAGCAACCGACTCAAACATGTCCAAGACACTGATGCTCTCCGCCCTGCGTCAAGGTAACACTGGCACTCAAATTCTTGAGATTCTGAATGCACTTGTGAGCGACGGTGAGGGTAGCGAATCGGGTAATTATGCCGCCGATGGTCCTACCCTACTCCCCGTGGAGTTCTGATACCTTAGAGGCGCTTCTAGGTGCCTCTCACAGTCTTAAATCGTTTCCCCTTAAGTAACTCAAATGCTTGCTAATCGTCAAATTTTGATTGATGCTCTCGTCGAGGCAACTATCGACGGAATGACACCTTCGGACCTTGAATGTGCACTGTCTGATTATATGCGTGAAAATCTGGAAGGTGTTAGTGATGAGCAGCTACTTTATGAGTTCCGTTGGACGTTCCCCGAAGTGGTAACAGTTACTGAGCCCCTTAAAGTGTTCTAGTAGTGTAAGGGGCACAACCCCACTAAATTAACCTCTCATTCGTTCCTAAATGACTGCTACTTTCCAAACTAATCTCACAGATACCACCTACAACGGTTGGACTAACTACGAAACCTGGAATGTTTCTCTCTGGATACAGAATGATGAGTTTCTTTATAATCTCGCTCAGAAATGCGATTCTTATGAGGATTTTCTGAGTGTACTCAAAGAGTTAAACACTGTAGCAACTCCTGATGGGGTAAGGTATGCTGACCCCGCAGTGAACGCTATCGAACTAGACACAGACGTGTTCGATTACTGATGCTTACTGTACTGCCCTTCGTTGATACTTAGGGCAGTCTTATTCGTATGCGTATTCGGCAGTTATTATGCCGGGTCGTTTATACCGCCGCGGCGCCCTGCCGTTATAAAAACCCCTCACTACCCTAACCTACAGAGGTGACAAAACGCGAGAGAGATATAAAGAATGAAAAAAAATTTCGCGGAGAAAAAAAACATGAGAAAACCCCGACCGTATTGGAATTTCTGGAAGGTAATCTTTGCGGGGTGGTTAATAAGGTATCCGGGGAGATTCTTCGAGGTATTTCGATTTCCTTTGTTTACGGCACTGGGACTTTGTATTATTGTGATATATAATGCAGTATCGAAATGAGACTGAAAGAAAAAAATTTTCAGGTATTTTTTATGAACCAGCAAGTCAAGGTATATCACATATATGCAAAGGATAGGTGTATATTTCATTCTATCAGTGAGGATGAGTTCAGTGTTACATGGAAGACACTGAATAATATGGTAGGCCTACTCAAGACTGAGTATTGTGTAGATGACCTATCATATGAGGAACTCACAGTCAATCGTATGGCAGAATTAAATTCGTCACATTGACAAGACCCTAAATAGGGAGTAAAATTGAACTGAAAGTTAATTTCAATTATGGCAAAAGGATTTACAGTAAAAGCAAAAGCACCCACTACCAGTAAACCAGAAGGAGAGGAGTGGGATTATACAGCAATCAAGGAGCGGATGCGAGGCAAGTCAATTGTATTCTGTCTTCCTGGTCGTGGATGTTCATTTATTTTTCTGAAAGCATTTGTACAATTATGTTTTGACATGGTACAGAATGGAATGAGTATTCAGATTAGTCAAGATTATTCATCGATGGTTAATTTTGCTCGTTGCAAGTGTCTTGGAGCAAATGTATTGAGAGGTCCAAAGCAAGTACCATGGGATGGAAAGTTGAAATATGATTATCAACTTTGGATTGACTCGGATATTGTCTTTGACACTAACAAGTTCTGGCAATTGTGCGATCTTGCACTTTCTGAGGATGGAACAGAGCATGAAATTACTGCTGGATGGTATGCCACAGAAGATGGACGCACAACATCTGTCGCACATTGGTTGGAGGAAGAAGATTTCCGTAACAATGGTGGAGTAATGAATCATGAAACAGTAGAGAGTATTTCAAAGCGTCGTAAACCATTTACTGTTGATTATACAGGATTTGGTTGGGTATTAATTAAGAACGGGGTATTTGAGAATCTTGAGTATCCATGGTTTGCACCTAAGATGCAAGTCTTTGAATCTGGTGCAGTTCAAGATATGTGTGGAGAGGATGTTTCATTCTGTCTTGATGCAAAGGAAGAAGGATTTGAGATTTGGTGCGATCCTCGAATTCGTGTTGGGCATGAAAAGACTCGTGTAATTTGATAGGAGATTTTAATTTATGGCTTATAATAAGACTACATTTGTTCCAGGAGCACCTAAAAAGACTCGCCAAGGACGTTCTTCTCGCACATTGCTTTCAGCAACATCTCGTAATGGAAAGAGGAAAAAGTATCGCGGACAGGGTAGGGGTTAAATAAAACATTCATTAAAAAAAAATGAGTTGTCTTATCACTAACCTCCCATCAAAAGAAATATGGGTTCGTAAAGAATATCTTACAGACCATCAGAGTGGGCACGGTGAATTTGTAAAGGGCGTTTGGGTTTCGGCAAAGTCGATTCCTGGACGCGCTTTTTATTTTGAGACATATTTACCAGAATATGCCGCAATGTATGACAAATTGCCAATTAGTGCCTTTTTGTCTCGTCCAGAAACTCCAGATCCAGACTTAAACCTACCAAATTTACAATTTTGGAATTGTATGGATTATGGTGTAGTGAGTATTGATAAAAAATTTATTGGAAGTATGGATTTTGAATGCTATACTCGCGATTATGGCATTCAAAAAGGTACTTATATTTGCACAATCGATAATTATCATCATGATCCAGACTATGTTGATTGGGCTACGAGTGAAAATCCTGCTGAACACAAATCTCATAACCTCATTGAACTGAATAATGGTCAATTTGCACTCTATCCAAACAACAGATTGCGTATTTTTGACAACAGTCTGACACCTACAGAACCAAAAATACCTGATTTTAAGGTTTCAACACAATATTACCAAGTTGAAAATAGTTATGAGCGCCTTGGAATGGGTAATGAAGACGAATATCATTGGAAGACAGCACAAGAGCGTGAAAATAAATAAAAAATAAGGGATAGCAACCCCTTAAAAAGTTCTGTTCAACCTATAAAAGGAGAAAACAGATGGCAATTCACCCCAATCCAGACCGCGATTCAAGTTATATGAGAGAAATGTGGGGTACAAGTGGATTAATTGCAGATTATTGGAGCAAAACACCTGGAGATTTAAAAAAACAAATGCTTCGTGAGATTAATAATGACAATATGACACCAAAAAAGCATGATTTTGCTGTTCAGAAAGAAATTCATGAAAAAATTCGCAATGATAATGATTATGATGACTGGGAATACGGTACAGAACCTATTTTTGGGTGATAAATAAGATAGAATTAGAGTCTATTGATGCCAGTAGAGCGAGTCAGTAAACAATTTAAAGATATTAGTCTGACTTTTCAGGTGAATCCAATAACATTTGATATCATTGATATTAGAAACGAGACATCTATTGCTCGCTCTATTCGTAATCTAGTATTGACTTTACGTGGAGAAAGATTTTTTAATCAAAATCTTGGTTCTAATCTATCAAAAAGTCTTTTTGAAAATCTTAGCAGTATAACTGAATTAGAACTACGTGATGAAATTACCAATACAATTAATAATTATGAACCAAGAGTAAAATTAATAAATGTTGATATAAACTCCTCAGAAATTGATGCAAATGAATTAAATGTAACTATTAGATATTATATTATTGGAATAGATGCGTTACCACAACAACTTACTTTTGCACTACAGTCAGTACGATAATGTCATTAGTTAACTTTACAAATTTAGATTTCGATCAAATAAAAACATCAATTCGAGATTATCTAAAATCGAATTCAAATTTTACTGACTATGATTTTGAAGGTTCAAATCTATCAATTATTATTGATACGTTAGCATATAATACATATATTGCCTCTTACAATGCTAATATGGTAAGTAATGAGGTTTTTATTGATAGTGCGACTTTAAGGGAAAATATAGTTTCTCTTGCAAGAAATATTGGATATGTTCCTAGGTCAAGAAGATCCTCAAAAGCAAACATTACATTCTCAGTAGCAATTAGCAATCCTACTATAAAATTTGTGACATTAAAAAGTGGAAATGTTTGTAGAAGTGAAAATTTTGGAGATTTGGTATTTACATTTTCAATTTTAGATAATATTACTGTACCAGTAATAGATGGAACTGCAGTTTTTGATTCAATTGAAGTTATAGAAGGAACTGTTTTTAAAACTAACTTTACAGTAGACGCAAATAATTTAAATCAAAGATTCATATTAGAAAATAGAGGAATTGATACTACATCTCTTTTAGTAACTGTTAGGGATACAGAATCTTCAACAAGTATTAGAAAATATACAAATTCTTCAAGCATTTTAGATGTCACCTCAACATCTAAAGTTTATTTTCTTCAAGAAATTGAAGATGAAAGATATGAATTAATATTTGGAGATGGAGTTTTTGGGTCTAAGCTTCAAAATAATAATTACATCGAAGCTTCATATATTATAAGTTCTGGAGAAAGTTCAAATGGAGTTTCTAATTTTAATTTTACTGGTTCATTATTTGACAATAAAGGAACTCCAGTTACAGAAGAAATTTCATTAATTACTACAAATTTAAGTTCTTCTTCTGGATCTGAAATTGAATCTGTAAATTCTATTCGCAATTTTGCTCCGAGATTATATTCTGCACAAAATAGAGCAGTGACTGCATCAGATTATGAGACTATTGTTTCTAGAATTTATTCCGAAGCAGAGTCTGTAAGTGCTTTTGGTGGAGAAGATTTAAATCCTCCACAATTTGGAAAGGTTTTTATTTCAATAAAACCAAAGTTTGGATCTTTTATATCAAATAATATTAAAGATAATATCAAACAAAGACTTAAAAAATATACAGTTGCTGGCATATCACCTGAAATATTAGATATTAAATTTCTTTATATTGAATTGGAAACAAACGCATACTACAACTCAAATACAACTTTGAGTCAAAATGCACTAATAACAAAAATATATGACAATATAAATGCATATTCGGATTCTGAAGAGTTGAATAAGTATGGTGCAAGATTTAAATATAGTAAGTATCAAACACTCGTCGATAATACTGATGCTGCTATTACTTCAAATATTACAAGAATTCAAATTAGAAGAGATTTAAAAGTATCTCAGAATCAATTTGCCCAGTATGAGATTTGTTTTAGAAATGCATTTTATGTCAAAAATGTCAGTGGATATAATATAAAATCTTCTGGATTTAAAGTAAGTGGAATATCAAACATAGTTTATTTTGGAGATTCTCCAAATCCAGATAAAAAGTCTGGAAGTTTGTTCTTATTCTATTTAAATTCGGATAATACTCCTGTCATTGTGAAAAGGTCTATTGGTACTGTTGATTATTTGACAGGAGAAATTGTAACAAATCCATTGAATATCATTTCTACAGCAAAAAATGACGGTGGAACTCCTATCATTGAGATATCTGCTATTCCACAGTCAAATGATGTTCTTGGAGTGCAGGACATTTATTTGCAGATAGATATTAATAGAACACTTGTCAATGTATTACCAGATAATGTTGAATCTGGTTCAGATACTTCTGGATCAAATTATATCGTTACCTCTAGTTATTCAAATGGCAATTTAGTCAGAAATTAATAAATGGAAAGCAGAGTAAAAATCAGTTCTATTGTAGAATCTCAATTACCTTCTTTTGTTAGAGAAGATTATCCTCTTGTAGGCGAACTTTTAAGAGAATATTACAAATCACTAGAATCAAAAGGTTCTGCATACGATATCTTACAAAATATAGACCAATATGTTGATGCTAATAACTTAATAAATTTTACAGAAACTACTAATCTCACACAAGATGTACAAATATTTGATGATATTATCAATGTAGAAACTACAAAAGGATTTCCAAATACTTATGGTATTGTTAGCATTGATAATGAATTAATTTTATATAAGTCAAAAACAGAAACTCAATTTTTAAATTGTTCAAGGGGATTTAGTTCAGTTATAGGATACTCAGAAAATGATACTGAAGACTTAACTTTTTCTGATAGTTTGGCAGATTTTCATTCCCAACTTGATATTACTGGAGAAAATCCAAATAGAGTTAAAAACATTGGCTCACTATTTTTAAAAGAGTTTTTTAAGAAAACAAAAAGTCAATATCTTTTTGGATTTGAAGGTAGAGAATTATTTTCTGAAGTAAATAAAAATATAGTTCTTAAGCAGTCTAAGGATTTTTATTCATCAAAAGGAACAGAAAGATCTTTTGAAATATTATTCAGAATTCTTTATGGAAAAGATGTTGAAGTTATTTTACCAAAAAATAATCTAATTCAACCATCATCAGCAAATTATAGAGTATCAAGAAATTTTGTTGCTGAGGGAGTACAAGGAAATATTGAAGACCTTAGAAATAGAACCATATTTCAAAATCAATTTGCAAATATCACAAAATCTTTTGGTACAGTAAGCAACGTACAAAAAATAATTAGAAAAGGAAAAATATATTATACATTAAGTGTTGATTTTGATTTTGATAAAGATGTTATTGTTTCAGGTTCTATTTTTGGAAATTTACAGGTAAATCCAAAAACAAAAATAATAGATGATGTATCAATATCTTCGGATACTATTTGTGTCGATTCTACAATAGGATTTCCAAAAAGTGGCCAATTGACTGTAAATTTAAATGGAACTGATTTAGTAATTAATTACAAATCAAAAACAATTAATGAATTTTTAGGTTGTTCAGGAATAACTCAGACTATTCCCAACGAATCGGAAATTTCTTTGAATACCTATGCCTATGCTTTTGATGACAATGGTGATGAAATAAGATTTAGAATTACTGGAGTTTTATCTGAAGTAGAACTTTCCAGAGAAAATTTTTACTATGAAAAAGGTGATAAAGCAAGTATCACAAATCTTGGATATATTGGAAAAAATTACCAAGAAAACAATTGGTTTTTCAATACTTCGGTACTATGTAATGTTAAAACATTCTCAATAAAAGGTAATGGAAATTATTTTGTAGAAACTTTTGATTTTAATGGAATTTACAAAGGAGATTCTGTAGAGATTGACTATGTAGATGGAATAGATGATCAAAGAAAGACTGATATCATATCCGGAGAAAGTATATTATATACTTCAGGAAATGTTCCTGGAAGATCTTTTACAATAACAAATACTGACAAAAACATAAAAAATATTTTTTCTGTCAAAAAATTACTTTCAAAATACGATAAAAAATACATTTCAAATGTATCAAATGTATATAAAGACTTTGATGAAAATATTGAATATATTACATCTTCATCTCTACCATCATATCCAAATAGACAGGAAATAAACACATCAAAGGTAATTTTAAAAAATAAAATAGATTCTGGAGAATTAATTAATCTTGTTTCTTTTGGAGAAAATCATGGATTTTTGACGGGAGATGAAGTATCATTTTTCGTAAATTCGAGCAATCAATCTGGACTTGGTTTAACAGTTATAACTGGTTCATATTACGTCAAAAAAATTGATGATAAATCAATTAAGTTGGCAAAAAGTAGGTCAGACTTAGCAAAAGATTCTTACTTATCTGTAGAAAATTTTGACCCGCAAGAATCTACATTCGAATCAGCAGGTACGTTATCTCTTAAAAAGTTTTCTAAAAATAAAAACCTTACAGTTTCTGAAGTAGACACACAAAGATTAGTAAGACTCATAAAAAATCCAGAAATTGACGAAAAAAAATATAAAACTGAACCAGGAACTGTCGGGATTCTTATAAATGGCGTTGAAATACTCAACTACAAATCAAAAGACTCCATTTATTATGGCCCTATAAGAACAGCAGAGGTTGTTTCTCAAGGAAACAACTATGATATTATAAATCCGCCAGAGTTAGTTATTGATAAAGAAAGTGGAGATCAGGCTAAAGGATATGTTTCTGTAGAAGGATCTTTAAAGAGAATAGATGTTATAGATGGTGGATTTGATTATCTAGATGTACCTATCATTACTATTAAGGGAGGGTCTGGAAGTGGAGCTTCGGCAGAAGCAAAAATGATTAGTTATGATTATTTTATTGATATAAATTCATCTACAACAAATGAAAATATAAACCTTTCTACAAATACTCTCGGATTTTCAACATATCATAAGTTTAGAGATGGAGAATCTATAATATACAGAACAAATAATAACCAAGTAATTGGAGGATTATCTACAGATGCAAAGTATTATGTGAAAGTAATTGATGATAATAAAATTACTTTACACAAAAATTTAGAAGATTCACTAAGTTCTTCTAATCCAGTAAATTTGACGGGATATGGGATAGGCAATCATAGATTTGAATCGACTATAAGAAAGCAAAAGATAAATTCAATTGAAATACTTAGTTCCGGAGAAGGATATAAAACAGCAAAAATCACTGTACCATCTTCAGGAATTATTACTTCCACAAATACAATAAAAGTAAATAATTCAAATAAATCTCCTTATAGTGATAAAGATATAATACAATATCTTGGGGGAGATTCTACTGTAGTTGGACTAACAACTGGAAGCAAATATATTGTAACAACAGTCGATGAAACTTCCTTTAAGTTATCAATACTTGGCGTTGGAGTAACTAACAGATATTTTTATTATGATACAAAGGAATATGTAAATATAGAAAGTGTTGGTTCCGGCAACTATACTTTTGATTATGAACCCATTACAGTAACTGTTGAGGGAGAGGTTGGGATATCTACATTAAGTAGAGTGGATATAAATGCCAAACTGCAACCAATATTTCAAGGTCAAATCAAATCCACCTTTATATATGAAGGAGGAACAAGATATGGATCTCCAGAGATAATAAATTATGTTAAACAACCAAATTATTCTCTAGGAAAAATATCGTCCAAAGCAACGGCAGTTCCAATTATATCGAACGGAAAGATAACGTCAGTTTTAATTAATAATAAAGGAAATGGATATACTGCTCCACCAAAAGTAGTTGTTCGCGGATTTGGAATTGGTGCAATATTAACCCCAATCATTAAGGATAAAAAATTATCAGAAATAAAGGTAATATCCGGCGGAACGGGATACACTAAGGAAACTATAATTGACATTATAGATGAATCTCAAGGGTGTATTTTAAAATTATATCCACAACAATTTACAATAAATGAATTCTTTAGATTATTGAAAACAAATAGAATATCATCAGAAGATGATAGTGTTGTTTATAGGGGATTGAAGGAAAATTATGGATTACAATATACTCATTTATATGCACCAAATAAATTTAGAGACTCTGTTTTTAGAAGTAAAACATTTTCGAATGGAACAAATTACAGATCTGATTTTCAGAATGATATAAATGAAGACAAGTATCATTCTCCAATTTTAGGATGGTCGTATGATGGATACCCAATTTATGGCCCATATGGATATGATTCTCCAAATAATAAAAAAGTTAGGAGAATGGTTAGTGGGTATAAATTAACCGGAATCCGAGAAGGTGCAGATAGAGAAATCTTTCGTTTTTATCCAACAGGATATTTTGTTGAAGATTACGAATTTGTGGGAAATGGTGATTTGGATGAAAGTAATGGAAGATATTGTGTAACTCCAGAGTATCCTAATGGAATTTATGCATACTTTATGACAATAAGTGAAGATTTTTCATCAGAAATATCTTTTGATGCGAGAAAGGAACCAGTGTTTCCATATATCGTTGGAAATTATTATAAATCAAAGCCAACATTTTTTAATTTTGACCCAAATTCAAATCAAGAGCAGTTTGAATTTGAAAATACTAAGGTTTTACGAAATACTTTTGCTCTCAATATAGGTAGTGATAATTCAAGGTACAATTATCTGCTTAATAATGAAGATTTAAATTCTCAAGAATCTGAGGTTTTATCTATAATAAGGGGTGGAGTTGAAAACGTCAAAATAATTTCTCCTGGAGATGGATATAAAATTGGAGAAAGACTTTCTTTCAACAATACAATTACTTCTGGTAATGGAGTAGCGGCTAAAGTAGAGTCTATTAAAGGAAAAACTATAGAATCTATCACAAACGAAAGTAGATTCTTACCGAACATTGAGTTTTATAAGACAAACATAGAAAATAGATTGGTCGGATTTGCCACCGCTCCACATTTATTAAGTAATGGAGATTTCTTTAAAATAGAATCCTTATCAAAAAATAATCCAATTATCCAAAATTCATTTAATGTGGGAGTAAGAACGGATAATTTAATTTTAAATGCTGCAGTTGGAAATACCAGTATAACTGGATTATCTACTTATTTTTCTGTTTATGGGTCTTTAAGTTTTCCAAATATTAGAGAAAACGACATATTAACGATAGGTTCTGAAGACGTTAAAGTTTTATCTATTGATAAAGAGTCTTCTAGAATTAAAGTCCTTAGAGAACAAAATTCTACAACTTCTTCCGCACACCAGGCTTATTCTGTTCTGAATGAAAATCAAAGAAAGTTTTTTATCAATCTTGATAAAAAACTAGATTCTTTTAATTACAAAATTAATAGAGAATTATATTTTAACCCCATAGAATCTTTAGGTATAGGGACAGTAGGAATAGGATCCACTGTAATTTTTTCCAACCCCGGAGTTGGACAGACTTCAATACAAATTCCATTAAAATCAATTTACCTAAAAGACCACAAATTAGAAACAGGAGATAAATTAATTTACAATGCAAATAGTGGAATTGGAATATCAGTATCTAATATATTTAATACATTTACGTTAAATGATGGTATAACAGTTTATGTTGCAAGGTTATCAAATGATTTAATTGGAATATCCACAAATAAAGTTGCATTGGGAACAGAAGGAGAATTTGTTGGAATAGAAACTAGCACATCACTACTATATTTCAATGGAGTAGGAACTGGAGATTATCACAGTTTTACCACAAATTATGATAACGTTCTTACTGGTGCACTTTCCGTTAACAAAATAACAGTATCAACAGCATCTTCTTTTGGATTAAGGGGAGGTGATGAAATATTCTTAAATGTAAAAGAAAAAGATTCGGTAAATATTGCGGTAAAATATAATGATTATCACAGAAGACTAATTATCAATCCTCAAGATTTTTCCAATTCTGATGTTGATACTACAAAAAATACCATAAGGATAGTCAATCATAATTTTGACTCTGGACAAAAAATAATATACAATTCTTCAAATACAATTGGAGGATTGGAAGATAATCAAATTTATTATGTTATTGTTTTTGATAAAGATCATATTAGACTTTCAGCAACTTATTATAACTCAACATCTTTAGATATTGTACCAATAAATTTAACATCCCAATTCTCAGGTACAATTTCACCAATAAATCCAAAAATAAATTTAAATAGAAATCAATCGGTAATATTTGATTTATCAGATTCCTCACTATCACAACCATTTGGAGTAGGAAGAACTTCTTCTTTTGACTTTAAAATATATAAGAATAAGTTTTTTAATGATGAATATTTTCCAATAACAACATTGGGGACATCAAAAATCACAAAAAATGGTTCTATTGGATTATCTCCTGCAACTTTATCATTTACACTAGATGAAGATTTTCCAAATAACTTATACTATAATCTTAAAATATTGGATGGTAACACTAACCAAATTAAAAATGAACTTTTTACAGACAGGGAAGTAGACAATTTCAATTTAATTAAATTAAATTCCTCAGGTTTGAATGGAAAACATATAATAACTGGAATTCAAACAAATTCATTTAGTTTTACTGGAGATTTTTACGTTGATAAAACATTTAATTCTACAAATTCTGCAAGTGAATATTATACAACTTCTCTCAATGAATCTGGACCAATAAACAATATAAAAATAAATTCTTCAGGAAAATTGTATGACAAGCTTCCAAAAATAAATGGAGTAGTTTCTGCGGCAGGAACTGGTGCAATTCTAATTCCACAGAGCAAATCTATAGGAAAAATACAAAAAACCAGAATTTTAGATATTGGTGCAAATTATTCATCTGACAAAACATTAAAACCCCTTTTAAAATTCCCAACAATATTAAGAGTTGAACCATTAACATCTATAGAATCTATAAAAATTTCTTCAGTTGGAAATAATTATAATACAAATCCTAATTTAGTTTTAATTGATGGGTTTACAAATAAACAAGTTGAAGATATTATTCTTGATTGTGACTTAGAAAATCAAAAAGTAACAGTAATACAAAATACAAAAGGAATTTATAATGTATCACCAAAAATAATTCCAATTAACAATAGTAATGGTGTTGGGATACTTGAGGTTGAATATGACAATGCAACAAAAATTGTAACCATAAAATTGGATACACAATTTAGTTCTATTGAAGATTTTCCATTTTCTCTCAATCAAAAAGTTTTAATTGAGGGAGTTTCTATTAAAGAAAATACTGACTCCTCGATAATCACAAAAGGGTTTAATTCTATAAATTATAATTATTCGACATTTAAGTTGATAGAAGTTGTTCCTTCAATTGGAGGTTCTGGAGCGTCTGTTAAGTATTCACTTGAAGATTACTTGGATTCTTCCGAAATTCCTGGAGATTTTGATTTAGAAAATTCTATTGGAAGAATAATATCTGAAGATGATTTTCCAAAATTTAAAATCAATTTAAAAAAGAATGAATTTTTGGTTGGAGAAACTACAATTTCTGAAGGAATTGTTGGTGAGGTGCAGAAATATGATTCAGTAAATGAGTACTTGACTATAAAAACAAAGGAAAAAATTCCAAATAATGTGAGTATTTTTGGCAGATCTTCAAATTCTTTAGCTTTAATTAAAGAAGTTTTAGAATATGAAACAAGATACAATATAGATTCTTCATCCATTATTGTTCAGGGGTGGAAAGATACTATAGGTTTTCTTAATGATAATATTCAGAGAATACAAGATAGTGATTATTATCAACTTTTTTCATATTCATTAAAATCCGAAATTGAATTTAAAGAGTGGAATAGTATCGTAAGTAATTTGAATCATACTTTGGGATATAAAAGATTTGGTGATTTGATTGTTGAAAAAACAGTTACTGCAGAAATTGATTCAAATCAGAATAATGGTGCGGTCATTGCGACGTGTGATTTAACTAATATAACTAATATTGATGCAGTTTATGATTACGATTTAGCGTCTGAAAATGGGGTTTTAATTGAAGAAAATCTAACAAGTGATGAAATAACATTCAATTCAGTATTCTTACAAGATTATGCAGAATCAATAGGAAATAGGGTATTGCTGATTGATGATATAAGTTCACAATTTAGTACATCAACGACATCAAAAACAACAGTAACTACATTTAGTATTTAAAATGGCAAAAGTAAGATCAAGTAGGGTATATTTAAATGTAAAGGATACTGAAAATCCTGATAGAAGACAATCCTCTATTATTAGTTTTGTGACTGATGGTAATGAGATTTTTACAAATGAATATGGAAAATTATTTACTTTAGACGAGATTGGCAGTTTCAATCTAGAAAGATCTGAATTTGACGATCAAGCATCACTACAAGTTACTTTTGCACCAATTGATGGTAGGAATAATCTTTATAATTTTAGTTTTTTGATATATGACACAAAAAAAGATGAATTTATTCCAGATTCATATTTTTTTGGAAATACTGTAAAACTTGATACTGCATATACACAAATTTCTGCTGGAATAGGAACAACTACTATTGTTAAAATAGATTCTACCGAATACACTTCAGGAAAGTTATCATTTTCGTTATCATCTTTAGATGATTTAAACTATGAACATAATGAAATAAACTTTGCTCATGATGGTTCAAATATTAGTAGTTCTAATTTTGGAAGAATTACAATATCCAATAATTCTTCAATAGAAACTTCTGGAATAGGAACTTATGGTTTAGTTTTTAATGGGACGGATATTGATGTATTATTTTATCCGAGATTAAATACAGACTTTAACTGTAGTTCTATTTCAGTTTCTGTAGCAAATACCACGAAAACAATAGTAACTCAAAAACTTTTATCTGGCGGACTATTAGAGTCTGTGAATGTTTCAATAGCATCATCAATAGATCCATCTGCTAGTGTAATTGCAGATTATACCTCAGACTATAATTTTGGTTATTTTGTAGTGCAAATAACCGACACAACAAATAATAGTGTTCAACTTTCAGAAATTGTAGTATTAAATAATGATGCTGATTCTAGAATAATTGAATATGGAGTTGTTGCAACTAACAATATATTAGGAACTTTTACCTCAAATAGTGCAGCGATAACGGAACTCATTTTTACACCAAATCCAGATATTGATGTTGAAATAACTCTTTTACAGCATTCGATAACGAATTTAAATTTAGGAGATATTGATTCTCTAATTGATTTAAATGTTGGAGCAGTAATTTCAGGCGTTACTCAATTAATTAGCGGAAAAGATTTTGCAAAAGAATTTAATTTAACTTCCAAAAAAATTCCAATTTTTCAGAGAAGATTTAATGCAGAACTGCAATCTTCAGCAACAAATCCCGCGAGTGTTGATCTCGAAAGGAATTTAATTTACTTACCAGGTCATTATTTTGTTTCTGGAGAAAGAGTTGAATATGAACCAGATCCATTACAATACGTAGATATTCTTACAGCAAATACAACAGCACAAGTAGACTTGGGAGACACTAATGTTGAAGTAGATAATACTACAGGTCTGCAAGTTGGAGATTATATTTTTAATGGTGGAAAGTATATATCTCTAAGTCAAGTTGGAGTAAGTTCAGTTTCTATTTCCAGTACAATAACACAACAAATTCTTTCTGGAGTAGCAATTACATTTTCCAGATTATTTGATACCGAAGAGGTATCAACTATTAGTGCCATTCCTATAGAAAATACATTTATTTCTGGAGTTGGGGTAACTGATAAACTTAGTGGAAACTTATATGTATATAAACAAGATGATAGATTTATTGGATTTACAACTTCCCCAGCGGATGCACTGTTAAATCCACCAAAATTAATTCAGTTTACTGGACTTGGTGTGGGAATAAATCATTTTATCACTTCAACAAATCAAAATTCCAAATCCTTAATATTAATTGATAATATTGCTCAAGCACCTATAGTTGCAACATCAGTAACTTCATCTTTAGCATCAAATTTAAATCTATCTTCAAATATTTTATCTTTTACCGGAATAACATCATTTTTTAGTGGAGATTTGATTGAAATAGAAGATGAAATAATGAAAATTATTGCAGTTGGTGTCGGCAATTCTGTGGAAGTTTCAAGACCAATTTTGGGTTCATCATTAAAAGAACACTCTCAAAATACTTTAATAACTAAACTAAAAGGCAATTATAAAATTAAAAAAAATATCCTTTATTTTGATGAAGCTCCTTATGGTCCAATAGTTGATGGTGTCAATGGTGACATTAATGTTAGATCATCTTTTCAGGGAAGAGTATTTTTAAGATCAGCAGATGTTAGTTCTGGAGAAAGTGCATATAATAGAAATTATGTATTTGATGATATAAGCGATCAATTTGACGCATCTACAAAATCATTTACCGTAAAATCTGACAAGCAAGATATTGTAGGATTTTCAGAATTAAATTCTATAGTATTAATAAACAATATTATTCAAATACCAACAGATAATTTTAATTTAACAGAAAATTTATCCCAAACTCAATTAAACTTCACTGGAACTGGAACTTCAATCAAATATGATGTCAATAATGCATCAATACCTAGAAGGGGTATAATAGTTGCTACAGCATCTAGTAATGGATTTGGATATCAACCATTGGTTTCTGCTGGAGGAACCGCAGTAGTTTCTATTGCGGGTACAATTCAATCTATAAGTATTGGAAATAGTGGTTCTGGATACAGAAGCGGAATTCAAACATCGGTCAATGTCAAAGTTCAATCTTATAGTAATGGGAAGTTAAATACAGAGTTTGTTGGTGTTGCTTCAATATCAGATGGTAATGTTGTTGGCGTCAATATAACAAATCCAGGATCTGGATATACATCAACAAATCCACCAGAGGTAATTTTTGATTCTCCATTTTCATACTCAGATTTAAGATTAAAAGTCAATTCTGGAATTGGTACAGAAGCATCTATTGATATTGTTGTTGGTCAGGGTTCTAGTGTAATAGATTTTACCATAAAAAACTTTGGTTATTCTTATAATATTGGAGATGTTTTAACCTTAGATGTAGGAGGAACTACAGGAATACCAACCAATACAGCATTACCATATAGAGAATTTAAGTTGGTAGTGGAAAGAGTTTTTTCCGACGATTTTAGTGGATGGTCATTAGGAGAACTAGAAACTCTCGATGAGTTAGACGAATTATTTGATGGTAATAAAACTACTTTCCCAATTTCTAGAGGGGGAAACAGATTTGCAATAATTAAAGAAAAAGGTGGAAATATTGAATTAAATACAGTATTATTAGTTTTTATTAATGATGTCCTTCAGGAACCCGATGTCGCTTACAAATTTAATGGAGGAAGTACAATTACTTTCACTGAAGCACCAAAAAATGGCGATAAAGGAAGAATAATATTTTATAAAGGAACTCCAAATATAGATGTTATTGATGTTGATTTGTTGGAAACGATAAAAACGGGTGATAAGGTTGAATTGGTTGGAGATAAATTTAATCTTATTGAGCAGAAGAGATTGGTAACTGACATATTATTACCGGATGTTTTAGAAACAAATCCATATTCTGGAAAAGGAATCACTGAAGATTCTAATTTATTCCGACCATTAAATTGGTATAGGCAAAGAAATGATTTGATAATAGATAAAAAAGAAGTTAACAAGAGTAGGGTTAGATATGAATCATATGTAAATCCAACAGCAAAATTAATCCAATCTGTAGGAATAGGTTCTACACAAATATTTGTAGATTCAGTTAAAACTATTTTTGACCCACAGCAGGAAAATATAAGTCCAACATCTCCAGAAATTTTAAAAACAATTCAAATCATTGATAATAGCGAATTAGTTTCTGCAGCAGCCACTGCAATAGTTTCTGCAGCAGGGACTATACAATCTATAGTCATATCCAACGGTGGAGTTGGATATACTACAAGTTTATTAAAACCAGAAATATCTGCTTCTATACAATATCCAATAGGAATAGGAAAAAGTGGTGTTGCTACTTTAAAAACAAATCTGGTTGGAGGATCAATATCATCAATTGATGTAATTTCTCCGGGTTTTGGATACACTCAAACAAATCCACCACTAGTTTTGATAGAAGAAAGAAGTGCAAAAGTCAATGAAATTAAAAATGTTTCGTACTTGGGCGATTTTGGAATCATAACGGGAATAGCAACAACAAGTGTCGGATTGGCTTCTACAGGATTAGTGTTTGATTTCTTTATACCAAATGATTCATATTTAAGAAATATTAATGTAAATAACCCAACAACTAATACAAGTAATATATCAGAAAACTATTATTTCAAATTATCAAACTCAAAAGTTGGTAGTGGATTGACGAGTTTGAGAAGTGATGGAAGTATTATTGGAATCGGAACAGAAAATATTGATAACATATATCAAGCAATTTCTGTGTCTGCAGCTACAACAGAGGTCTATGGGGGAGGAACTGAAGATGTAATCAAAGTTACTGTTAGTGTTTCCGATTATAATCAAATAGATTCTTCAATTGGATATGGAACGTATTTTGGAGATTTTAGTTGGGGATTGATTGAAATACCTACAATAGATAATGAATATTCTGTATCTCCAGAATATGGAGTTGTTGGATTGAATACAACACCAACAATAAGAAGAGTAAATAGACTCAGATTCGCTAATTATGATAATATTTGATTTTATTTACATTTATATTAAATAAATATAGAAAAAAGTAATAAATCAATGTCTGCGATTATAACAGATCAATTTAGAATTCTGAATGCTGATAACTTCATAACATCGGTTGCTTCTACAGCAAATTGTTACTATGCCTTTGTTGGGTTGACAAACTCAACAGATTATGATTCCGATTGGGAAACATCACCAAGATCTCCGATAGATTCTTTTGACAATTACAATGATATTTGGGACACGGTTGTCGCTTTAAAAAGATTAAATTCTCAAGATGTGCGAAAAGTTGTAAAAAAGAATACTTGGACAAGTGGAAATACTTATGATATGTATAGGCAGGATGTGAGTAGAAATAAATTATCAATTCCTTCAGAAAGGACAAGTTTATATGAATCAAACTTTTATGTTGTGAATAGTGACTTTAGAGTTTACATTTGTCTTTCCAATGGAACAGACCCAGATAATCTCAACGGAAACCCATCTTTGGATGAACCAACATTTACAGATTTAGAACCAAAAGCAGCTGGTGTAAGTGGTGATGGTTATATTTGGAAGTATCTTTACACATTAAAACCATCAGATATTGTAAAATTTGATTCTATCGATTATATTTTTACTCCCCAAAACTGGGCGACAAGCATCGAAAATGCTGCAGTAAGAGAAAATGCAAATCCGGATGTGAGTGGTCAATTAAAAGTTGCTCTAATAAAAAATAGAGGAACTAATTTAGGAGTTGCACCAAAAACTTATGAAAATGTAAAAATTATAGGAGATGGTTTTGGAGCAACTGCAACAATAGTTGTGGGTAATGATGCTACAGTAGATAGTATTGACATTACATCAGGTGGAAGTGGATATACTTTCGCAAAGATTGATTTAGAATCTGCTAGTATAAGTGGAGATATTTTACCAACATTTGATGTAATAGTTCCACCTTTAGAGGGACATGGTTTTGATATTTACCGCGATCTTGGAGCAAAAAACGTACTAATTTATTCCAGAATTGAGAATGATAATTTAAATCCAGATTTTGTTGTTGGAAATAAAATTGCTAGAGTTGGAATTGTAAAAAATCCTTTACAATTTGGCACTTCTTCATTATTGAGTGAAGAAAAGGTGAGCAATACATATGCACTAAAACTTCAAGGAAATATTTCAAATGCAAATTATCCATTTAACAGTATCATAACTCAACAAATTGGAGTTGGGAAAACTGCTGTTGGTAGAGTTGTTTCTTATGACAATAGAACTGGTGTATTAAAATATTGGCAAGATAGAAGTTTGGTTGGATTTACTACAGGCACTAGCGATTTGTCTTCCACAGAACCATCATATGGATATGAACAGTATAGATTCTCCTCCTCAGGCGGAAATATTGATGGAACTATTAGTAGTTTACCAATTCAAATAGAATTTAGTGGGTTGACTACTTCTATAGATAGTAAGACATATAATCTTGGACAATTGTTTGAAAACGGGGTTTCGAATCCTGAAGTTAAAAAATACTCTGGAGACATGATCTACATCGATAATAGACCATCTATTACTAGATCAATAAACCAAAAAGAAGATATCAAAGTTATTTTTCAATTCTAATTAAAAATCATGCCACAAGAAACTAACCTCAACGTATCCCCTTATTTTGACGACTTTGATAAAGAAAAGGATTACTATAAGGTATTATTTAAACCAGGATACCCAATTCAAGCTAGAGAATTAAATAATTTGCAATCAATTTTGCAAAATCAAATTGAACAGTTTGGAACAAATATATTTAAGGAGGGTTCTAAGGTAGTTCCAGGACAACTTACCTATCTTAGTAATTTTTATGCTGTAGAAATTGAATCAGATTTTTCTGGAATACCAGTTTCTTTGTATTTAAATAACTTAGTGGGAAAAATAATTTCAGGAAGAACTTCTGGAATAAAAGCCAAGGTAGAAAAGGTATTGAAAGCGGAAGAATCTGATAGAGGAAGAATAACATTATATGTAAGTTACTTAGAATCTTCATCGGAAAATTTAGAAGGTAGAGAATTTTTAGATAATGAAGTTTTATTGGCAGAAACTCCTATATCATTTGGAAATAGTTTTATTTCGTCAAATGAAGGATTTGCAAACACAATTTTGAACAATTCCACCTCAACAGGTTCTGCATTTTGCTTATCTAATGGAATTTATTTTTTAAGAGGAAATTTTGTACAGGTAAAGGATGAAATTTTAATTCTAGATCAATATGATAATAAACCAAGTTATAGAGTTGGTTTATTTGTCGATGAGCAATTGGTTAATTCGGACGATGATTCCTCTTTAAATGATAACTCTCAAGGATTTAGCAATTTTTCTGCTCCCGGTGCAGACAGATTAAAAATAGAAACAAAATTATTTAAAAAGTCTCTTGACGATTTTGATGATACGAATTTTGTTCAGTTAGCTACTGTACAAAATGGGGTTTTAAGAGAAGTAAATACTGGAACCGATTATAATATTTTAGCTGACGAACTGGCAAGAAGAACTTTTGATGAATCGGGACATTATTATGTCAAAGCATTTAATACATTTTGTAAAGACAGTTTGGATGATGGAAATGGAAATGGTGGAATATTTGAAGATGGTCAAATAACTTACGGTGGTTCGGTTCCAAGTGAATCCTTAGCAACTTATAAAATAAGTGCAGGAAAGGCATATGTAAAAGGATATGAAGTTTCATTAGAAGGTCCCACATTTTTGGATGCACAAAAACCGAGAACAACAAAAACTTTAAAGGAACAATCAGTAAATTTTGGATATTCTCCAACGTTTTTTGTCAACAATCTTACGGGAACTCCTCTTATCGAATTTAATACCTCCAGCGTATTAAGTTTAAGAGACCAAAAAGTTGGAATAGATTCTGGTTCTGAATCTGGAATTGAAATTGGATCTGCCAGAGTTTATGATTTTTATCTAGATGAAGGAGGATACACTGGAAACCTGAAGAATAACAAATGGGGATTATCATTATTTGATGTTCAAATTTTTTCGACATTAAATCTTACTGAACCAGTAACTTTAACAACACCAATATACATTAAAGGTAAGTCTACTGGTGCTACTGCTTTTTTAAAAAGTTCAGTATCTTCTGCTAGTACAATTACAATATATCAAATAAACGGAAATTTTTCAGAGAAAGAAGTAATTGAATTTTCAAATGCTGATCAGGATAATAATGTAAGATTTATTGAAACAATTAGAAACTATGAGACCTCAGACGTAAAATCAGTATTTTCAACTGCGGCCGCAGGTGCCGGAGTAACATTTTCTGCTGATGTTGTACAAAATGCAAACTTAAGATTTGGTCAAGCACAAATAACAGAAGGTTTATCAGGAATATCGACAGTTACCGTTGAGGGTTTCGATATTACTAAACAATTGAATGTTGGTAATATTATTAGATGCACTCAACCAGGAATTAGCACATTCTCATTCTCTAGAGTAACTTCAATTAATGAAGATGAAAATAGGTTTACGATCGAGTCTGTAGAAGATGTTGGAAATGTCGTATATGGAAAATTGCCTACAACCACTATTAACGTAAATAATTTGGTTAGATGTGGTTCTAATATATCTCCAATAGCAGAAAGTGGGAATAGTGCTTCAAATAGAACACTCTACAGCACACTGGCAAAGAAAAATGTAGAATCTGTTAATTTAGATAACTCTCAATTAACATTGAGAAAACAGTTTACTGGAATAACAATTACAGATGGGTCTACTAATAATATAGATGCCGGAGATAATGAAATATTCTTACCATTTGATGAAGAAAGATATACATTAACAAGAAGTGATGGTTCACTTGAAAGATTGAGTTCGGATAAAATAGAGTTTGTATCTGGAAGTGGAAACAAAAGGATAAGATTAAACAATCTCGGTTCAAATGATACTAATTGCATTTTAACGGCATCATTAAGAAAAAGTAAGATAAAGTCTAAAGTAAAGAAAAAGAAAATAGTAGAAAGTATCATTATCAACAAATCATCAAATCCTGCATCAGGCACTGGTGAAGAAAGTTTGAATGATGGATTAACTTTTGGAAACTATCCGTTTGGTACTAGAGTTGATGATGATGAGATTTGTTTAAATTATCCCGATGTAAGAACTTTGTATGGAATATTTGAATCAGAATCAACTTCAGACCCAGAAGTTCCATCATTAGTCTTAAATTCTCTTAATGGACAAACATCAACGACCAATGATTTAATTATTGGAGAAGTTATAACTGGAAAGACTAGTGGCACAAAAGCTCTTTATGTGGAAAGAAAAAATGATACTGAAGTAGGTTTCATATACCAAAAAGACACAGAATTTATTGAAGGTGAATTAGTTTCATTTTCAAAATCAAATGTGATTGGTTCAATCTCATCAATCAAGGTTGGTAGTAAGAATATAATAGATAATTATAAACTTAATTCTGGACAAAAACTCACTTATTATGATTACTCAAGAATTATTAGAAATGAAGATGCACCGAAACCAACAAGAAAACTTAAAGTTTTATTTTCTAGATTTTATTATGATTTATCAGATGTTGCAGATGTAACTACTGCCAATTCCTACAATACTTTCAACTATAAAGATGATATTGAAACTATTGAGGGAAATAGATTAACCGATATTATTGATTATAGACCAAGAGTTTCTAATTATAATGTAACTTTGAATGGAAAATCTCCATTTGAGTTTGAAGGTAGAAATTTTAACAATTCTAGGCACAGTTCGAGTAGTGTAATTTCTCCAGAAGAACCTCTTATCTTAGATTATTCATATTATCTACCAAGAATTGATAGAATTTATTTGACAAAAGATAAATCTTTTGTTGTTAAGTTTGGAAATCCTGCAGACAACCCAGTTCTTCCCCAAGAAGTTGCTGGGGCAATGAATATTGCAAATATATATCTCCCTGCATACTTATACAATACTTCAGATGCTCGGATTGAATTTATATCTCATAAGAGATATCAAATGAAAGATATTTTTGGATTAGAAAAAAGAATTAAGAACTTAGAATATTATACATCACTTTCTTTGCTAGAAACTGCAACACAAAATCTATTCATTGATGATGGAACAGGAACTGGTTTAAATAGGTTTAAGTCAGGTTTTTACGTTGACAATTTTTCAACATTATTGGGACAAGATCTTTCAAATGGAGTTAAAAATTCTATTGATACCAGAAAAGGAGAATTGAGACCATCACATTATACAACAAATATAAACTTAGAAATTGCAAATAACACAATCCCTGGAGTAGGATCTACAACTCAAGAAAATGGTGATAAGAGGTTTTCCAATATTGTTGGGTCTTCTTTAAAAAGAGTTGGAGATACTCTTCTTTTGGATTACGACAGTGTTTCTTGGTTAAAGCAACCATTTGCAACAAGAACTGAAAATGTAACACCATTCTTTGTCAAATTGTGGGAAGGTTCTATCCAAATAAACCCATCAGTTGATGTTTGGGTTGATACCAAAAGAATAGAAGCTAAAAATATAGATTTTGAAGGTTCTTTCTTAGGGGTTGCAGAAGCACTGAGGGCAGAAATAACAACAACAGAAGATGGAGAAAGACTTGGAGTAAGTCCCGTTATATGGAATTCTTGGGAAACTACTGGTGTTGAATTTGATAGAAGGTTTGAAACTAGTTCTTCAACATCAACAGGTTCAAGTAATGGTGGTTGGAGACCAGCAACTCTTGCAGAATTCAATGAATTGAGAGGTACAAACAGAACAGGAACCGTTCCACGAAACTTTAGAGTTGCGGAAGTTACAAGTTGGAGTTCAACTACAACTACTACAAATACGTTTTCTGATACTAATTTAGATCAAAGAAGATCTGGAGTTCAGTATATAGTAAATGAAAGTATTGATACCGAATCTCTTGGCGATAGAATTGTAAAAAGAGATGTTGTTAATTATTTGAGATCAAGGAATCTTGAATTTACTGCAAGAAGACTAAAACCATACACGAGAGTATATCCATTTTTTGAAGGTTCCGCAATTTCTAAATTCTGCTTTAGCAAACTAGTCGAAATTCAAATGACTAGAGGTACTTTTATACCTGGAGAAACTGTCACTATTATTCCCCCAACTACAGTACTTAATAGAAAATCGATTAAAAAAGGCAATTTTAGAGTTAGAGTTGCAAATTCAAATCACAAATATGGTCCATATGATAACCCTACGGACACTTTTGATAGGAATCCTTATAATAGAAATGAAACGATTCCAGAAAACTATTCTTCAACTAGTACAATATTGAATATTGATACAGAGTCTCTTGCAGATAATTCAACGCCAAAATTTTATGGAAATATCGTTAGTGGATCTTTAATTTTTGGAGGAACTTCTAGAGCATTTGCAAGAGTTACTAATGTTCGTTTGGTTACTGATAGAGTTGGAACTTTAATCGCTTCTTTCTTTATTCCTAACGATGTAGAGGATCAAAAATTTGAGACAGGAAGAAGTAGATTGAGGTTAACGAGCAGTTCAACAAATTCAAGAATTCCCGGAGTAATAACAACTGTTGCGGAGGAAACATTCTATTCCGAAGGACAAGTTGATACATATCAAGAAACAACACTATCACTAAGAAATGCAAGAGTTGATGTAAATGATACTCTTGAGCAGGAAAGATCTACTACTGTTAGTTCAGAATTAATAGATTCTAGAACAAGCACTTCTTCATCATCTAGTACTAGATTGACTGGAAGATATATAGATCCTCTTGCACAGTCCTTTATCGTTGATGATGAAACTGGAGTATACTTATCAAAACTCGATTTGTATTTTAGGACAAAGGACGATTCATTACCAGTAACAGTTCAGATTAGAGAAGTTAATTTGGGAATTCCCTCACAAAAAATATTAGCTTTCTCAGAAGTTGAGTTGTCTCCCAATAAAATTAATTTATCGGAAGATGCTTCAGTTGCAACAACATTTGAATTTGAATCTCCAGTTTACCTGGAAGGTCAAAGAGAATATGCTATAGTCGTGCTTTCAAATTCTAACGAATATAATGTTTGGATTTCAAGATTGGGAGAACCAGATGTTTCTACTTTAAATTCGGAAAGAAATCAAATTCTTGTAACAACTCAAAAACTTCTTGGTTCATTATTTAAATCCCAAAATGCATCTTCTTGGACCCCAAGTCAATATGAAGACTTGAAATTTGAACTTTATAGATCGGAATTCAAATCTTCAGGATTTACTGAATTGTTTAATTCTGATTTGGATGATGCAAAAAATGTAATGACAAATAATCCTTTAACAATTTATTCAAATAGTGCAAGGATTTCTTTATCATCAACTATTACAAATACGGAAGTTGCAATTGGACAAACTGTAATTCAAGAAATTGCTGGTTTAGCAACGGCTACAGGATACTTGGTTGGTTATGGTGGAAGTGCCTTTTCAAATTTATCGATAATCAATGCAGGAACTGGTTATACTGGACCAGGAACTTTTAATGGAGTTTCTCTTAGAAGTCTAACTGGAACTGGATTTAATGCAACTGCAGATATTACAATATTGAATAATGTTGCGATAGCAGCAACTATAGCAAATGGAGGAATTGGTTATGTTATTGGTGATGTTCTTGAACCTGTGTCAATAGGTTCTGGATTGGGTAGTGGAATAAAATTAAGTGTATCCAATATAGTTGGAAACAACGAACTTGTAGTTGATAGAATCCATGGCGAATTTAGTCCAAATAAGGATATTAAATTTATTAATTCCTCCGGAATTGTAACTGATTTCACCGATATAGGTACATCTCTTTCGACAATAAACATTTCAACAATTAATGATGGAGAGCATGTTAAAGTTTTCCATAGAAATCATGGAATGCACTCTTCTACAAATATTGTTGAAATCTCTGGAATTGAATCAGATATTTCTAAGCAAAAACTTGAAGCAGTTTATCCAACTGAATCTGGAGTCGAAAGTGAATTATTTGTTTCAAATACATCAATATTCGAAGTCTTTGAAAATAATCCAGTAAGCGTTACCAATAAAGGATATATTAAAATAAATGAAGAAATTTTGAGTTACACTGGGACAACATCAAATACTTTAACTGGAGTAGAAAGAGAAATTGACAATACTAGGGGTTACAATTACTCAGTAAATACTTTGGTCGAAAAATATGAAGTCGGTGGAGTTTCTTTAAGAAGAATAAACAAACAACATAATCTTTCTAATGTTACAATTCCAAATCCAATTGGAGTCGATACATATAATATTAAGATTGATATGTCTTCCAATGGAGTCGATCGAAGTGTAAATACTGGTCTTGGTAAATTAAAGTTTAATAACACAAAAAATGTTGGTGGAGCTGGAGCAGAAGCATCATATAATGTTCAATATGAAATGATTATTCCAAATATAACCCAAGTAACTCCTACAGGAACAAATATCAATTTGAAAATAAGAACTATTAGTGGAAAAAGTTTGGGTGGAAATGAAATATCATTTATCGATAATGGATTTGAAGACCTAACAAATTCAAAGATGCAATATTTTGATTCCCCAAGACTTATTGCATCAAAAGTAAATGAAAGTAATTTCTTGACTGATTTCCCAGGAAATAAATCAACCAATATTTCCGTAAACTTCTTTACCAATGATTCTAGAATTAGTCCTGCTATAGATTTATCTAACACATCATTGACTTTAGTCAGTAATAGAATTAACAATCCAATTACTGATTATGCCAATGATTCTAGAGTCAATACGATTAAAGAAGACCCACATTTATTCTCATATATAACAACTCCAATAAGACTGGAAAATCCAGCATCTTCAATTAAAGTTTTGTTTGATGCATACATTCGTCAAGGATCTGATGTGAGAGTTCTTTATTCGATAAATGGAAGTGATAGATTTACCCTTTTCCCTGGAGATTTAAATATAGCAACCAATGGATCTATCATAAATCCATTAAATAGTAATGGAAAACCAGATAAAAAACAAGTGAAAGTTGACAGAAATCTTGGAAATCCCAGAAGTTATGAGTTTAAGGAATATGTATTTACAGTAAATCTTAACACTTCATTTGAAGATTTTAGAATTAAATTGGTAGGTTCATCAGAAAACCAAGCTTTTGTACCGATAATTAGAAACTTTAGAGCACTTGCATTAGCATAACATGTCACTAATTCCTGTAGAAGGATTTGAAAATCTTTATAGAGATTCGAATTCAAACGCAATAGTAAATACAAATAAACAAGAGTATGAATCTTATTTGAGAAGAAAAAATATCAGTGAAAAACAAAAACAAAAAATTGACTGTATAGAAAATGAATTGGAAGATGTAAAGGGTGAGTTGAAAGAAATAAAATTTTTACTGAAGCAAATTATTGAAAATAAATAAAATTCTTTGTGAATCATAAATATTTTATATGGAGAAAAATAGTTAAATGGCGCAACCATCTTCTAGACAAGAATTAATAAATTATTGTAAAAGAAAACTGGGGGCGCCAGTTTTGGAAATTAACGTTGCTGATGAACAAATTGATGACTTAGTTGACGATGCTATTCAATTCTTTCAGGAAAGGCATTTTGATGGGGTATCTCAGGTTTATTTAAAATATCAAATAACTCAAGATGATATTGATAGAGGTAGAGCTCCAGCAGGAACAAGTTCATCTGCAGGAATTGTAGTAACATCAGCAACTACAAATATTGTTGGTACTGCTACTACATTTACATACAAAGAAAATAGTAATTATTTACAAATACCATCTTCAGTTATTGGAATTAATAAAATATATCAATTTGACGGAACTAATACTGCAACAAATAATATGTTCAGTGTTAAGTATCAATTATTTTTAAATGATGTATATTATTGGGGTTCTACCGAATTATTGACTTATGCAATGACTAAAACTTATTTGGAAGATATAGATTTTTTATTAAGTACCCAAAAGCAAATAAGATTTAATCAAAGAATGGATAGGTTATATTTGGATATTGATTGGGGAAGCATCTCAGTTGGAAATTATCTAGTGATTGACTGTTTCCGCTCACTTAATCCAAATGATTTTACTAGAGTATGGAACGATTCTTGGTTGAAGCAATATCTTACTTCATTGATTAAAAGGCAGTGGGGTCAAAATTTAATAAAATTTCAAGGAGTAAAACTTCCAGGAGGAATTGAGTTAAATGGAAGACAACTCTATGATGATGCACAACGAGAAATAGACATGATAATGGAAAAGATGTCAAATTCTTATGAATTACCACCTTTAGATATGATAGGATAATTAAATGCTTAATCCGTTTTTTCTTCAGGGTTCAAAATCAGAGCAATCTTTAATTCAAGATTTAGTAAATGAACAATTGAGAATGTATGGTGTTGAGGTATATTATATTCCAAGAAAATATATTACATCAAATACTGTAATTAAAGAAGTAATAGAATCAAAATTTGATAATGCATATCCAATAGAGGCATATGTTGAAACTTATGAAGGATATGATGGACTAGGAACTTTATTAACAAAATTTGGAATCCAGGATAAAGATGATTTAAATATTGTCATATCTAGAGAAAGATATGAAACTTACATTGCACCATTATTAGAAGATATTTCGGATACTAAGTTAATAAGCAGACCAAAAGAAGGGGATTTAATTTATTTTCCTCTTGGAGACAGAATATTTGAAATTAAATATGTTGAGCACGAAAAACCTTTCTACCAACTTCAAAAAAATTATATATATCAACTTAGATGCGAATTGTTTAGATATGAAGACGAAATAGTAAATACTGGTATTGAAGAAATTGATGATAATTTTATAGATGAAGGATATACACAATCTCTCACATTAGTTGGATCCTCTACAACAGCAACAGCATCTATTTCAATTGTAAATGGTGGTGTCAGAACTATAACCATCACAAATAGGGGAACTGGATATCTTTCAGCACCAACTGTTATTTTATCCAAAGCACCTGCAGGAGGTTTGAATGCTCAAGCAGAATCTTCCATTATTTCTGGATTAATTGATTGCAATGGAATAGAATCCGATAGGGTTCAATCTGTCAATCTATCCAATTCTGGATATGGTTACACTGTTGCTCCAAGTGTATCATTTCAAAGTACGGATGGATATGGGTCAGGTGCCGAAGCAAATACTTTAATTGGTGATGGTGTTGTTGGAATTGTCACAGTAACTAATGGTGGTTCTGGATATATTACATCTCCAGAAATAACTATTGCGGGAATTTCTACAGTTTCTGCAGCCGTAACCGCAGTTGTTTCTGCTGCAGGGACAATTCAATCAATATTAATTACAAATGCTGGTCTTGGATATACTGAAATTCCATCAATAACTATAGGTTCACCGGCACAAATTGGTTCCGGAACCTATATGTTCAATGAGACTATTACAGGTTCTGTAAGTGGAACTACAGCAATAGTTAAAAAATGGGATCAAACTACAAATATTTTAGAGGTTTCTAATATTACAGGAACATTTATATTAGAAGAATTTATTGTTGGATCCGAAAGCAATTCTTCAAGGCAATTAATTACATTAAATTCTGAAACTACAGACTCTTATGCAGACAACTTAAATATTGAAAGAGAAGCAGATTTTATTATTGATTTTTCTGAGAAGAATCCATTTGGTTTGCCATAAATAAATTAAGTAAAAAAATTTGGTCAATAATAAAATGTTTGAGTATTTTTATCACGAAATATTAAGAAAAACTGTCATATCTTTTGGCACATTGTTTAATGATATTTCAATTAGTCACAAAAATAACTCAGACAATGTGGTTAGCATTGTTAAAGTTCCCCTTGCGTATGGACCCACGCAAAAATTTTTAGCGAGACTTGAGCAATCACCAGATTTAAATAGATCTGTTCAAATGACACTACCAAGAATGTCATTTGAATTTATTGGTTTGAGTTATGATGCATCAAGAAAAGTAACTTCAACTCAAACATTCGTAACTTCATCTTCAACAAATTCATCAGAAGAAAAAAAGGCATATATGCCCGTTCCATATAATATGGAATTTGAACTTAGTATAATGTCAAAACTGAATGATGATATGCTTCAAATATTGGAACAAATTTTACCTTACTTTCAACCATCATATAATTTATCAGTAAATTTAGTTGAAGAGATATCTGAAAAGAGAGATATTCCGATTATCCTTGATAGCATAACAATGAATGACGATTATGAAGGAGACTTCAGTACAAGAAGGGCATTAATATATACTTTAAGATTTACTGCAAAAATTTATCTGTTTGGTCCAGTATCTTCTGTTACAAAAGATATTATTAAAAAAGTTAATATTGGTTATGTTGCAGGTTCTTCGGATGCAAGAAGTCTTAAGACAAGAGAAAGAGATACTTCTTATTCGGTAGAACCAAGAGCAACAAAGAGTTATTCTGGAAATGTAGTCACAACACTTTCAGAAGACATAGATTCCCAAACAAAAACTTTCGAACTTGCAGATTCAACATCAATAACTAAAGGATCTTATATTGTAATTGGCAATGAAGAAATGAAAATAATATCAAAAACTTCTAACAAAATTACTGTAGAAAGAGGTGCTGATGGAACTACAATTTCTAACCATGTTCTTGGATCAGATGTAAAATTAATAACAGATTCTGACAATGCTCAAATTGAAGTTGGTGATGATTTTGGATTTAGTGGTGGATTTGTATGATTATGACAAAAAAATATGAGAAGTTGAATGAAGAATTTAATACTGAAGGTTTTGATGAAGAAGATACTTCAATAATTCCAGAAGTAGTAGAGGCTAATCAACAAGATAATAAAAAAACCGACTTAAAAAAAGATTACGAATATACTAGGGCAAATTTATATTCTATTATAGAAAAAGGTCAAGAAGCAATTAATGGTATATTGGAACTGGCACAGGAAACTGAATTGCCTAGGGCATATGAGGTTGCTGGCCAACTTATAAAGAACGTTTCCGATGCAACAGAAAAATTAATAGATGTACAGAAAAAATTAAAAGATATTGAGGAGACTAAAGAATCAAAAGGTCCAACAAATGTAACAAATGCACTTTTTGTTGGATCTACCGCAGAGTTGGCAAAATTGATTAAACAACAAGATGAATCCCAAAAAGATAAATAAAAGAAGAATATTATATAAAAATGCCCAACAAATCTGGTGACAGTTCATTACACGATTGGTTTACTAAAAGCAAGTCTTCTGATGGTAAACCTGGTTGGGTTCAACTTGGTGGCAAGTATGCAGGTAAACCTTGTGCAAAGCAACCAGGTCAAACATCAAAACCAAAATGCGGGTCTTCTAAAATGAAAAGAGATCTTGATGATGGGGAAGAGCAAAGAGCATTTGAACGAAAAAACCGTCAAGATCCAAATCCAGATAGAAGAGGGAAGGCAAAGAACGTGGCTACAGAAGAAAAACAAACTATTAGATATTGTCCAAAGTGTAAGAAGAATGAGACTAGATCTGAATGTGCATTTGGACCAAAATATTGGGACGATTACTCCAAACCAGCAATAGAAGAGGCTGCTGGAGAAAAGGATGCCTGCTACAAAAAGGTAAAAAGTAGATATAAAGTTTGGCCTTCCGCATATGCTTCTGGAGCATTGGTTAAGTGTCGCAAAAAAGGAGCAGCAAATTGGGGAAATAAAACTGAGGAGTATCAGTTTTCAAATTGGAGAGAAGATTTTAAGGCAATGGAATATGAGTTCATTGATTTGATTAAACCAGAACCAATTATTTCCGAAGAGTGTTGCAAAAAATGTGGAAAGGATCCTTGTGAGTGTAAAACAAAGAAATTTTATGGTGGAAGTGGAGCAAAACCAGGTCCAGACAAAAATTATGTAAAACCTATGGGTGATCTTGAGGAGGCGACTAGACTTCCAACAAAAACTGGAAACATAATAGTTGCAATGGTCATTTGGAGAGGTAAGACATATACATTACAAATGTTCTTCCCATCAGGAAAGAGACCCACAAGAACAGAAGTTCAAGATCAAGTAAGAAAAGTGTATCCAGATTCTAGACTTACTTACTTCAATATCAGAGATTATGATCCTGGTCAACCACTTCTTCAAGTTGAAGACTGGCAGAAAGTTAATAAGTCGGATAAAACTGATGGAATGAGTCCTGCCGCAGTCAAAGCATATCGCAGAGAGAATCCAGGTTCTAAACTTAAGACTGCCGTAACTGGCGATCCAAAACCAGGAAGCAAGGATGCCAAGCGTCGTAAATCATTCTGCGCACGCTCTAAGGGTCAGCAAGACATGCATAACATTGATTGCTCATCCACACCAGATAAACCAGTTTGTAAAGCCCGTCGTCGCTGGAAGTGCTAGTATGAAAAGTTTTAAAGAGTTTTTATCAGAATCAGTAACTATTTCTGGGGACTTTAACGGAAATCTTTACATCAACTCCCAACCAGAACAACAACAAGTTGGCGAAAGTTACATTGCAGATGTAATGTGGCAAGGAAGTTTATACCGACTTGAGATGGTAACTAAGTCTGGTTTACCATCAAAGCAAGAACTTGGAGAACAACTCCAAGGTGAATATCCTGGAGTTGTTGTGCATCAAATTTATCCGATACAGGAAAAGAATTTTAATATCAAAAATGCAAAAAGGTATCACCCATCAAAATTAGAGTGGATTGATTGATTATGGCACAATGGAATAAAAATAATCAAGACTATCTAAATCAAGAAAGAAGTCTTTTTGAAGTTTATATGTGTGCCGATAGATACGGCAATATTGATGGGTGCCATGGAACTGCAAGTGGAAGTAGTGCTTTTGGAGAAAACGTTTCTGTCCCTATTACTCCTGTATTTCAACTTGATGGTCTTTATGGATTAAATTCGGATAGGTTTGAAACATATTCATTTGGAACTGGGGCAACAACTTCCAATACCTTAATGGAGGCATCAACAGGAACTGGTGCTTATGGATATGGTGTTATACGTTCTAAAAGGTCGGTAAGATACCGTCCAGGACAAGGTGCTCTGGCAAGATTTACAGCACAATTTTCTGGGAGTGTAGAAGGATACACTCAAAGAGCAGGATTCTTTGCGCAGGAACAAGCACTTCAAGTTGGTTTTAATACCAATGGAAGATTTGGTATTCTTCGCGAGAATGGTGGTAAAGCACATATTCATAGATTTTCTATTACAACGCCAACAAGTGGAACAGAAAATATAACCATAACTTTGGCCGGAGTTGCGACTACAGTTACTATTGGATCTGGAACAGCGACACAGAATGCAACTGGTATTGGCACCAACACTTTTCCTGGTTGGATTACTGATTATAGCAATGGATTTATTGATTTTCTATCTACAAGTGTAGGTCCAAAGGCAGGAACATTTTCTATTGTAAGTAATGGAGATTTTGTAGCAACCTCCACAACTGCACAGTCGGGAGTAAATCATACTAGTAATTGGACATATCAAGAAGATTGGAATTTTGATACTCTTACTGGTGTTGGTGGAACTACAAATCCATCGGGAGTTACATTAGATCCAACTAAACTGAATGTATATCAAATCAATTTCCGTTGGTTGGGTGTTGGTGAAATGAGATTTGCAGTTGAAAATCCAGATACTGGTGATATGATGCCCATTCACCACATTCATTATTCAAATAGAAACAACACAGTTCATTTGGATAATCCATCACTTAAAATTGGTTATGTTGCTGCTAATTTGGATGGAAATTCTGGTGTTGGTGTAACCGTTTCTGGTGCATCTATGATGGGTGCTATTGAGGGTATAATTAATACCACAACAAATCCACTTGCAGCTTTCAGAACCAAAAGCGGTGGAATGAATGCTACTGGAACAAAATTCCATCTTCTTACAATCAAAGGTGGTATGATAGTTAACGATAAAATTAATACAAGAGAACTTATAATAAAAAAAATTAGTGCTCTAACAACAGCATCCTCATCGGCACCATGCTTTATCTACTTATATCTTGACCCAATAACTGCTGGTCCTTTAGATTTTACACCTCTCGGAAACGCATCTTCATACTCAAGAACAGATACAACAATTACTGCTGGAGACCCAATAGCAGTATTTTGTGTCACATCTGGTGCGCCTGAAACAATTGATCTTGATGCATTAAGAATTGTTCTGCCACCCCAAAGAAGATTAACGATGGCAGTTTCATCAGAATCCGTTTTACAAAAAGCAGATTGTGCAATAACATTTATTGAGGACTAATTTTTCATGAGTGAAGTATATCTTGGCAATCCTTTATTAAAAAAGGCAAATACTCAGATTGAGTTTACACAAGAACAAATTTTAGAATTTATGAGGTGTAAAGATGATCCTGTTTATTTTGCCAACAATTATATAAAAATTGTTTCTCTTGACGAAGGATTAACACAATTTAAACCCTACGATTTCCAAGAGAAATTAATTAATAGATTCCACGAAAATAGATTTAATATTTGTAAGATGCCTAGGCAGACTGGAAAGTCTACAACTGTGGTATCTTATCTTCTTCATTATCTTATTTTTAATGATAGTGTAAACATTGGCATTCTGGCAAACAAAGCAGCAACTGCAAGAGAACTTCTTGGAAGACTTGCCACTGCTTATGAGAACTTGCCTAAATGGATGCAACAGGGTATTATAGCCTGGAACAGAGGTAACATCGAGTTAGAAAATGGATCAAAGATACTGGCTGCTTCTACGTCTGCAAGTGCTGTCCGAGGCATGTCATTCAATATCCTCTTTCTCGATGAGTTTGCTTTCGTTCCGAACCATATCGCAGATTCCTTCTTTGCATCTGTTTATCCTACTATTACTTCTGGTAAAAGCACAAAAGTCATAATGGTTTCAACCCCTCACGGGATGAATCATTTTTATAGGTATTGGCACGATTCTGAGAGGGGAAAGAATGAATATGTTCCCACAGATGTTCACTGGTCGGAAGTTCCAGGAAGAGACTCTGCATGGAAAGCACAAACTATTGCAAACACATCAGAACAGCAGTTTAAAGTTGAGTTTGAGTGTGAGTTCCTAGGCTCTGTTGATACTTTGATTGCACCATCAAAGTTAAAATCTCTTGTTTTTAGTGACCCAATAAAAAGAAATGCTGGACTAGATGTATACGAAAATCCAAAAGAAAATCACGACTATGTTGTAACTGTTGACGTTGCTAGGGGAGTTAGTGAGGACTACTCGGCATTTGTTGTTATTGATATTACAGAGTTTCCTCATAGATTGGTGGCAAAATATAGGAACAATGAAATTAAACCTATGATGTTCCCAAATATAATATATGAATTAGCAAAAAGTTATAATGGGGCATATATTCTTTGCGAAGTTAATGATATTGGAGATCAGGTAGCATCATTGCTTCACTATGACTTGGAGTATCAAAATGTTTTGATGTGCTCTATGAGAGGAAGAGCAGGTCAAATTGTAGGTCAAGGTTTTTCTGGAAAGAAAACACAACTTGGAGTTAAAATGTCCAAGACCGTTAAGAAGGTTGGAGCACTTAACTTAAAGACAATTATTGAAGAAGATAAACTCATATTTAATGACTATGAGATTATTTCTGAACTTACTACTTTTATTTCAAAGCATAATTCTTTTGAGGCAGAAGATGGGTGCAATGATGACCTTGCGATGTGCTTAGTGATATATGCTTGGTTAGTTGCTCAGGATTATTTCAAGGAACTTACTGACCAAGATATTAGAAAAAGATTATATGAAGAGCAAAAAAACCAGATAGAGCAAGATATGTCACCTTTTGGTTTTATTGTTGATGGATTGAATGGTGAAGAAACTTTTGTTGATGATAGTGGAGATAGGTGGTTTACTGATGAATATGGAGATATGTCTTATATGTGGGACTATCAATAATGGAATTAGATAAGCAAATAAGGCTTGGTCATCTTTTATTAAGTGATAGAAAGTGTAAGAAGTGTGGGATGATTAAAAATTTAGTAGATGATTTTTATCGGACAAGAAAGTATAAAGGACCCGTTCCTTCCTCATATTCATATGAATGTAAAGAGTGTACAAAGAAAAGAATTTTAAATACTACAAAAAAGGATATTGGATTTTGGCAATATCCAGATTGGTAGACATTCACCACCAGTTTCCCCCCACGTAAAGTAACTTTTTAATAAATATTTTTTAGATAAACTGAGAATCACGGAGAAAAAAATGGCGACTCCTCAATTATCTCCAGGCACACTTGTCCGAGAAGTTGATTTAACCGTAGGAAGAGCTGAAAATGTTCTTGACAACATTGGATGTATTGCAGGACCATTCCAAATCGGACCTGTAGAGGAAGTTGTAGAGATTGCAACCGAACAAGAACTTGTAAAAACCTTCGGAAAACCAATTTCTACAGAATCCCAATATGAGTATTGGTTATCTGCAGCATCATATCTTTCTTATGGTGGCATTTTAAAGGTTGTTAGAACTGATTCAGATAGTCTGAAGAACTCTAGAACTGGATACAGTTCTGATGCTACAGTAGATATTAAAAATCGTGATGATTATGATAATCAAGAAACTGGAAACTATCACTATGCAGCAAAAACTCCAGGAACTTGGGCGAATGGATTAAAAGTTTGTGTCGTTGATGATAAAGCAGATCAAATCATAACAGTAGGCGCTGGAGCAACATTATTCTCCAGAATTCAAGTTGGATATGGAATTACAGTTCCCTTTAGCAATCTTGTTGTACCTGGAGCTGGATCAACTAGTATCGTATCTGGTGCACTTAAAGGAATTATTACTGGTATTAATACTGAAACATACACCCTTGACGTAAAGATTACAAATAGAACTACTGATAGTGGAGTTACATATGATGCCATTCAATATGCTGAAGGAAGTGCATATACTTCATTTGTAAATGGTTCGGTTGATATTGGAATTTCTAGCACTGCAGGACCAGTTAATATTGGAATTGCTAGCACTACAATTACTGCAGTTGATTGGTACGATCAACAAACATTAGGACTTACAAATTCTACAGTATTTTGGAAGTCTATCGCACCAAAACCAGTAACTTCTCAGTATGGACTTGGAAGAAGTTCAAAAAATGACGCATTAAATATTGTAATTGTTGATGATAATGGTTCTATTTCAGGTGTTCAAGGAAATATTCTTGAAAAGCATATTGGAATCTCCAAAGCAAAAGATGCAATTTCTGGAGTAAGTTCGCCACAAAGAATTTATTATAGAGATTATCTTGCAAATGTTTCAAATTACATTTATGCAGGAAATACATATTATACAAGCACGGATACAACAAACAATATCACTCCTGTAGCAACTGGATTCACTACTTCAACAACATTTGCACCAGTTTCTACTACGAATGGTGGTTGGAATCAAAATGCTCAAGGAGCAACATTTAGTGCAATTGGTGCTCAAACTTTTGTTCTTTCGGATGGTGTGGATGATTATAAATCCAATCTTGGGAAACTGAGTCTTGCTTATGATTTATTCACAAATGAAGATGAGGTTGATGTTGATTTCTTAATTGCAGGTCCATCATTAAGTAACATAGAAGATACTCAAGCACTCGCAAATAAATTAATCACTACCGCAGAATCCCGTAAAGATTGCCTTGCAGTCATTTCGCCATATAGATCAGATGTTGTAAACGTTTCAAATAAAGAAACTCAGACAAATAACATAATTAAGTTCTTCTCACCACTCCAATCTTCATCATATGCAATATTTGATAGTGGTTACAAGTATACATTTGACAAATACAATAATACTTTTAGGTATGTTCCTTGTAGTGCAGATGTTGCAGGTCTAATGGCAAGAACAAGTTTAACTTCTTTCCCCTGGTTCTCTCCTGCAGGACAGCAAAGAGGTATATTGAATAATGCGGTAAAACTTGCATATACTCCAACAAAATCCCAAAGAGATTCTCTTTATAAGGCAAGAGTAAATTCAATAATTAATCAACCAGGTGCTGGAATATTACTGTTTGGCGATAAAACTGCCCTTTCATATCCATCTGCATTTGATAGAATCAATGTTCGCAGATTGTTCTTGACTGTTGAGCAGGCACTTAAGTCAGCAGGAGAAGCTCAATTGTTTGAATTGAATAACCAAACAACAAGAGCAAACTTCACAAACATTGTTGAACCATACTTGAGAGATGTTCAATCTAAGCAAGGTGTATTTGATTTCTTAGTCATTTGTGATGAAACCAATAACACTTCAGATGTTATCGACAATAATGAATTTAGAGCGGACATTTTTCTGAAGCCAACAAGATCAATCAACTACATCACATTAACCTTTGTTGCTACTAGAACTGGGATTTCTTTTGAAGAAGTAGCAGGTAGAATTTGATTTTTTATTAATTAACAAATAAGGAGGTTTTAAAAATGTCTACTCTCAGAACAATTTCAGGATTTAAAGAAAGACTCGCAGGTGGTGGTGCAAGACCTAATCTGTTTGAAGTGGAGTTGGGGTCTTTCCCCGCACCACTTCAGTCCCTTTGGGGAACGGGTGCTGGGCAAGAGTCAGAAACTTTTAAGTTTCTTTGCAAGGCTGCAGCACTTCCCGCATCGAATATTTCGCCAATTGAAGTTCCCTTTAGAGGAAGAACTTTAAAGGTAGCTGGTGATAGAACAATCGATGCTTGGACAGTGACAATCATTAATGATGAAGATTTCAAACTTAGAACAGCCTTTGAACTCTGGATGAATTCTATCAGTAAGTTATCAAACAATACTGGTGCAACAAATCCAGCATCATATATGTCAGATGCTCTTGTGCATCAACTTGGTAGAGGTGCGGGGCAGTTGTTCTCTACAAATAATTCCAATTTGGATAATGGTTCGGCAATACTTCCACTAAGAACTTACAAGTTCTATGACATTTTCCCAACCAATGTTTCTCAGATTGATCTTTCATATGATAGTGGAGATACTATTGAAGAATATACAGTTGAATTCCAAGTTCAATGGTGGACTGCAGGAGAAGGATCTGGTTCTAGAGATCAAACAAGTACTGAGATTTCTTAATAGTAATAAATAGTACTTAGATAAAGTACGCTAGAAATACATAATGTCAAAATTATTTGGATTTTCAATAGAAAATAACCAAAAACCCACTAAGAGTACAGTCTCCCCCATTCCTCAAACCAATGATGATGGGGTTGACCACTATCTCTCTAGTGGTTTTTTTGGTTCTTATGTTGACCTTGAAGGAGTATATAAAAGCGAATTTGACCTAATTAGAAGATATCGAGAAATGGCACTTCATCCTGAGTGTGATAGTGCCATTGAGGATATTGTTAATGAAGCTATAGTATCTGATGTTGATGATAGTCCGATACAAATAGAATTATCAAATTTAAATGCAAGTGATGGAATTAAAAATAAAATAAGAGAAGAGTTCAAATATATTTTGGAACTTTTAGATTTTGATAGAAAATCTCACGAAATTTATAGGAATTGGTATATTGATGGTAGAATTTATTATCACAAAGTAATAGATCTCAAAAATCCCCAAGAAGGATTGCAGGAATTGAGATATATTGATTCAATGAAAATGAGATATGTTAGGCAAGAAAAAAAGAATGATGATAGAGTAAACATAAGAATGCCCAATTTGAGGGACAGTGATCCAATGGATTATAATTTTCCCGAAATAGAAGAGTATTTTATGTATACTCCAAAGTTGAATAATCAATCCATGATAAATTCATCTAAAGGCATAAAAATGTCTAAAGATTCTATTGCATATTGCACATCTGGTTTGGTTGATAGGAATAAAGGATTGACTTTATCATATCTACACAAAGCAATTAAGTCACTCAATCAACTGAGAATGATTGAGGATTCTCTGGTAATTTACAGATTGTCAAGAGCACCAGAACGTCGTATTTTCTACATTGATGTTGGCAATCTTCCAAAGGTAAAGGCAGAGCAATATCTTCGTGATGTTATGATGCGTTATCGCAACAAACTTGTATACGATGCAAGCACGGGAGAAATCCGTGACGATAAAAAGTATATGAGTATGCTTGAAGATTTCTGGCTTCCAAGAAGAGAAGGTGGTAGAGGAACTGAAATCTCTACACTTCCCGGTGGTCAAAACCTTGGTGAGATTACTGATATTGAATATTTCAAGAAGAAGTTATATCGTTCACTGAATGTTCCACCGTCAAGAATGGATGGAGAAGGTGGATTTAATCTTGGCCGTTCTTCTGAAATTCTAAGAGACGAACTCAAATTTACTAAGTTTGTCGGTCGTCTGAGGAAGAGATTCTCACATATGTTTAATGATATGTTGAGAACTCAACTTCTTCTTAAGAATATCATCACTCCAGAAGATTGGGAGAAAATGGAAGAGCATATTCAGTATGACTTCCTTTATGATAATCATTTCTCAGAGCTTAAAGAAGCGGAATTGATGAATGAAAGATTGACTTTAGTCCAAACAGCAGAACCTTATGTTGGAAAATACTTTTCTCAAGACTATTTACGAAGGAAGGTGCTCAGACAAACAGATAAAGAAATTATTGAGCAGGATGAATTGATTAAAAAAGAAATTAAAGATGGTATAATACCAGATCCATCAATTCCAGTAGATCCAGAAACTGGAATTCCTGCAGATCAAAATGTGCAAATGGACTTGGGAGCACCGATTATGGAACCAGATTTAAATAAATCTTCTAAAGTTGTAGAACCACCAGAAGGCGGAGAGATATAAATATTACTTAGTTAATTTTTATTTAAAAAAATGGATGAATTAATGGACATGATTATGGACAACTCTTCGATTTCCGATATCAGCGATAGAGTAAAAGAAATTCTATACTCAAAATCAGCCGAAAAAATTGAAGTCAAAAGACCAGAAGTTGCATCTTCCATGTTTGATTATTCTTCAGGGAATCAGTAGTTAATAAATAACTAATAAACAATATTAGAAATGGCTAAGACTAAAATTATTGAAACTGAAGTTGCAACAGCAACTGTTGCTGGTTCATCTACGAGCATATCAAGTGCTACTGTAGTTAGACTTCACAACGATACTTCAGGTATAGCAACAGTCGGACTTTCTACAAGTGTTGGAGCTGCAACAACAACATATTTTACAATGCCAGCAAACACTGTAGAATTTTTGGAAAAAAACGGTTCTGATGTCATTTGGACAAGTCCCTCGATTAAGGCATCAAAAGTAGGGTATACTGGATGAGTTAAATTAAACCAATATAAGATAAGTAGAATAATTACTACAAATTCTCAACAACCTTAAAAAACTATCATTGATAATATTTCTATTAATATTACAAATACCCTTGCCATTGACGGTCGTTTCTTCTCAACCAATTTCTATTGCAGTAAGTACCTTTTAAAATATAGAAAGTTACTTTAAATAATAAATAAAGTTAAAGAACTAATAAAAAGATGAAACTTATTAGAGAGGAAATCGAAAAGGTAGAGGTTATTACCGAAGGTGTCGGTAAAGAGGCAAAACTCTATATTACCGGACCTTTCCTTCAGGCAGAGTGTGTAAACAGAAATGGACGTATGTATCCTATGTCCATTATGGAAAAGGAAGTAAGAAGATATACTGAGCAATATGTCAATAAGGGTCGTGCTCTTGGAGAACTCGGACACCCCGATGGTCCAACAGTAAACCTGGACAGAGTTTCTCATAAGATTGTTGCACTTGAGCAGAAGGGTAACAACTTTATCGGAAAGGCACAGATTCTTTCAACCCCAATGGGTAAGATTGCAGAATCACTTTTAAAAGAAGGTGTTTGTCTCGGCGTTTCTTCTCGCGGTATTGGTTCATTAAGACCAACCAAAGAAGGTTATAGTCAAGTTGGTGAAGATTTTATGTTAGCAACTGCTGCTGATATTGTTGCCGATCCATCTGCACCTGATGCATTTGTTCAGGGAATTATGGAGGGTAAAGAGTGGGTATGGGAAGGAGGTATTCTTCGTGAAAAGTTTGCAGCACAAACTCAAAGAAGAATTAATACCTTAGTTGATCAAAAACGCTTGGAGGAACACAAGTTAGACTTGTTTAATGAGTTTCTTTCAAATTTATAAATTGATAAATAAATATAGATTTAATACAGGTAAATCGGAGAGTTCAAATGTCTCGTGGTACAGAATTACAAGAAATGGAAGTAGGCACTAAGCAATCCCAAACCGCTGTTAACTCTGGTGCAAAAGCAGCAGATTCAATGTCATCAGCAGGTTCAAATGCTTCCAATGTTTCTACTCCAGGTCAAACTGGTAGTTGGGAAGATCTTGGCGGTCCAACTCCAGAAAGTTATAAAGTTGATGATGATTCGGCAAAATTCAAGGAACCAACACTTGCAACAGTTAAAGATGTTGTAAATAGAGGTGCTAAGCCTGCCGAAGGAATGCAAAAAATGAAAGAGGAGGAAGAAATTGAAGGTGAAGAAGTAATTTCTGAAGAAGAAGTAGAAGATACGCAAGAAGTTTTTGAGGAAGAAGAAGTTACTTCCCAAGAGCAAGAAGTAGTTCAAGAGTATAGCATTGATGAGGATGTTGAAGCTCTTGTAGCAGGTGAGGAACTTTCCGAAGAGTTTAAGGAAAAGGCAAAGACTATTTTTGAGGCAGCAATCAATTCGAAAGTTGCACAAATTGAAGAGTCTCTGCAAAAAGTTTATGCAACTGCACTTGAAGAAGAAGTTGCAGAAATCAAAGAATCACTCACAGAGCGTGTTGATTCTTATCTTGAGTATGTTTCTGACGAGTGGATGACTGAAAATGCACTCGCAATTGAGCATGGTCTTAAGACTGAAATGACCGAGACCTTCATTGCTGGTATGAAGGGACTTTTTGAAGAACATTATGTATCAATTCCTGAAGATAAATATGATGTGCTTGAGAGCATGGTAGAAAAACTTGATGATATGGAGACAAAACTCAACGAGCAAATTGAGAAAAATATTTTCCTTAACAAGCGTCTCTCCGAGTCGGTTGCAGAAGGAATCTTAGATCAAGTTTCTGAGGGACTTGCGTCTACTCAGAAAGAGAAGCTCGCTTCACTTGCCGAAAGTGTTGAGTTTGAAAGTGAGGCACAATATCGTGAAAAGGTGGAGATGCTGAAGGAATCATATTTCACTTCAAAGTCAGTTACTCCAACAAAAACTAAATCAGAAACTTTATCTGAAGGTGTAGATCATTCTCCTGAAATTGTTTCAGGTTCAATGTCGGCATATGTTGACATGATTGCAAGAATGTCTAAGTGATATTCAGTTTTTGATTAAGTAAACAATTGAATTTAATATAATTCAAACCCCAAAATAAACACTTACTAAAGGTATAAAGCAAATGTTCCATTCAGAGCATCTGCAGGAAAAGTGGGCACCTCTCCTCAATCATGAGGGTCTTGATTCAATCAAAGATTCGCATAAGAGAGCTGTAACCGCAGTCCTGCTCGAAAACCAAGAAAAATTTTTAAGAGAGCAAAATGCTTTCGCAACATCAGGTTCATTCCTGACTGAGGCACCAACCAATGTCGGCAACGCTGCTGGCGCTCAAGGAGGTTTTGGTGCTGATGCTGCTGCTGCAGGTCCAGTTGCAGGTTTTGATCCCGTTCTGATTTCGTTGATCAGACGTTCAATGCCTAACCTGGTTGCATATGACATCGCAGGCGTTCAACCAATGACAGGTCCTACTGGACTTATCTTTGCAATGCGTGCACGTTATGGTAGTCAGTCTGGAAACGAAGCCCTGTTCGATGAAGCAGATCAGCGTTTCTCTGCGCAGAATGCTGCCAACACCCTGACCCAAGATGGTTATGCAAACGGAGTTGGTATTGGTACTACTGCCGCACTGACTCTTCAAGAGGCAAATCCATCAGTACTCAACGATAGTCCAGTTGGCAGTTACAAAACTTCTGCTGGTATGGATACCGGCGATTCAGAAGCACTTGGCGATGCTACCAACAATCAGTTTAACCAAATGGCTTTCTCAATCGAGAAAGTTACGGTTACTGCACGTTCAAGAGCACTGAAGGCCGAGTATTCACTCGAACTCGCTCAGGACCTGAAGGCAATTCACGGTCTGAACGCAGAAGCAGAACTCGCCAACATTCTGTCATCTGAGATTCTTGCTGAAATCAACCGCGAAGTTATCCGCAGCGTATACATCACTGCAGAAGCTGGTGCTCAAGTAAATACAGCAACCGCAGGTGTATTCGACCTCGACGTTGACTCCAACGGTCGTTGGTCAGTTGAGAAGTTCAAGGGTCTTCTGTTCCAAATCGAGCGCGATGCTAACCAGATTGCACAGCGTACTCGTAGAGGAAAGGGTAACATCATCCTTTGTTCTGCTGATGTTGCTTCTGCACTCACCATGGCTGGTGTACTCGATTACACCCCAGCACTCAACGCTAACCTGAACGTTGATGACACTGGCAACACCTTTGCTGGTGTTCTGCAAGGTAAGTATCGTGTTTATATCGATCCTTATGCTGCAAATAACGCTGCCAACCAATACTACGTTGTTGGTTATAAGGGTTCATCACCTTATGACGCAGGTATGTTCTATTGCCCATACGTTCCTCTCCAGATGGTTCGTTCAGTTGGTGAGGACACCTTCCAACCCAAGATTGGATTTAAGACCCGTTATGGTCTTGTCGCAAATCCATTCGCAGAAGGTGCTGTTCAGGACGGTCAAGGTCTTGGCAGACTGCAGTCAAACAGCAACCGTTATTACAGAAGAGTTCAAGTCAGAAATCTCATGTGATATTGGTTCACGCCATAACATTTTAAGAGGGTTCTTCGGAACCCTCTTTTTTTATCTAAATAATTAAAAAAATGGCATTATCGAATATCAATAATAGTCAGATAGCAAATAGAAATTTTCTATCTCCAACTGGTTTTGAATTTACTTTAAATAGAGCACCCAAAGTTTCTTTTTTTAGCAACTCTGCAAATATTCCAGGACTTACTCTTGGTGGTGCAATTCAACCAACTTATTTGAAAGATATTGATGTTCCTGGAGATAAAATTCAATTTGATGATTTTAATTTGAGATTTATTGTAGATGAAGATTTAAAAAACTATCTAGAAGTTCAAAACTGGATACGTGGATTGGGATATCCAGACTCTCTCAAAGAAATATATAATTTACAAAGACAACCAGGAAGAGTTGAACTTAAAGATTCTAACTCTCAAGACATATATTCCGATGGAACTTTGACAATATTAAATAGCAACTTCCAACCAAATTTTAAAGTGATGTTTAAAGATCTTTGGCCATATTCTTTGACAACATTGGATTTTGATGCTACGGATACGGACATTCAGTACTTTACAGCAGAGGTATCTTTCAAGTATACTATTTACAACATCACTGATTTAAGTGGAAATCTTTTATGACAATTGATCTTGATACTATTCAAAAAATGTGGGAGAAGGATTCTAAGATAGATATGGATAATCTTCATACAGAATCTACAAATATTCCCACACTTCATGCAAAATACTTTGAACTTTATAATACAATCATTCTTCTAAAAAAGAAAGCAGAACAACAAAAAAGAAATATTAGGCACGAAAGATATGAGTACTATTCTGGAAAAGCAGATCCCGATGTTTACATAGAGGATCCATTTCCTAAAAAAATCCGCGACAAAGATACGATGCAAAAATATCTTGATGCTGATGAAAAGTTATCTACGGTTAATTTGAAACTTGATTACTATGAAACTATGCTTGTCTATCTCGAAAGCATTCTGAAAGTGATACAAAACAGAACATATCAAATCAAGAATGCAATTGAGTTTATGAGATTTAGTTCTGGCCTAGGGTAAATAAATACCTTCAGATGAATGGATTCATGTGATTGACACTACAGCAAATCTTGTAATATCAAAATCCAACGAAGTATTTTTGAAGATTAACACAGAGCCTCATATTGAATATGAACTTAGAGATCATTTCAAGTTTGAGGTCCCAAATGCAAAATTCATGCCTCAATATAGGGGTAAGAACTGGAATGGAGAAATTCATTTATATGATATGAGGTCCAAGCAGATCTATGTGGGTCTCTTAGATAAGATTGTATCTTTTTGTAAGCAATATGGATACACTTATAAGTTTGAAAATAATAAGTTTTACGGAACTCCATACGAAGAAAATGATAATATTTCATATGAAGGAGTAAATGATTATATGAACTCTATTTGTACTCACTCTCCAAGAAAATATCAAGTTGAGGGAGTATATGATGCATTAAGGCATAACAGAAAACTATTGATAAGTCCCACTGCATCAGGCAAATCACTGATGATTTATTCCCTAGTAAGATACTATGTAGATAAAGGACAAAAAATTCTTCTAGTTGTTCCAACGACATCTCTTGTAGAGCAGATGTATAAGGATTTTCTTGACTATGGTTGGAATGCAGATTCATATTGTCACAGGATTTATTCGGGAAGAGAGAAGACAAATGATGCTCCAGTTACAATTACAACATGGCAATCTGTTTATAAGTTAGAAAGATCTTTCTTCGAAGATTATGGTGTAATTATAGGTGATGAGGCACATTTATTCAAGAGCAAATCATTAGTTCAGATTATGACTAAGTTGCATCATGCAAAATATAGATTTGGATTTACAGGAACTCTTGATGGAACACAAACACATAAGTGGGTTCTTGAAGGATTATTTGGTCCCTCATATAAGGTGACTAGAACTGACGAATTAATGAAGCAAGGTCACTTGTCTCAACTTGATATTCAATGTGTAGTTCTAAAGCACGATCCTCAAAATTTTGAAAAATATGAAGATGAGATTCAATACTTAATTGGTCATGATCAAAGAAATAAATTTATAACAAATCTTGCATTGGACCTGAAAGGCAATACTTTGGTTTTGTTCAGTAGAGTAGAAGCTCATGGGCAGATATTATATGACAGAATAAATAATAACAAACAGGGAGATCGAAAGATTTTCTTTGTTCATGGTGGTGTTGATACTGAGGAAAGAGAATTAGTCAGAGAAATCACAGAGAGAGAAAACAATGCAATTATTGTTGCTTCTTATGGCACTTTTAGCACTGGCATCAATATTAAAAATTTGCATAATGTAATCTTTGCTTCACCAAGTAAATCAAGAGTTAGAAATTTACAATCAATTGGAAGAATTCTAAGGAAAGGAAAAAATAAAACAAAAGCCGTACTTTACGATATTGCTGATGATTGTACATTTAAATCAAGAAAAAATTACACATTAAATCATTTTATAGAAAGAATCAAAATATACAATGAAGAAAACTTTAATTATGAAATAGTCACAGTTAAAATAAAATAAACAATGACGGAAGAAGACTTTTATGCAACAATAAAATTTAAGAATGGAGAAGAGATTTTCTGTAAGGTAGTTGTAACCGAAGAAACTTCAGACAGAACTCTTCTATTAGTATCTAATGCAATTATTGTTGAAGAAATAAAAAAACAAAATGAAGTTGTTGGTTACAAATTAGAACCTTGGTTAAAAACAACAACAGAAGATTTATTTGTCATCAATTCTGATGATGTATTAACAATGTCAGAATCCTATGATGTCGAAATGATTATGATGCATCAAGATTTTATCAATCAATTAAGGTCTAATGGAAATAATCAATTAGAAATAGATCGTAAAATGGGATACATCTCTTCTGTTAATGAAGCAAAGATACTACTAGAAAAGATATTTAAAGAGAGCTAATTAAGTAGCTAAGTCTTATCCATCAACCCTAACAAAGGTATTCTACAGACAATTTGTTATCTTGTCAACTATATGGATAAATGTTATAATATCTACATAGTAATGATGAAAACTTATGATAACCACAAACGTCATGGCCAAAAGAAAAAGGTCAGAGCACTATGTAAATAACAAAGAGTTTCTTGCTGCTCTAATTAAATATCGTGAGGATATTGAAATCACCTTCATTCAGAAGTATGGTAGAGAGATTACTGATGAGGATAGAAAGACAACATGGGACACAAAACCACCTATTCCTCGCTACATTGGTGAGTGTTTCCTGAAGATTGCCAACCATCTTTCATTTAAACCAAACTTCGTGAACTATATGTTCAAGGAAGATATGATTAGTGATGGCATTGAAAATTGTGTTCAGTATATTCACAATTTCAATCCAGAGAAGTCTCAAAATCCTTTTGCATACTTTACTCAAATTATTCATTATGCTTTTCTCCGTAGGATTCAAAGAGAGAAGCGTCAGTTAGAAATCAAGAACAAGATTATTGAACGCTCTGGATACTCTGAAGTATTTGATGAGAACAAGCTTGACGGAGACAACTATTCCGACTACAATAGTATTAAGGATGCAGTTCACTCCAAACTTCGTTATTGATGAAAATAGCAATTATTACTGACCAACATTTTGGAGCGAGAAAGAACTCTAAACTCTTTCATGATTATTTCCTAAAGTTCTATGATGAAGTGTTTTTCCCGACGCTGGAACAGTACGGGATTACCACAATCGTAGATATGGGAGATACTTTTGATAGTCGTAAAGGTATTGATTTCTCTGCTCTTGCTTGGGCAAAAAATAACTACTATGATCGTCTTCAAGAAATGGGTGTAGAAGTACATACCATTGTTGGAAATCATACAACATATTATAAGAATACCAATAATGTAAACTCTGTAGATTTGTTGTTGAGAGAATATGATAATGTAAAAGTATATTCTGAAGCAACAGAAGTTAAACTTGACAATCTAAACACACTTTTTATTCCTTGGATTAACTCTGAAAATGAAGAAAACACTTTCAAACTTATTAAAAAGACATCTTGCAAGTGTGCGATGGGGCACCTTGAGCTCGCAGGATTTAGAGTTAACTCTCAAATCGTCATGGAGCATGGTTTGGAGAGCAAACTATTTGAGAAGTTCAGTCATGTCTTCTCGGGACACTATCACACTAGATCGACTAATGGAACAGTCCACTATCTAGGAAATCCATATGAAATTTATTGGACAGATTTAAAAGACAATCGTGGGTTTCATATTTTTGATACTAAAACCTTAGAGCATACTCCTATTAATAATCCTTTCAGAATGTTTTATAACATTTATTATGAGGATACTCCATATCAAACGTTTGACACCACCGAGTATGAGAGTAAAATTGTAAAGGTAATTGTAAGAAAGAAGAGTGACACTAAAAAATTTGAAAAGTTTGTAGATAAACTCTATAAGTCAAATGTTGCAGAACTCAAGATTGTTGAAAATTTTCAATTAGAATCTAATGAAGATTTTGAAGTTCTTGAATCTGAAGATACTCTTTCTATCCTTGATAGATATATTAAGGAGGCCGAAATAGGTCTTGATAAACAACTCATACAGAGTATGATAAAGGAAATCTATCAAGAAGCTTGCGAAATGGTTTAAAATGTTTATTCTAACTATTGATGGAAAGGAAAAGGAAGGTGCTTATTCTGTAAAAAACGAAGATGGTGAAAGAATATTGTATCTATTTTCTGCTGAAGATGATGCAGTGAGATATGCAATGATGTTAGAGGAAAGTGGATTTCCTGAAATGCATATTATAGAAATTGAAGATTCTGTTATCATAAAAACTTGCGAAATTCAAGATTGTAAGTATACTATTATAACCCCAGATGATATTGTGATCCCACCAGATATGGAATATGATTTTATTTAAAAATGTTCGTTGGAAAAACTTTCTGTCAACAGGAAATCAATTTACAGAAATTTGCTTTACTGAAAATTCAAATAATCTGATTATTGGTACAAATGGTGCAGGAAAAAGTACCGTTCTTGATGCACTTACATTTTCTCTTTTTGGAAAGCCTTTTAGAAAAATTAATAAACCACAACTTATCAATACAATAAATGAAAAGGATTGTGTTGTTGAGATTGAATTTTCTATAGGAAACACTGAATGGAAAGTTGTAAGAGGAATTAAACCAAACGTTTTTGAGATTTATAGGGATAATAAACTTTTAGATCAAAAGTCAGCAGCTTTAGACCAACAAAAGTGGTTGGAGCAGAATGTAATCAAAATGAACTATAAGTCTTTTACTCAGATTGTGATTCTGGGTAGCAGCACTTTTGTTCCATTTATGCAACTCTCTGCAGCAAATCGTAGAGAAGTAATTGAAGATCTCCTTGACATCAAGATTTTTTCTTCTATGAATTCAATCATCAAAGATAAGATTCGACTTATAAAGGATGAGATTAAAACCCTTAATCTCAAAAAAGAATCTTTAGATGATAAAGTTGAGATGCAGCAAAACTTTATTGATGAACTTGAGAATCGTGGTAATGCCAATATAAATGCCAATGAAGAAAAGATTGCCAATCTAGACAAAGAAATTGGCGATTATGTTGATGCTAATGATATTATAGAATCTCATTTGGTACAATACACAAAAGAACAAGAGTCTTTGGTTTCTGTTAGTGATAAGTTGAAAAAACTTAATAACATGAAAGGTAAGATTTCTCAAAAGGTATCGACCATTACACAAGAACACAAGTTCTTCAATGAGAATTCGGTATGCCCTACATGTACAAGGTCGATTGAAGAAGAGTTTAGAATAAATAGGATTAAGGACGCTCAAAATAAAGCAAAGGAGTTGCAATCTGGTTACAAAGAGCTGGAAGAGGCAATTAAAGAGGAAGAAGAGCGAGAGCGTCAATTCATTGCTCTATCTAAGGAGATTACAAAATTAACGCATGGCATTTCTCAAAACAACATTAAGATTTCTGGGTGTAGAAGACAGATCCAAAATCTGGAATCTGAAATTCAAAGAATTACCGAACAGTTACAAAACAGAAATTCTGAACATGAGAAGTTAAGTTCCTTTAAAGAAAATCTAAAAACTACATACGAAGAACTAGCCTCTAAAAAAGACAAAATTAACTATTACGACTTTTCGTATAGTCTACTTAAAGACGGTGGAGTTAAATCCAAAATCATTAAGAAGTATCTACCGCTGATAAATCAGCAAGTCAATCGTTATCTGCAAATGATGGACTTTTACATTAACTTCACACTTGATGAGGAATTTAACGAAACCGTCCAGTCACCAATTCATGAAGACTTTTCATATGCTTCCTTTAGTGAGGGTGAAAAAATGAGGATCGATCTTGCACTCCTCTTCACCTGGCGTGAGGTTGCAAGAATGAAGAACTCAGTAAATACAAATCTTCTTATCATGGATGAAGTTTTTGATAGTTCTCTTGATGGTTTTGGAACAGAAGAGTTTCTTAAGATTATTCGTTATGTAATCAAAGATGCAAATGTTTTTGTTATCTCTCACAAAGTTGGTTTGGAGGACAAATTTGAAAGTGTCATAAAGTTTGAAAAAGTCAAAGGTTTTTCCCGTATGGTGGCCTAAACCACCTAAGAACAATGCAAGTACCAAACTGGAAGCATCATTCCAAGAAAGAACAGAAACGAAAACTTAAACCCCAAGCACTGAGGCAAGCAAAGGCAAGACTCAAGGCATTCAAGAAAAAGCACTCCGAAAGGGGTGCTTCTTTTATAGGTATAAACTAGTAGGCATAAATTTTTATTAAGATTTTGTTATAATTTGCATATATAATGGTAGAATGTAGGAGTGAGAAAACAATGATCTGAAATTTCTTTGTTATGAGTTCTTTGTGCGTGGAGGTTATCATGCATAATTTAGTTTCGTATAATCAACTTGCTTATTGGTATAGTAATGGGTCTTATGATAAGGAGAATGAAAATGATTTGATTTCTGAATACTTTGACTGTTTGACTGATTGTGATGAGGATACACAGACGTGTAGGAAGGTATGTAGAAAGATCCTCACAGCGTAACCAGTTTTCAAACCGTCTGAGGGGTGCCCACAAGGCACCCTTTTTTCGTATAATGGCTTCATAAGCAACAGAGAGACCAATGACCGTCAACCACGAAATCAAATCCCAACTCGCCAAACTGCTTGCCACTGAGGATTTGGTGGTGGAGCACAAGAAGGTCTCTACGGCGTCCTTTGACGTGCTGAATAGGGTTCTAACCCTTCCTATGTGGGAACGCGCTTCCAGCACCGTATACGATATGCTGGTGGGGCATGAAGTGGGACATGCACTCTTCACTCCCAGCGATGAATGGGGGTTTGAGATTCCAATGCAGTTTGTCAATGTAGTGGAGGATGCTCGCATTGAGAAACTGATGAAGCGTAAGTATCTTGGTATAGGCAAGTCTTTCTATCGTGGATATAAAGAACTGAACGAGCAAGACTTCTTTAATATTACTGATGAGGATATCTCTAAGTTTAATCTTGCCGACCGTGCCAACCTTTACTTTAAGATTGGTAACTTTGTTGATGTTCGTATTGAGCAAGGTGAAGAGGCAGAAATCATTGATCTAATTGCCAATACTGAAACTTTTGCCGATGTTCTGATTGCTGCTGAGGAACTTTATAAGTATTGTAAGAAAGAACAAGAAGATAAAGAAGAGTCTCCAGCAGAGCAGAATCCTGAGGGAAATACTCAATCGGATGAGGGTTCTCAGTCTTCTGAAAGTCAACCTCAGGGTCAATCTGAAGGTGGAGAACAGTCT